CCATTTTATTTAATTTATAATATATTTCTATAAATGACATTCCTAGTGAATATACATCAAACTTAGATACATAATTTTTAATAAATTTATTTTTAAATTCTTGTTTGTTATTAACACATTTTTCAATAAATACTTCTATTTCATTGGGAATATTTATATATTTTGACATAAATTTAATAAATGATGCTTGATTATAATTATTAAAATTTGTTAATATTGATTTTGTTAATATTTTTGTATTATTTAAAAATATTAAACTTGAATATATTTTAAATTCTGGTGGAAAATAAGGATAAGTATATGAATACACAGAAAAATTTTCAGCATTAACAACGTCACTATATTGAGTTAATAAACCAAAATCAATAATATATAACTTTTTTAATTTATTATTATATAAAATATTCTCCGGTTTAATATCACAATGAAATAATTTATTATTATGTAAAGTTATTAGCCCTTTTAATAAAGGTACTAACATTCTAATAAAATCATCTATTATCATATTTTTTTCATAATCAACATTTTTTAAATCAATACCACCATTATCATATATTAATTGCTCTATATTTATAATATTTTTATTAATATGACTACATTTATTAATATTATCTGTTAATTCAGCTTTTTTTATATTTGTTTGACAACTACCGTAGTATGGAACAGTCCATTCATTATTTGGATCTATTTTTTGTATTATTTTAGATATTTCTTTTTCAAATTCCATATCATTTGTATTTTTAAAAATTTTACCAACAGAATTATTTATATTAATATCATTATTATTACATTTAAGTTTTGGGGAAAAAATACACCCATAACTACCTTGGCCTATAAATGGCATTTCTATTATATAATTAATACAAAAATAAATAACAATTCTTATATAAAAACAATAGAATATTAATATTCGTATATAATTATATGGAAGATTATTCAATTTTATATGACTTATATGATAATTGGTTTAGTAATAAAGATTATTGGTTTTCAAAAAATGAAGAATATGATATATTTGTATCTGATAAATATTTTCAACATATTAATATAGTAGATAATATAGATATAAATAATTCTGATAAAAATTTACTAATTGCTTGTATTATATTGCTTGATCAAATATCTAGACATTATAAAAGAGCATATAGAGAAAATATTAATACAATATTACTTTCAAAAAAAGCTATTAAATTTTCAGATTATTTATTAAATTCACAATATAAATTTTCAATTAATGAATTATGTTTTATTTATTTACCATATAGACATATTAATGATATAAATAAAATAAAATTATGTGTCCAAGTATTTATAGAATTATATAATAATTCAGAAGGTATTGATAAAATAACATGTAAAAAATATATTTATAATACATTAAATAACATTTATAAAAATATAAATGTTAATTCATATACTAATAAAATTCCAGTTAAAAATTTGAATGATATAAATAAAAATATATTAGATGAAAAATGTTTAGTTACTTATTTACAAGAGTATAATAATGAAAGTAGCAATATTTACCAAACAATTTATAAACAATTATTAAATTTAAAAGATAATTCAACATTTATTGTTTCATTATCAGGGGGTGTAGATAGTGTAGTATTATTACATATACTTAATAATATTAGAAAAACAAATAGTAAAATTAAAAATTTAATAGCAATACATATAAATTATAATAATAGACAGGAATGTAGTAATGAATTAGATTTTGTAAATTATTATTGTAATAGTTTAAATGTTAAATTAATTTATAGAAATATTGAAGAGATTAATAGAAATAATTGTAAAGATAATGGTTTAAGAGATTTATACGAAGATATAACAAAAAAAATAAGATGTGATATGTATAAATATGGTTTCTTATTTAGCAACAATGTATATGTATTATTGGGACATAACAAAGATGACTGTTTTGAAAATATTATTACTAATATTTCAAATAAATACAGTTATGAAAATTTATCGGGAATGGAATACATATCATTAATAGATGGAATAAGTTATTGGCGGCCAATGTTAAATATATATAAAAAATATATTATTAGTTATGCAAATAATAATAATTTGAAATACTTAAAAGATAGTACACCTAAGTGGTCAGTAAGAGGTAAAATAAGAGATGAATTAAAACCAGTACTATGTAATTTAAAAAATAATAATAATGAATCTATAATAGATGCTTTTTTTTCATTAAAAGAATATTTATGTACATCAAATCAAATAATAAATAATATAATTGTAGAAAATTTAATAAAAAAATTAATAAATAGTGACAGTTATATATATACGGCTATTTATAATTTAGAAGAGTTAAAAATATTTCAGTATTTAAATATATCAATTTTATTTTTTAAAAATATAAAAATAAATGCAACTCATAAGTCAATTATTGAATTTACAAATTATATAACTAGTTATATTAATACATTAAAAGTAAAAAAATTTGTATTAAGCAAACATTGTGTAATAATAATAAAAAAATATTTTGAAAATTATCAAATTATATTTAATTTAAGTAAATAACGCATTTAATATTGCTGGGTGTTAGTTATACAACTAACGAAACTTGATTTATATTGCTGGGTGTTAGTTATACAACTAACGAAACTTGATTTATATTGCTGGGTGTTAGTTATACAACTAACGAAACTTGATTTATATTGCTGGGTGTTAGTTATAACGACTAACTAAATTTTTTTTTATAATGTTGTACGATTTGCTACATAAATAGAATTTAATTCAACATTTTGTCTTCTTTGTTTAATAATATAACTATCAATAATACCATAAATAACTAAACCATAAACAATAGATACTAAAATAATCTGTTCAATCATATACCCTATTATTTATTTATATTTAATCATTTTTTATTTTTTGTTTTTTTTACTGGTTTAACTTCTTCAACTACAGTTTCTTTAACAACTGCTTCTGTTTCTGCATTATTATTAGTTTTTGTGCTTTTCCAAAGTTCACCAACTTTTTTCATTAAATCTTGGCGCGTCATTTCAGGAAATTGTTCTTTTAATACAGGCATTTTTTCTTTTACAAATAAATTATACTGTGAAGGTGGTTTATTTTTCTTTAGTTTTTTATTTGCTTCTTTAAAACATTCAGATAAAATTGAAGTTAACTCTTTTAAAGTATATTCTTTTTCAACGTCAACTAATTCAGTAAATTTTTGAATAACTGTTTTAGTAGTATCTGCCATTATATATAATTACTTTTCATATAAAAAATCATTTTTTTTTATAATTTAACAAAAAATTTTATATTTCTAAATATAAATAATATAAAAAAAATGAAATAAAATTATATATTATATAAATAATAGATAATGGAATTCTGCGATAATTGCGATAATATGCTATATATTAAAAATAATGAGGACAATGATTTGGTTAAATTTTGTAAACATTGTTCATTTAGTAAAATAGAAAATACATCTAAATGTATTAAAATATCGGAAACAAAATATTCAGAAGATGATTTATTATATAATCAAAATATTAATAATTATCTTCGATATGATCCTACATTACGACGTATTCGTGATATTAATATTATTTGTCCGAATACTGAAATATGTAATAAAAGTGTAGATGAACAACAAGTTTTATATATTAAATATGATAATAAGAATATGAAATATTTATATGTATGTGATCATTGTGGGCATATATGGAAAAAATAAATAAAAATTATATATAAAAAGATGTATATAATTGATTTAACAAATATAGATAACAATAAATATTTAAATAATGATTATGAAATATTAGTAGATTATAATGCATTGCATTTATATAATAATTATAAATATAAAAATAATGTAAGAATAACAAATAATTTTTTATTTGGTATTACTATAATATATGTTATATTATATTTATTTATTTTACTATTACCATTTATAAAAAAAATAAAAATATATAATACTAGTTTATTTATAATAAGTGTTTTGAAATGTATTTTACTATATAAAAATCTTATAATAATATAAAAAATTGATTATTATACATTATATATAAATTAATCATGTATTTAGTAATAGACACTGAAACAAATGGATTACCGATTTGTCAAGGATATTGTAATTATCCGGATTTTAAAGAATTAAAAAAATATGATAATGCTCGTATTGTTCAATTTACTTTTATGAAATGCGATGATAAAATTAATAATATTAAATTGCATGATTATATTATATATGCGGATGATTTTACAATTAATAATAGTGATTTTCATAACATAACTGATGAAATATCAAAAAAAGACGGTTATAAGTTTGATACAATAGCAGATATATTTTATAAAGAATTAAAAAACTGTGAAATGATTATTGCTCATAATATTGGTTTTGATATAAATGTAATTAAAAGCGAATTATATAGACGTAAACTTTACCATATTATAATTGAATTAGAAAAAAAACAATTAGTGTGTTCAATGAAAGTTTTTAAAAATATTGTTAAAGCAAAAAATAAATTTAATAAAATTAAAGATCCTAGTTTAAAAGAATTATATTATCACGCATTTAATATGGAAATAGAAAATGCACATAATTCAAAATATGATGTAATTAATTTACAAGAAGCAATTAAAAAAATAACAGGCGGCAATTTAAATAATTATTTATAAAAATAAAAAATGATATAAATATTAGATATAACAAATTATTAATGCAATCTTTATTGGCTAATAAATCTGGAAAAATAATTCCTGTAAATGAAATATATAATAAATTAAATGAAAATAAAATATCAAAACCAATAATGACTAAATATGAATTTAATCAAATTATTGCTCAACGTGCAACAATGTTGGCACACGGTGCGATATCATTTTTATCTGATAAAATAGAGATTAAAAGTAATTTAGAATTACGAGAAATAGCAAAAAAAGAATTATTAGAAGGGAAATTGCCATTTATAATTAAACGATATATGCCAAATAATAAATATGAATTATATAGGGTTAAAGATTTGGATTTAGTATCAGTTCAACATATGTTTTAAGTTTAAAAAAAGTAATGTTGATGTTGAATATAAAATACCACCCCATAATGTATCAATAGATGCTATAAAAAATGTGTAATTTGTATATATTGATAATGATGTTAAATTATAAATTCCATAAATTAAAAATCCTATTATAAAAGAATATATAAAAATTTTTATATTTTTTATTTTATTATTATCATTAATACTAATTTTACTAATAACAAATGGAACTGTAACATAAAAAATACTTATTAAAACCAATACATAAGATAAAATAGCATATTTTATATTAACATTAAATTTTGTTTTTTGAATTTTTTCTGTAATAGAAATATATCTTTTTGAATTAATTAAATATAACCATATAAATTCTGCAATAAATATATATATAATAGTTAGTAAATATTTGATCATTATTCTCTTATTAGAAATTAAGATTTTATTATATAATAGTAAAGAATGTTAAAAATAATTATAGACATTATAATTATTATTTTAATTTTTATAATTATATATCAATTAATAAAATGCTTTAAGAGGAAAAAAATAGAACATTTACAAAATAATATTAACTTTCTAAAAAAAGAAAATGTAATAGATTTTTTAAAAAAAGATAATGACAACTATATTAACAATTTTACTATATATGATTTAAAAGCAAGAAAAGTCAATACAAAAAATGAATACATTACAAAAATAACAAATTGTATAAAAAATTTTAATAAAAATCAAATAAATATAATAAAAAAAGCTTGTATGAAAGCTGATATATTTTTTAATAATTATAATGATTTACTAAAAGGTAAAGAAATTGCAAAACTAAATTGGAATTTTGCATTATCTTATTATAATAATTATGAATACGAAGAAGGTATGCCACATACAAGAAATAATATTATATTTTTATCAGATAAAATTATACCAAATGAAATAAATTCAAATTTTGTTAATACATTAATACACGAAAAAATACATATATATCAAAGATATAATCCAGAAATAATTGAAACAGTTATTAATAAACTCAACTTTAAAAAAGTTAATTATTTATTAGATAAAAAAATACGCTCAAATCCGGATTTAAATAAAAATACATATATTGACAATAATAACAAAAAATTTGGTTGTTATTATAAAACAGAAAATCCCAAATCAATACAAGATGTTAATTGTTTAAATAATAATGTAATTTATGAACACCCATATGAATATATTGCATATATTATAGCTAACAAATATAATGAAGATACATTAAATAAATATTTACATATATAAAAATATATAAAAAAATTATTTTATTATAAAAAATGGAACAACTAAAATCACAAGCGCCAGATAATATTGATAATGATACATTATTAAAAATTTATAATAAAAACAATAGTAACATAGTAGATACTCTAAGTGAATTATGGAATATTGTTGAACATAAAAATACATTAAATGAAAAACAAGAAAAATGGGCAAATATTAGACAGATATGTGATGATATTGATATTGCGAAATATGATTATTTAAATAAAAAATAATTATTTTTTTTTACCACCTGTATATAAAAAAGTTATATATTGTAATAAACCAGCAAAATCGCGTAAATTATTAATTGTTTCCTGATTTATTAATAAATCTCTATGTAAATATAATTCTCTTAATAATCTTGGTGGACTACTTGTACGTATTCTATTACGTCCATAATTTAAATAATACATTATATCATAAGTAATAGTTGTTAATTTATCAATTATTTTAAGTTCAACTTCACGGTCGCTAAATGACATATAAACATCATCCCAATAATTCCATTCTATATAAAGTCTTAATCTATTATCAACAGCAGTAAAAGAACTTAAATTAGGAGGAGTTATTATATTTTCAAATGTAAAATGTAATTCGCATAAACTGTGTTTAACATTATTATTTGTTAAACAAATTACATTATTAAATATTGTAATATGTATATTACCTAATTTAATTATAATACTTAAAATATATTTTTTTTCATTTCTTTGAACTCTTAAAAGTATTTTACCATTATTTGGGTTATTAATATTAATAGGTATTTCTAATCTATTTAAATTATTATAATTACAATTATTACGTAGTAAATCTATATGTTGTGGTGTATTATTAAGTTTACAAAAATGATTCCAAAATATATAAAATATATTTTTAATATCTTCAATATCTGATGATACGTTTCTTAAATTATAACGTGATGTTGGTTTAGGTTGTAAATTATTAGAAACTGATTTTTGTCTTAACATACCTGCTTTAATATTATATTTTGAATAACTTAATTCTCTATCTAAAATATTATTTAGTAATTTTAAAGACATTTTAGAAAGTATCTATATAAAGAAAAGAAAAATTATATAATATAATATAAGTTTTTATAATGACTGAAAAATATTTAATAAATATTAAAACAATACAGGCAACAATATTTAAACAAGTTATTGATGCTTTAAAAGATATACTAATGGATGTTAATCTAGAAATAGATGAAACTGGTATTAAAATTATTGCAATGGATAATACACACGTTGTATTAATACATTTAAAATTAGATGCAGAACGTTTTGAAGAATATTATTGTGAAAAAAAAATGTATATTGGTGTGAATATGTTAAAATTACATATGTTAATTAAAACAATTGGAACAAATGATTTACTAAATATTTATATTGAAAAAGATGATCCAAATAACTTAGGTATAAAAATAAGCAATAATGAAAAAAATGTTGAAACAAATTATAAATTATCAACAATTGATATTGATGTACTAAATGTTACTATACCCCCAGTTAATTTTCATACAACTATAACAATGCCTTCATCATATTTACAAAAAATAATAAGAGATATGCATAATATTTCTGAATATATTGAAATAAGAAATATAGAACATTCATTAATATTAAAATGTAAAGGTGATTTTTGTAGTCAAGAAACTACATTAGGTAGTGAAAATTCTCAAAATATAAAAATATTAAAACAAACAGAAAATGAAAATGAAGTAATTGAAGATATAATACAAGGTGTATTTAGTTTAAAATATTTACTAATTTTTACTAAATGTACAAATCTATGTCCTACTGTTGAAATATATTTAAAAAATTCATATCCAATTATTTTAAGATATAGTATAGCATCACTTGGTGAAATTAAATTATGTCTTGCACAACAAGATATAGATATTTAATTTTTCTTTTTTAATAATTCGATTTTTTTATGTTTTAAATAATTTTTAATTCTTTTATTTATAACTATATCAATAAAATCATCATATATTTTATATATAAATGGTATAATCATATCATTTACAGCATCTTCTCCTAATAAAGTACTTGCTGTAACTAATAATGCATTATTAAATTTAATGGTATTGTATTCTGAATTATTATTTAATATATTATTATCATTTATAATATCACTATCATTATATAATTCAATATCATCAGATTGTATAAATTTTCTATAATAACACATATTTAAATATTCATTATTATTAGTATTTTTATAAAATTTAATATAATATACTGTAGATTGGTCTGCCAACATTGATTTAATATATGTCGGTTTATCAATAGAACATATATATTTAATAATTAAAGCATCATCGGTATTTAGTATTACAGATTGATGTACATTTAACTCAAAAACAATATGTTGTATTTTTGAAATAATATTTTCATTTATATATGGTGTAATAGTAAACATATTTTGTAAATCATTTACATTATATTTTTTTTGTATGTGTATATTACCATTGGATTTACTAATATCTTCCTTATTTTCTATATCAAATATTTTACTTATAAACTTTCTAGAATAAAAAATATCGTGCATATCACTACAAGAATTTTTTATAATAAAGGGTGCCAATGAAAAAGACATTTATATATTATTAAATATTAATAATGCTTTTATATATGTTTAAATTTTTTCCAACTTACACGATAAATCAACTATATTGCTAGTACTTTTAATTTTAAAATCTTCTATATAATCAAATTTACAATTATGATTTGTAAAAAATAAATGATTTGTACAATAATAATTATCACATTTGCATTTATTTGTTAAAGTTTCTAATATATTTAATTTTTTTTTACATATTAAGCATTTAACTTTCATTTTAATATATTATTATATTTATTTTTTAAACAATTTATATTTAAAAATTGATTAATATATTTAAATAAAATATACATATGATTCAATTAAATGATTTAACTTTTGAAAATACTAACTTAATTGAAATATATTTTATACAACCACAAAATAATTTTAATAAATATAATTTAGATTTTTATGTAGATAATATATTAGATAAATATAAATTTAAAAATAAAAATAATTATAATACATTTTACTTAAATAATTTATCATATACATATGATTTAACAAATGATAGTCAAATTGTTAGTGAAAAAGTACTACAAAATATAAATAATATTAATAATAATTTAATATTAACTTATTATGAAAATAAATACCCAACTTATATATTTCCTTGCACAAATGATATAGATCATAGTGTTGAATATTCTATTCAAGAATATAAAATTAATAATAGAATTTCTTTAAATATTCGCAATGAAAATAATATTAATTCTTTATATTTACAATATAAACATTCTGATAATGTTGATATAGAAAAAATGGAAACATTAATAAATAGTACAATAACTGATATAAAAAATAATAAATAAAGTATATTATAATTATGGGAGACTTAGATTTATCTAAATTAGATATTATATTTAATAATAAATTGTTAGAAAAAAATTTACCATTATATAGAGAATATAGATATACTTTTAATGAATTTATTAATATATTAGATAAATTTAAATTTTTAAAACCAAAATATCAAGGTAATATTAATCAGGATAAAGTAGATGAAATGACTTATTCATATAAAAAAAATCCTGAATTTTTTTATTTTAAAAATAAAATAGTATTAAGTTTTATTCCAAAAAGTAAAAACATATATATAATGGATGGACAACATCGTATAGAATTAATTCGTAATTTAAATAATGAAAATTATAATGATTTAATATACATATGTTGCTATATTATTGAAAATGATGAACAAAATAAAGACTTATTTATCGAATTAAATAAGGATTCATATAAAAATAATACTTATATATTTTTAGATGATTTTAGTAAAGATTTACACGAAAAATTTATTAATTATTTAGATAAATATTATGGTTTATATTTTGAAAAAAAACAAAAAAAAGAATCTTATAGAAAAACAATATCTGAATTTTTAAATGAATTAGAAAGTACAAATTATTTATTAAAGTTTGATAATTTTGATGATATTAAAAACGATTTTGAAAATAGTAATTTTAGATTTAATTATATTATTAATTATCAAGAAATTTATAATAATAATTCCAAATTTTTTTATAAAGATGAACACGACTGTGTTAAAAATGGTATAATATTTACATTAAAAAATAATAATTTTGTGGATTATTTAATAGATAAGAGTATTATACCTGTTCATCGTTTTAAAAAAGAAAAAAAACGTATTACTGCTACACTAAAAAAAAAGGTATGGGTACAAGAATATGGTAATAATAAAAAAGGTGTATGTCCTTTTAATAAATGTACTAATATTATAACAATTAATGATTATAGTTGTGGTCATATTATTTCAGAATATAATGGTGGTAAAACTTCTTTAGAGAATTTAAAACCGATGTGTTATGGTTGTAATAATAAATTAGGAAATCGTAATTGGATTTTACACAATTAGACATTGAAATACTCAAAAAAAATTGATTTAAATATAAAATAAATATATAACTAATAATGGTTAATTATAGTTGTGAAAAATGTGGAAAAGAATTTAGTCAAAAAGAACAGTTCAAAAAACATTTAAATAAAAAAAAACCTTGTGTAGTTGAAAGTAAAGTAAAAACAAATTTAGATGATAATACTATTGATTTTCAAAATATAGATGGTATAAATTATTTAAATAATTTAGAAAATAATAGTATTGATTTAATATTAACAGATCCCCCTTATATTATTTCTAGAGAAAGTGGAATGAACACTCATTATAATAAAGTAAAAGACAATGAAAATAATAATATAGAAGCTGTTAAAACAGAAAAAGAGTGGGAAGAATATAAAACTATTAATAATATTGAAAATGACATTAATAAAAGTAATTACTTAAAATATGGTACTATATATGGTAAAAAATATTGTGTTAAAACAGATTATGGTGATTGGGATAATGATTTTACAATGGAAATTTTAGAAAAAATTATTAAATTATATTATGATAAACTTAGAAATGGTGGAACACTTATTATATTTTTTGATTTATGGAAAATTGAAACATTAAAAAAAATTTTAGAAAAATATAATTTTAAACAAATCAGATTTATTGAATGGATTAAAACTAATCCTCAACCCTTAAATAGTAAAATTAATTATTTAACTAATTGTAGAGAAATAGCATTAACTTGTATTAAAGGTTCTAATCCTACATTTAATAGTCAATATGATAATGCTATTTATATGTTTCCACTACAAGGTGGAAAAAATAGATTTCATCCAACACAAAAAAGTTTGCCTTTATTTGAAGAATTAATAAAAAAACACTCTAATGAAAATGACACTGTTTTAGATACATTTCTTGGTGGAGGTACTACATTAGTTGCTTGTAAAAATACAAATAGAAAATTTAAAGGATGCGAACTTAACAAAGAATATTTTGATAAAGTTAAAGAGATTTTAGATTTGTCTTAATATAATTCATAAATTTAACAGGATCATACCAATATGTTCCAACCATAGCATCTACATTATTTTTGTCAAATGTTTCATCACCTTCAATAAAATTAATTCCAAAAACTGATAAAGAAGGTATATTTGTAGCACCATATCTTTTACCTGTTTCCATTGTTTTTTTTGCTATTTGTCTTTTTTGTAGATTGCAATGATTACATAAACATTGAAAATCTTCTTTAGTTTGTGTTTTTATATCTAAAACTCTAGGGTCATTATATAGATCATTTTTATGGTCTGTTATTAAGTCTGAATGCGAACCACAAACAACACAACCCTGTGATTTATGATATTTATGAATATCTGCTCTTATTGGTCTATTTTTTCCCAATAATATTTCTTCATTTATACCAATTGTTCTTATTGCTATTATCCGCCCTGATTGATTATCATTCTTTTTTTTAATATCCCATATATACCTATTATCATTATGAAATAAATTGTGTCTCATAACTCCATTATTTCCCCATTTTAATTCATTATTTTCATCAATTTTTTCTCTGCTTATCCAATCTGATATTCCATCTTTGTTTGGTTTAAACAAATTATCAATTGCTTTTTGTTTTTTTGTTAGTTTAGAAACCTCGTTATCGGTTACTATCTCTTCTAGAACTTTTTCCATATTATATTACTAATATATTAGTACTATTTTATAATAATAAATCTCATTTTTTTATCGTGAATATTGGCCAATAAAATATAAAAAATGATTCTATTAATTAAAATAATAAAACAAATATGTTAGATTATATAATCAATTATTTTAATAAAACTTGCTGTGATACTAGAAAAGATAATCACGAATTTACTATAAAAAAAAATATAATTATTAGTACAAATCGTGAACAAGAAATAAAAAAAGATTTAGAAAATAGAATGATTTTTAACACAAATAGATTTAAAATATATAATAGAGTTCCTATTTAATCACTACTTTTGTATCTTTAAATGTTACACATTTTTTATCTTTTTTATTTAGTTTATAACTAAACTCAATGTCAGAATTATTACACATATTATCATCTATTATTTCAATCTCAATATCATCTTCTAAATTATCTACAGTATCTATATCATCTTTTAATAATTCAGCGATATGTTCTTCATCTAATAATATCTTAACATCTCCTGTACCACAAGGTGCTTGTTGACCTAACATAACATTTGCAGATACACCATTTACATTATCATATTCAGCAAATATACTAGCATTTATTAACATATCTGTTGTTTCTTCAAAACTTGATTTGGCTAATGGACCAATATCACCCCTATTAATACCGTGTCTATCAATAGACATTAATTGTCCCTTATATGTCATTGTATCTATTAATAATGATAAATGTCTGTAATTCATTGAATCTTCACTTGTTACATTTACTAACTCATGATATAATGCAGTTCTTGCCGCTTCTATACCTAATGTTTCATAAATTTCTCTAATATCATTTGAAATTGTTCTTGTTGCATCAACATTAGTATTTGATAAAATTTCAACAAGATTAGTACCATCAGTATCTAATACCCATTCAACATAATTATCAAATTTATTTGTAATAAAATTATATTTATTATATTTCTTTTTGTTAAGTGATACTTTTTTAATACCTTTGTATCCTTTTAATAACACTTGATATACTATATTATGTTCTAATGCTTTTATAGCCGCCATTTGATCACCAAATTCAATATCTTTTGCTACATTATCATTTAATTTAATTCTAAATATACATTCTTCCGCATTATCGTCACTATACGCACATTCAATATATTTTTCATATGTTGTATTTAATTTTGTATAAATATCAATCATTCTTAAACCATTTGCCTTCATTTTTTCTTTATTGAATTTCATTCTAATTATCCAAGGTGAAGTACTACTTAATGTATTTGTAAATGAAAATTCTTTATAAACATTTAATAATCCCTTATCTTCTTCTAAATTTGTATTATATTGATTATCTGTTTTATCCCAATAAATTTCACTTGAATCTAATATATCTGATAATTTTGTAATTTCTATAGTATTTTTAATATTTATTGCAGCATTTTTGGCATTTTCTACATTAACATCATCATTATCTAAACCTTCATCATTTAATACAGGATTAATAGCTGTTGCTATATCATTTTTCATATAAATTAATAGTGTAGGTGTTTTTGTTTTTTTAGTAGCACTTAATATTTCTTTTAATCTGGGAACACCACTAGTTGCTTTTACAGCAGCTGCTGTACCAGAAACATGAAATGAATCTAGTGTCATTTGAGTACCCATTTCACCAATAGTTTGCGCAGCTATTATACCAACCATTTCACCAGGTTGAGCTATTGATTCTTTGTAATATTGTTTAATTTGTAATACAATATTGTCAAATATATCTTTTGTAAAATGATAATTAATTATTAATTTTTTAGGTGTTAAATGTAATCTTAATAATATTTCAAAAAACTTTGTTCCTTGAACATTATCTTTAATATAATATTCTTTTATTAAATTATCAATATTATCTAATATATAATCTGGTGTTAAATCTGTTTTAATTGATTTAATAGAAATTGCTTCTATTTTTTTTATAGCATTATTTATAATTCTATCAAATGGAATTGGATAATTTATACTTTTAGTTTTCTTTAAATTAAATACATACTTAATTAAGAAATTTTTATCTTCAATTATTTTATTATAATGTTCTGTACATCTTTTAAATGTTTCTAATTTAATTTCTTTATTTGCTTTTGTTGTTAAATAACTATTTAATTTATCTATTTTTCTTAAATGATATATATTTTCCATTATTAATATATCCATTTCAATATAAGGTATATATTGATTTTCTATTTTACAACCATCCATACCATCTTCACCATATATATATTGAATTATTGTACCACCCGCATTTCTTACCGTATTATCATAATAAATTTTAGCATCTTCCATTGCTTTCACAAGTCGTCTTTGGATATATCCCGTTTCACTTGTTTTAACTGCCGTATCAATTAAACCTTCTCTGCCACCCATTGCATGAAAGAATACTTCTTGCGGACTTAATCCAGATATAAAACTATTTTCCACAAAACCTCTAGCTTCAGGACCATCATCATATTTAGTATAATGAGGTAATGTTCTATCGGTGAAACCATATGAAATACGTTTTCCATCTACATTTTGTTGTCCAACACAAGCAATCATTTGAGCAACATTTGTTTCTTTGCCTTTTGAACCGGATTTAACCATATTAATCATACGATTAGTTTTTTCATCTATTTGACTTAAACCAATTTTACCAACTTGATTTGTAGTTTCATTTAAAATTGCAATTAATTCGCGTTCAAAATATTCTTCATTTGAAAATATACTATTATTTTCTATAATTCCTCTTCTAATTTCATCTAATTTTGAATATGCTTTTTCCTTCATTTCTTTAATTTTTGTTTTTAAATGTAATTCTGTTTCTTTATCAGTTACTAAATCACTAATACCAACACTAAATCCTGCTGTTAATAACCAACGACATATTAATCTTTGTGTATTATCTAAAAATTTTTGTGTTTCAAATGGACCATAATCGTGATGTAATATAGGTATTAATCCAGATGATTTTGAATGAAATATTGTTTTATCAAGTGAACCAGATTCCGAATTATAAATACTATTATTTATAATAACCTTATCTTCTGCTTTATTTTTTCTTTCAATATTTAAACCTGGTGGTAAAATATTAGAATATGCTTCCTTGCCTGTATAATTATAATTTTTATTTGGTTTAAATAAACTACCTGTAAAATAACTATTTATCATTTGTAAATTTGCCATCGTTTTATCTTTTATTTCTACGTTATTTTTTGTTAAGCGAAAACTTCCTAATAAAGTATCCTGTACAATTTCTATAATTGGTTTCCCATCTCTTGGTGCTATTATCATATATGGTACTGCCGCTATATCTTGTAATTCAGACATTGTCTGGATACTTTGTGGACAATGTAAATTCATTTCATCACCATCAAAATCAGCATTATATGGTGGCGTATCTAAAACATTTAATCTAAATGTTTGATATGGCATAATAATTACTTTATGACACATCATAGACATTTTATGCAATGATGGTTGACGATTAAATAAAATATAATCACCATCTGATAAATGACGATGAACTACGTCACCATATTCTAATTCATCTACCATTTTTTCTAAATTTGCATTTTTTAAATTTATGGTGGTAGTTTGTTTATATTTTTTAATTAATTTAGCACCTGGCCAAACATCTGGTCCATTTAATATTACTTTTTTTAAATTTTCAATATTATATTTATTTACAACTTCCGGAAATGTAATATTTGATGCAATTTTTATTGGAACACCTAATTCATTAATACTAATATAAGGATCCGGTGTAATAACTGAACGTGCCGATTGATCAACACGTTTACCATTTAAATTACCACGAATTCTTCCTTCTTTCTTTTTCATACGGTCTGAAACTGATTTTAATTTACGACCATTTCTTTGTTGCGATGGTGCTAATCCAGGTATCTGATTATCAATAAATGTAAATATATGATATTGTAATACCATAGTAATTAATTTAATTGTTTCTTCAGGCGTACCTTTTGCAATTTTATCATAAATATTATTATTAATTTTAATTATTTCACTTAATTTATGTGTTAAATCATCCTCTCTTCTTTGCCCATTTTCTTCAATAATACTAGGTCTTACACTAGGTGGAGGTACTGGTAAAACACTACATATCATCCATTCAGGACGGTTCCATTGAGGATTAAAACCCATTAATTCCATATCTTCTTCAGATATTCTTTGGAAAATTCGTAAAACATCTTCAGCTGTTAATTCTAAACTATAATCATCTTCTATATTTGCATTTAATTCGTCACCTTTTTTTTTAATATTTTTCCATTCTGCAATAATTTTCATAGAACCTTCCTTCATATATTTATTCGGTTGTTTTGCACTGCAACCGATTGAACCATCATCCCCACATAAACTATATTTATTATTTGATAAAACTTTATTACATAATTTAAAATATGCTTCCCATCTTTTTTGATTATTTTTAATTAATGATATTTTTTTAATATCATTATTGATATTTTCGTCCTGAGTTTTTTGTGAAATTAATAATTTGGAACATTTATAACAAACGCATTTTAATATTTTTCTTGTAATATCAAAAAACATTGCATGATACACTGGTTTTGCTAATTTAATATGTCCAAAATGTCCTGGACAAAATATATTTTTTTGTTCGCAAGTCGAACAAATTTTATTATGTTCTAATACTCCCATTCTTGAATCAAATAAACCACCTATAATTGGTTCACTGCCCGCATATGTATCTGTTTTTGTTATTTCTACAACTGAGCGTTTAATAATTTCTTCAGGACCTAATACACTAAATTGAATACCTTTAACATCTTGAATATCAATTTTTTGATCGCTATAAGATAGTTCAGGATATATTGACATTCTTTTATTAGTTTCTTATATATTATATATTTTTAAATAAAATATATTTTTATCATTTTTTTATTTTATTTTTAAATACAATTTTTCTATTACCAAATAAAGTTAATTTTATTTAATAGAAAAAAAATTTATAGACCAAATATATATTACTAGTTTTTTTATATGATATAAAATTAGAGTATAAAAAGTATTATGAATGTTAATACATCTGAAAAAAATATAAATAATTTAATAAATAATAACAATATTACTATTCCAAAATTAAATACTAATATTGAAAATAATGATTATTTTAAAAATAAAGGTATAATTGATGAAACAACAATTTTTTATGATTTTTTAAGTATTAATGTAAATAAAAACCGCAATAATATATTGAAAAGTAAAAATTTTTATCTTAATGATATTAAATATTATACCAAATATAATATTAATAATCCTAATAATGATTTTTTTCTATATGAAAATATTGTTAATAATTATTATGATATATCAAATAAATATATTTGTGATTTAAATATTTCTAATTTAATTACTGATAAATATAATAAACATATATTTTTATTAGAATTTATTAGAAATTTTTATTATTTTATTTCAACTAAAGACTTTTCTAATAATACTAATAAATTTAACATACCATTTAAATATGATATTAATAATAATAATAAATTACATACAACTGATTATAATAATTATATAACATTTAATATAATTACTATTAAAAATACAAATACTAATACATATACTTCTACAATACAATTTAATGATGTTAAAAATTTTAACAAAAAAATTTTAGAATTAGTAAAACCTATTCTTACTTATCATGCTAATTTAATTAATATGGATGAAAAAATTAATAATAATTATATAAATCAAAATAATAAAGAATTACATTTATATGCACTTAATATTTCAAAAAAATATGATAATTATAGAAATAAATGTGTTCAAAAAATATTAAATTTATTACCCAAAAGTAATCATGATGTTATAGAATTTAATAATAAATATTTAAAATTAATTAACAAAAATTACCTGGTATATAATAGTATTACACCCACTAATTTTAGTATTGAATCAAACTTAATTAAAGATTATAATGTTATAAAACCAAATAAAATTGTTCAAGACCCAAATAAATTTATAGAACCTATTGAAAATACTGTATCTATTAAATTTTATAATAAACCTGTTGCTAAAAAACCACTAATTACTAAAGAAAAAGAAACAAAAGATAATACTGTATATTATAAATATAATAAAAACTTAATTAATAAATTAATTATATCAACTGTTATAGTTTTTTCAATATTTATATTTTATGCTTTTAACAAAATAATACAAAAAACTTCAGAAAATAATACATATATTATAACATTTGTATTTTGTATTTATAATTTTATATTTTTATATTTACTTTATAAATTACATAATTATTTAATTAATATAAAAATAGAAAAGTTTGCATTAAATACAGATTATGAAGAAATTTATAATAATATTGATAATTTTACTATTGATGAATTAATTAATGAAAAAGGTAATATATTAAATACATTGAAAAATATTAATATTAATATAGATGATATAAATGAAGAAATTAATAATAAAAATAGATTAGTATTAAATTTTGATTTTAAAATAGAAGAAGCTAATATTGAGAATAAATTAACAAATGAATCCATACAAAATATAAAAGATAATATTGAAAAATTAAATAAAGATATAACTGTTGTTGAAAAAACTTATCTAAGTGAAAAAGATTTATTAGATAAAATTAATAATGAATTACAATATTTAAAAAAATCAGCAAATATTACTCTAAATAATGCTGAAATTGCTACTAAAAATTCTGATAGTATTTTAAAATATAATGATAAAAATGTTAAAGAAATATTAAACATTGATTTAGATAATTTTCAATTAAATGAAAATAATTATAATGGTATTATTTCAAAAATAAATTTATTTAATGATGTAGAAACTAAAAATAGCGACAATAGTGTTATTGAAACTTTTATTGATACTAAATATGATTCTTTTATTAGTGTATATGATAAAAATATTGATAAAGAATTAAAAATATTAGCGGATGAATTACAATTAACACCGTATATAAATTTAAATAATAGTATTGAAAATATTAGTACTGAAATTGTAAATTTTTCAAATAAAAATTTAAATGAAGCAAAAATAGCTTTCGCTTCTAATGAAATTACTATTTTAAATAACCACACTAAAATGTTAATAAATTCAGCATTATTTTCGAGAATTTTAGGAGAAATAGAAAATATAAAACGTGATAAATTAGATATGAAACGTTTATATCAAATAGAAAAACAAAAATTGGCATTAAATGAATTAGAATATAAACAAACTTTATTAAAAGAAGCGAAACAACGTTTAGAATTAGAAATTAAAATTCAAAAAGAAATTAGTGATAAAATAGAATTAAATAAAAAAAATAAAACAGATATTGACGAAAAAATTAAAGAAATAAATAATTCATTAGAAATAAAAAATAAGGAAAAGGAAAATACTGAAAATTTAATAGAAACAATTATCAAAAAAATTGAAAATATAGAAATAGAACTTAAAAATAATGATTTACTAGAAACAGAAGAAAGACAAAAACAAGAAATACTTAATTTATTAAAATTAAATGTTTATACAGAAAGAGATATTAAAAATAAATTAAAAATTAGATATGATAGATTAGAAAAAACTTATGAATATGATATAGAATTAAGTAAAGATATTAATAAAATAAAATTATTAAATTCCTCTATAAATGATTTGTTAGAAAAAGAATTAAGACAAATCGATATATTAAAAGATGCTAAAACTGATTTAGATAATACTATAGCAAATTTACATTTACTTAAAACAACATCACTTACATTTAATCAAAAATATGATTTATTATTTGTAAAAGATAATGCAATTATAAAAAATATAATAACAGAAATAGATGAAATTAATAAAAAAGAGATATTAAGTAATAAAAATATAACACAAACAAAATTAAAATTATCAAATATAGTTGAATTACAAATAAAATATATTAATTATTTTAAAATACTAAATTCTATAAATGAAGATGAAAATACGAATTCTATAAAAAAACGTATTAATTTAGATATACAAAAATTAAAATTATTAGAAAATAAATTAAATAAAGATTTAAATAATTTAACCACTAATCATGAAAAAATTATTAAAGAAAAAACAGAAAAAATAACTAAAAAATTTGTAAAATTAAATGCTAATCAAAAACAGGAATTAGAACATACACAAAAATTACAAAATTATAAAAAAGAATTAGAAAAGTTAGAATTACAAGAAAGTTATAAAAATAAAGTTGTCGTGGAAGAATCTTTAAAATTAACAAATATTGTTAATAATGTTTTAACAAATAAAAAAGAATTATTAAAATTATTAGAAAAAATAAAAAGTTTAAAAATAAAAGATTTAGATAATACTAAAAAATATAATAATATTATAATTAATGATATTACACAAATAATGAAAATTATTCACGAAACAAATAAAAAAGAAAAAGAATTAGAAACTACAAAAAAAATAAGTGAAAAGAATTTAGAGAATTTATTAAAAATAAAAAAAGAAAAAATAGAAGAATTTGAAAAACGCTTAATTGAAAATAAAGATAGTGGAAATATAACTTATATATCAAAATTACAAGATGATATTGTATTATTAAAAAGAGAATCAACCACTGAAAAAATAGCTAAATTAAGATATGATACTGCTAAATATAGTTACGAAAAAATATTTGAAAAAAAATTAATAGTTGATTTAATATTACTTAAATTATTGATAGATAAAAGTGTTAATAAATTAATTGAATTAACTAAAAATATATCTGTTATGAATTATGATATTAAAATTAATACTTCTAATAATAATATAGGAGCGTATACATATAAAGTAATATCATTAAATGAAATTGTTTTAACAAATGAATTAGCAAGACTTGAAAATATAAAAGAAAGAGCGTATAAAGAATTAGAATATAAAAAAAATAAATTAGATACATATGAAAAAATATTACAAACATATACAGATAATTCTAATATAAAATTATTATATGATAATGAAAAAAATACAATAAATGATTTAGAAAGTGATATTAAAAGTACTGATATTAATATTAAAAATGTTATAGATAATAAATCAAAACATGAAAAAAATATTGATAAATTTAAAACCAATTTAATGAAAATAATAGAACAAAATAAGTTTAAAAATAAATTAAAAGAAGAAACAAAAATAGAAAATATTAAAGAATTAGCTAAAAACTTATTTGAATATAAAATTAATGCTGAAAAATATATATCATTTAAAGAAAAATTAGAAGAAAAAAATATTAATTTATTAACATTAAATCCTACGCCATTATCTGAAAGAATAAAAAATAAAATTAATGAAATTTTAGAAAATAAAGATTTAGAATTTGAATCTTATATAAAATATGATAGTTATTTTAATAGTATAAATACATTATTAAATCAAATTAATAAATTATCAATAATTAATAATTATGATAATTATGCTAATTTTGTTATGGTATTTGATTTAAATTATGATACTATTCTTGATAATAATTATTATAAACGTGTTAAATTTATTAACTCATTAAAAACTTTATTATCAAATTCTTTAAATATTGATGCAAAATCAATAAAAATTAATGATATATCTAAAGGAAGTATACGTGTAAATACAGAAATAAAAAGTAATAATTATTTAAATACAGATGATATTATTAATGAACTATTAATTCAAATGGAAAATCCTGATTCTAAATTACGCAAATCGTTATATGGTGATAAAATTACTGAAATAATTAATTTAAAAGAATATTTAAATAAAATACCAAATTTTAATTATATTAAAGATACAAAATATAGTGATAATTTAATAATACATTTCCCTTTTAAAAGTAATGAAAAATTAGGTGATAATACATTTATTGATAAATCTAAAAACAATAAGTTAATGATAAATGTTATAGATGAATTAAAAGTAAATAATATTAAAATGAATTATATAAATCTTGAAAATACTTTATTAAAAGTTCGAGATGTTAATTTATATGATAGAGACGAATTTACAATATCTTTTATAAGTATATTATATGAAAGTGATAATAAACAACGTGTTATATTATCAAATGGAACAATAAATAAATATTTAAATAATGATATAATAAATTCACAAGATATACTAAATAATTCATTTATTAATACTAATATATTTTCAATTGGGTTTTTAAATAATAAATTATATGTTAAAATGCCTTGTAAAAATAATAAATTTTATAATTTAAATTTTAATAATAAAAAAGATTTATATGTTAACAATAATGAATGGAATCATTGGATTATAACTAAAAATAATAATAAATTAATTATATATAAAAATTTAAAACAAATTGGTGAATTTTATTATAAAATAACAGATGAAGTAAATAATATATGTGAAACAGATAAAGTAAATTTTAATAAAAATAATTTATATATCGGGGGTTATCATTCTCAATTTAAATATAATACATTAAAAATAAATAATTATTCAAGTTTTAAAGGTGGTTTACAAGATTTAAGAATATATGACAAAGAACTCACTTTTAAAGAAATTAAACACATATTTGAACCAATTGAAAAAATAAATGTTCGATTTTACGAGTTAGATAGTGATAATGAATTAATAAATATTAAATTTATTAATGAAAATGAAATGATTAATATTAAATTTGATTAAAAAAAAAGTACATTTCTTTATTTTTTTTAAATTTTATAAAACTTTTTATAAATTTTTATTTTTTTTAAGAAATGTACTTTTTTAATAAAGAAAAATATATATGTTTTATAGAAGGAACTATATTATAGTTAAATAACATGAGTACTATTATTGCACCCAATACCGACAATAATAATATATCAATTGAATATTATAAAGATAATATACTAAATATTAATGATAATCTTAATGATGGTAATCTAACTATTGATCAATATATTAACGATTTAACTGAATATTTTTTAAATACAGATAAGTTATATAATGAATATTTAAATATTGATAATAATTTACATAAATTTGATTATGACTATAACGAAATAAATACAACACGCGATTGCTACGATATTGATTTTTCATATTATACAAATGATGCTCCTAAAAAATATATGTTTTATTTTGATTATTTATCTCAGTTTTATAAAAATTTAGCAAAAATAAAAAAAGAAACTTTTAGTTTAGATGATACTGTATATGAAAGAAAATTTAAAATTAAAAATTTATTTAATAACAATATGCCAATAAATATAAATAATATAGATTTTAGTTGCTGTAAAAATTTAGATATTGAATTTAAAATAAATAGAAATAGAACATTATTAGATTATGAAAATAATAATAAATTTACAGATAATTTTGATATATTATTTAAGCAAATTGTTAAAAATAATATACCAATAGATAATTCATTAGATTATTATCATTTATTAGAAAAAGTTTATGAATATCGTTTTTATAAATTAATTATAAATTATTATATATTATTTATTATTTATAAAAATATTAATAAAGATACAGATGATAATTTATTTAAAAATAAAGATTTTATACTACAAAAATTAGATATTTTATTTTCGGTATTTAACAAACTATTTAAAAATACTTTTTTTAAATTAAATGAAATTAAAAATATTATCGATAATACAGAAAAAAAAGACATTGTATTAGAATCACAAAGAATTCAAGAATCAGAAAAATATACATCTGAATTAAAAGAATTAAACAGAAAAAGTGAATTAGAAAAGTATAATGTTAATAGAATAAATAACAATATAAAATATTATTCAGATGAAGCAAATAAAGCAGTTTATAAAATATTAATAACAATTATTATACTATTTTTTACTATAGTATTTTATTTAAATATATTAAATAATACATCTATCAGAAATGCTAGAATAATATGTATTGGTATATTAGCAAGTTTATTTATAATATATTATTTTAATTATAAAAATATTGAATATTTTACTTTAACCGATTCTTATAATAAAATAGATGAATTAAAAGGTAAATTAGAACATATTGAAAGTTTAAGTAGTAATTTAGATAGTAAAATAACTGAGATTAATGATTATGATGGTAGTAATGTAACAATTTGGGAGAATGCTGTTGATAGAACTACTAATTTAGTAGACTTAGAAATAATACAACATATGATTCCCATACAACAACTAGATGATAATAGCGTTATCGATTTAACTAATAATATAATTGAAATGCAAAATGCGTATAGTAATTTAAATAGTAAAGAACAAGAATTAGAAAAAACTTTATCATTATTAAACAGTGAAAAAACACAATTAATTGATGATTTAAAAAATGCTTCAGGAAGTATTATAAAATATCAAGAAATTTTAAGTAATATAGCATCATTTAATATAAATTTTGATAATATAAATGAAGAATTAAGTTCAATAGAACAACAAAAACTAACAAAGTTCTCACAATTACAAGATGATATATATGATTTACAAGGCCAACTCTCAATTATAGTAAATGATAAAATAACATCTGCTAAAGATTTGGCAAAAATGGAAGATGATATAGGTGATATTACTGAAGAAATAAAAGTTTTAAATACATATAAACAACAAATTAATAATAATTTTATAAGATTTGAAAATAATATTGATACAGAATATGCAAAAACAATAGAATTTCAAGCAGAAATTGCATCAAATAATTTAATACAAAATGAAACTGCAGTACAAATAACATCAAATACTGAAATATTCTCAAAATTAACTGAAATATTAGAAAGTTCAAACCAAGATGCAGTATTTTTTGCAGAAGAATTTTTATATTTACATGAAACATTTAAAGAAAATTTAAACACAGATAAAGAAACATTATACCTGAAAACATCAAATGTTATAAAAGGAATCGGAATATTAGACAAAAAAATTGCAAATATTCAAAGCGAAATAGAAAATCGTCCTACAAAAGTATTCTTAGATTTAGAATTAAGTTTAAAAGATACAAATCATTTAAATAAAATTACAGGAAATACAGATATAGAAAAAAATAATTTTAAAAATAATATTATACTAGAATTAGCTGATATTACAAAAACAGGTATAAATAGATTTAATATATCTGAAATAGAAATATTATCACCTGACAGTAATATATCAATAAATACAGTAATATATCCATCTAATGCATTTGGAAAATTAGATAGTAAAAACCCGGAAGAGATATATACAGATATAACAGATAAAGCAACAGAGAATAATACAATATTAAGAAATAAAAAATATTTAAAATATTTACAAAAAATTACAAAAACAACTGAAGAAAGTGAAGAAGTAATTACAGATGTTTCTTTTCCATTAAAAGAATTAGATTTAACAGATAAAATAAATAATAATAATATATTAATTACAGATATTAATTCAATAATAAATTATATTAATAAGTCAGAAAATACAAATAAAACATATTATGATGAAATAAATCCATATTTAAAAAAAGAATTAAATTATTATCGTGAAAAGAAATCTGATTATTATAAAAAGAAAAAAATAATAAATTCAAAATTAAATTCAAAACAACATAAATATAATTATTATAATAATATATCTAAATTTATGATTGAAATTAGTTTATTAATAGTATTATTATTAATATTTAAATTATTTATAAGTGATAATAATTTATTAATTTTATTAATAGGAACAATCGCATTTATATTATTATTAAATAATTTATATTTTAATATAATAAAACATACTAAAAAACATTATAGAAATAAATATTGGCAATTACCAGAAATAGAAATATAATTTTTTTTTAATTTTTTATTTATAAATAAACAATAGAATACTACATAAAAAATATGTCATATATAACAGAACAAGATTTTGTAGAAATTAATAGTATTTCAAAAAATGCTATGTTTGATAAAATATTAAAAAAAAAAGATATATTTGTAAATGCAAGTTATTATCAACAAGAATTTATTAAAAATATAAATAATTATTATAATAATTTACTTCATATTAATAAAATAAAATCATCTGCTTATGATAAATTTACAAATAAAATAATATATTATTATACAGATAATGATAATGTAATTGATTATGATAAAATTGATATTAATAAAAATAAAAAATATAAATTATCAGAAATAGATGCATCATTTTATATGAATCCAAATATGAAAAAATACATGTTTTTATATGATTTTTTAAGAGAATATTATCTAAATTTAGCTGAAATAAAAAAAAATAAATATAATATTGATAATGCATCACTATATAATCATGAATTTAAAATAAGATGTAAATATTTTTCAAGTGAAAATGAAATAAATAATGTATATCATACTGCCTCAAATATCGAGGACTATGTAATAACATTTAAATTTAATAATAGTAATACTACAGGAAATAAATTTGTTCAACCAGATATTACTAATTTAAGTGATATTAAATTATATTCTAAAAATAATGAAAGAATATTTAATAATAGTTATGATAATGTTTATGATAATGTTTATGTTAATTCATTTAACGAATTAATTAAAATAGTTAAAAACAGCGATATTATAATAAATAATGATATTAGTTATCACAAATTATTATCAGAATCTTATAAATATAAATTTAATAAAATATTACTAACATATATCATATTAAAAATAATATATTTTTATTATACAAAACATTATCCTGTTAAAATTAAAGAAGTTAATGATATATTGATGAAAGACTATCCAGTTTTGTTAAATAATATTAGCAATAAAGTTAGTGATAAAGATAATTCATTATTAGAAATTGCATTAAATACAGAAAAAAAACAGTTTAAATTAAATAGAAAACCAAATTTAACAGAAATAAAAAGATTAAGAGAACTAATTACTAAAAAGAAAGGAGAAATTCGTGATTATATTGAACAAAATATGGATAATGAACCACAAGAATTATTAAATAATATTAAAGAAAAAGAAAACTATATTGAAAAATTAGAAAAACAATTAAGTAATGAAATGTATGCAAATTTAAATAAATCACAAGAACAAGAAGCAATTGCGTATAAAAATGAATTAGATAAAATTAATAAAAATATAACAAATAAAATTAAAAATATAAATAATAAAAATATTGAAATTAATTCCGATGATAGTTATTACAATAAAATAAATATTATGAATTATTTTGTAATATTTTTATTAATAACAATAACTGTTATATTTATTATAGATAACGCATATAGTAATTTAAATGTATCAATTTCAATATTATTATTAACTATATCTATTATATTATATTTAATTGTAAATTATGTTATAAATAATAATCCAAATTATATATACAATAATAAAGGAATAATAAAAAATATATTTAATTATTTTTCAGGTATACAAATTGAAAAATTTAATTTAAATGCAAATAGTGATTTTAATATTGATGTTACTTCTGACCCTATGACATTTGAAGAATTAAATACTTATATAAAAGCTAAAACAGATACAAATAATTTAGAATCAAAATTTTATTTAAAAATAAAAAATAAAGATGATGAAACAGAAAAAAATATTAATATATTTACTGGGACTGATATTAATACAGACGAAAATTCGAGTTATGTTGCATTTGATATTAATAGTAATATTACAATAGATTTAAAATATGAAGAAAATAAAGAATATAGTATTTACGTTCCAAATGTATTTAATGAAGTATCTGATGAAACTATCGGTATTAAATCAAGTATATTAGCAGTTGGCGGAGGTGCAGCTGGTACAAAATATCATTATATTGAAGGCATTGGATATAACAGATTAGGTGAAGGTGGAGGTGGTGGTGCAGTTATTTATAAAGATAATTTTATATTAAATGGTGGAGAAACATATAAAATTAAAATAGGTAAAGGGGGGGTCGTAGAAGATGAAAACACAACACAAGCAACAGATACAACAATAAGTCTAAATGATGAAAATAAAATAACAGCAAAAGGCGCTGAATTAATATTAACACAAATACGATTTGGCATAAATGATGTACCAGATTATGTTGTTAGACAAATTTCAGGTGCTGATATAGATGGTAATATAGATGGTAGTGAAGATAGTATGTTTATTAGGAATAAAGATATAGGCAGAGGAGGGTTAAGTGGATATAATATACAATCGTCTCAAGAATTTACTTATAAAGATGATTCAACATTATCTTTTGAAACTATAACACAAAATCCTAATGATGGAGATAGTGGTTATAAATATGAAGGAACATATTATGGTGCAGGTGGTGGGTCATATAATTTATGTAGTGATGGTCGTGAATATTATACAAGTCCTGGTGATAGTGGTTTAGAAAAAAATGGTGATAATATTTACATATGTAATAAAAATGATCTTGGAGAATTCGTACAAGGACAAGGGGGAGGTATAATAGATAATGATAGCGGTGACGCAGGGTCAGTAAATGGTAAAAACGCTGAAGAAAATACGGGTTCCGGTGGTGGTGGTGGTAAAAATAAAGGCGGTAATGGGGCAAATGGTCGAATTATAATAAAAATAAATAAAGATATAAAAGATAGTATAGACAGTATAATAAAAACAGAAATAGAAAAATTACAAAAAGAATTATTACAAGCAGCAGCAGAAGATGGAAAAAGTGATGCAATAACTTTATATGAAAAAGCACAAGAACATAGTAGTAATATAACATCAATTAAAGAGGATTTATTAACAGGTAAAATTGATTTAGAAAAAGCTACATCAAATATTGAAATATTACAAAGAAATTATAATACTGATTATCAAACATATATTTCAAATCAAGATTTACTTGATAGAAGAAAAGAAAGTATAAACCTTTATACAACAAGTAACATAAAATTACAAGGATTAATTAATGCAACTACAAATAAAATAGAATATAATAATGCAATTATAAGCAGTAATTATGCAGATCTAACTGCATTAAGTAATGAATTAGGTAATAAACAAAGAACTAGTAATTTAATAAGAGAATCAAATTTATTAAATGAAGAGAAATTAGAAGATATAAAAAATGAATACTATATAAAACAACAACAAGCAATTGAATATAAAGAATGTAAAAATATAATGGAACAACATAGTATAAAATTAGCAGAAGAACGCAGTGAATTATCATCAAATATATTACAGAAACGTTTAGAAATAGATGATAAAAAATTAAAAAGAAAAATTGAATTAGAAAACGAATTAAGCGAATTAAGAAAATTAAAAATGGTCGCAATACAAAATAGATTTCTACATGAAGAGAGATTTAGAAGTAAAAAACGTCAATTAAATGAAGAATTGAAAAAATTAGAAGATAATACCGAAAAAAGTATGATAGTAACTTTTAAATTAAATATCGATTATAAACATGCAGGTATAATAGGATTAAATACACAAAAAGAAATAGATAAACGAGCATTATTTAAAGATATATTATTAAACGATTTAGCAATGTCATTGGATGTAAATAAAAATAGATTTAGTATAGACAGTATAACGTCAGATAAAGTTGAAATAAAACCAAAAACAAATGAATTATCTGAAGATGATATATTATTAAAAGATTTAAGCGGTTATATTATAAAATATACAGAAAATTTCGAAACACAAGAAAGCAGATATTATGAAAATGATAAAAATATTTTAGTAACAACAACAATATATCCGGCACCAGGTAATTTAAATATTAATAATCCAGATAAAATATATAATAATATAGAAACACAAGCAAGTAATGCAAAATCAAAATTATTAAATAATACAACATATTTTAGATATTTATTAGAATATAAAAAAGAAGAAACAGAAACAAATGAAAATGATGAAATTATTGATAAAAGTGTTTGGGTAAAAGCGGTAGAAAGACCATTAAGGGTGAAAACAAATTCAATAATAATAACAGACAATAATAATAAAATAAATAATATATTTAATACATTTAATGAAATAGAAAAAACAGATATAACAACACCTACATACTATGAAAGAGTCAATCCATTACTTAAAAAGGAATATAATAAATTTAAAGAAAAGAATGATGCATATAATTTAAGTTATATGAAAAATAAAAATAAACAAAATCAAAGATTATATAATATTAAATATAAAAAGATAATAATTGATTATGTAATATCAATATGTTTATTATTATCAATATTAATGATATTATATAAATATATATCAGTATCTTTAGTAAATTTAATATTTATAATATTATTTACAATATTTACAATAATATTTATATACAAAATAACACAAATACTTCGTACTAAGTCAAGAAATAAATATTTTGAAAAAAATTAATTTAAATTTTTAAAACCTTGCAAATATAATTGCTTATCGGAAATAAAATTATCATCTTCTATAAATTTATTTTTAATTAACCATTTTTTAGAAATCATATTGTATTTACTATTTTCATTTAAAATAAAATATAGTAATAAATATGAAATAAATACAATAATAAATGCTTTAGTTGCATCTTTAGTACTAAATAACAAAAGTGAATAAAAAATAAGCCCTTGTGTTATTTTTGAGTTTAATATTTTTTCTTGCACGGGGGTAATATTAAATTTTAAAAATCTTCCACCAATATGTATAAAAATTAATTGTAAATAAGATATAGGGTCAACATAATTCATATTTAATCTAATTTTTATAAATATTTTTATTAATAAAATATAGAGTACTTAATATATATTAATGTCACTACGGGCCGCCGCTTTTGTAAGTGAATTATTAGAAGATACAGAAAAAATAAATGTTCACAATTTAGAAAATAATTTTGTTAGTGATATTTTTTATAATAAAGAATTATTAAATGAAGGTTTTTTAAAACAATTATTAGATAGTGAAATTAAAAGTGCAGATAATATTTATAAAATAAGTAATGAAATTTTAAAATATAATAAACCGATATCTTACGATTATTATGAATACATTCATTATTATTATTATGATAATAAAATATATTTTTATATATTTTGTTTAGACTTTTTAATTCAATTTTACAAAATAATTAATATGTATATTAATAATAATTATATATTAGATAGTAGTATATATAATAAAGAGTTTAATATAAAATTATTTTATGAAATAAAAAATGATTATGTATTATTTGTTAAAAATGGTTATGATGTAAAATTTAAAATTAATAAACCACTATATAATAAAATATCAATAAACAATATAGAAACAGCAAATGTTAATTTAACACAATTATTATCAAAAATGGTAGATAATTTTGAATTAATAGATATGACAGATAGTAATAAATATTATATGCGATATGTATATTATGATAATTTAAAAGTTAGATTACAGTATATATTAATAGAAACTTTAAAAAAAAATTTAAGAGAAATTAATAGTTCGGGATATATTAGTAATAAAAGTATTATAAAGAAAAATATTGAAATTAGTGATGAAATATTTATTAAATTATTGCAAAATAAAAATATAAATTATGACAAATTAATAGAATCAACTAGTAAATTAAAATCAGATGAAAATGAAACGAAACAAGTAAAAGATGCGATACTAAATTCGTTAAGTATAAAAAATACGAATGAGAATGTTTTAAATAATAAAGATAAAATAGAAAAAATAGAAGATTTAATTAAGATAAAAAAAGATAAAATATTGAAATTAAAATTACTATTTGTATGTATGTTATTAATATTTATAGTAATGGGTATTTTATTATTACAAATAAATAAAATAAAAAATAAAAATTTTGTATATATCACTCCAATAATAATAATAGTAATATATGTAATATGTTATTATTATTTATATAATAATAAAAAATATTATGAAGAATTTACAACAGAAACAATAGATGATTTAATAATATTAAATAACAGAAAAGCATCAGAATTATTAGTTGTATTAAATTATAATAAATTATATTATAATAATATAAATCCAGTCTTAAAAAAAGAGCTTAAAGAAACAAAAAATAAAGATGAACATTATAAATTATATAAAAAAATTAAAAATTCTAATTTAAATACAATTGAAAAAGATATAAAATATTATAAAGAAAATATAATGTATTTTATAAATTTAACATTATTATTTACAATAATTTTAGTACTAATATCAGTAACAGAAAAGTATAATACTATTATATATATATTAAGTTTAATAATATTTATAATAATGTCATATATATATATATATAATATAATTAAAATTGTTAGAACTAAAAGTAAAAATAATTATTGGAATGTAAATACAGATTAAAAAAGTTTATTTATATAATCTAATATATTATTTTTAATATTATATTTAAAATTAATAATGTTTTCATCTGTTTTATAATCTATAAACGGTTCGTGTATTATTTTTTTTTCATTTTTAATAAAAATATAATAATCAAATACAAGTGATATAATACAGGTTAAAAATAGCGTACCAATTAATTTATCAATTAAAAATAAATAAAAATTACTTATTAATAATATGATAAATAATATATTATTATCGAATAATTCTAATATAATATCTGGATAAGGTACAGAAGGTCTTAATGCATATATAATAACATATGCACATAATATGCCAGTAACTAATGCCAATATAATTTTTTTTATCGTGGTATAATAATCAAGTTCCATTATTTATTGTTCTATATATTATAATTATTTTTTTAATAATGTATAATAGAGATATATTATATAAAATGAATTATTCTACACTAACGGAAGCATATAATATTCCAATATTTGAATCAAAGGGTGGAGAAAATATTGATAAAAAGAAAAAAAGGAAAGATAAATCTGTATCAGAACAAAACAATATAATAGAACCTTATAAAAAAGAATATAAAAATTGCGAACCATTACAGCAACCACATTATAAATTACCAATTAAAGATAAACAAATAACAGAAGATACAAAAATATTTGAAGATTATTTAAAAGAAAGAAATTTAAAAAATAAAGAATTTACAGAAATTGAAGACAGTAATATTAATATATATGATAATTACAACAGTATTTTAAATGATGAAATAAAAGATATTGAACCATATTACGATGAAGATTTAGATAATTATATAAATATTAATGATATGGGAAATATAAATTATCCACAAAAAGAAATAAAAAATAAATTAATGTCAGAAGAATTTAATTTAAAAACACAGGAACCGTTAATAATAAATAATAAAGAATATGTATTGGTACCAAAAAAAACAAAAGTAAAATATAATGAAATTATTGAAAAAGATACAGAAAATCAAGAAAAAGAGTTAGAAGATAAACAGGAAGAAAATAATATTGATGTTGTTGTAAAACAAGAAAGTGAAAATTTAGAAGATAAAATATCGGAAATGGTTAAGTTATATGTAAAGGAAGAAAAAACTCCACCAAAAATAAGTAATTTCTATAAAAATATAATTAATATAGTGTTATTTATATTAATTGGAATATTTGTTATATTTTTATTAGATTTATTAACAGAATTGGCATTACATAAAGGAATGAAACAAACAGTTCAAATATTATTACCATTATTAGAAGAATTAAAAGAGTTAAAAAGAATATAAAAAATTTATAATATTTTTATTATAATGACACAATATTCACATATTGTAATATCAGGCGGGGGATTATATGGTATATCTTTACTAGGTATATTTAGATATTTTTATATTGAAAATAAATTAAAAAATGTTAAAAATATAGCTGGTAACTCGGTTGGTTCATTATTTTGTTTGGCGCATTCAATTGGTATTGATATTGAAGAATTAGAATTAATAATTAAAAATTTAGTAAAAGAGGAAAAATTAATAGTAACAAAAAAAAATATAGGAAATATATTTTTATATAATGGTATATTAAATTTCAACATAATAACAAATAAACTTAAAGAATATTTTAATGAAAAATATAATGAAACAGATATTACATTTTTAGAATTATCAAAAAAATTTGGTATTAATTTATATATAAGTGCTACAAATATAAACACAACGGAAAATATAATTTTTTCTACTGATAATACGCCAAATGTAAGTATATTTGACGCAACACACGCATCTATAACAATACCATATTTAGGAATACCAGTTTTAATAGATGGTGAATATTATGTGGATGGTTTAATGTCTAATAATTTTCCAATAAATATTTTTAAAAATATTAATAAAGATAATATACTTGGAATAGTAATAAATGTGAAAAATGATTATAAGGTAAATAAACTAGAAAAAAATACACAAATAAATTTTATAGATTATAGTAGAAAATTAATAGAAATATTAATAAAAAATTCTAGTAAAAGTACATTTCTTAAATATATAAAAAATGAATATGCGAATTTACTAATAATAGAAGATTCACCCATTAATGAAATGATTCCTTTAAAAACTTGTGACAATAATATTAAATATGATTTTACAGAATTAGATATAGATAATCTAATATTAGATGGTTTTATAAAAGCAGAAAATTTTTTTAATTATATAAAGAGTTAATAAAATAAATTATTATAATATATGAATTCTTTATTAAATAATAGTATAGTTGTTGGCGAATATTCATTAAAAAATAAAGAAACTACTGATAATGAAGAACCAAATAACACTGATGATGTTTCTAATGATAATAAATCTTCATGGTGGTATAAATCGAAAAATAATAAAAAACGTGTAATGTTATGTGGTACTTATCCTATAGGCACAAGTAATGGTTATTCTAAAGTTGTCTATTATATATGTAAAAATATGGAAAAATATGATGATATTGAATTAACAATATATGGTTTCCAAAATGTAAATAATACAAGTGGTTCTAATTTAAGAAATAATTTATCAGATAAAATAATATTATATGATGTAATGGCCAATGAAAATCCTAGAAGAAATGGTTTTGGCGAAAAAGAAATTGGCGACTATATAAAAAAACACCCACAGGATATTATAATTATATTTAATGACTCAATGATTACAACAGCTTTAACACATACAATAGTTAAAGAATGTTGGGATGAAAAAAAGAATTTTAAATTAGTTTCATATATGGATCAAGTTTATCCCTATCAAAAAAAGAAATATATTGAATTACTTAATGTTTTCTATGATGCCGTTATAACATTTACACCATACTGGAAAAATATTGCAAAAAAATTAGGTATAAAAAAACCATTATATTGTTTCCCACATGGATTTGATACAGATTTATATTATCCTGTTGATAAAAAAATAGCAAGAATGTATTTAAATTTTCCTTTAGATGATTATTTAGTATTAAATTTAAATAGAAATCAACCTAGAAAAAGATGGGATATTACTATAATAGGATGGTGTAAATTTTTAGAAAAAATTTACAATAAAAATACAGAAAATAAAAGAAATGTTAAACTTGTAGTTGGTACATCTATGAATGCATACTGGGATTTAATGGATATATTTGAAAATGAAATAAAATTTACTAATGTGCCTTGGGAATTTGCAAAAACAACAATAATACCTGTTGATATGCCACAACAATTATCTGATAGAGACATTAATATATTATATAATGCTTGTGATGTTGGATTAAATACTGCTGATGGCGAAGGTTTTGGATTATGTGGGTTTGAATCAGCCGCACTTGGCAAAGGTCAAATATCATCATATGTTGGAGGAATGATTGATTTTTTATTAGACGATTTTGCACTTCTTATAAGACCTTGTACTGCAATTTATTTAGATTGTAAATCTGCTGGTATCGGTGGTAAAGCAGAAATTGGTTCTCCGGATGATTATGGTAATGCATTTTGGAAATATTATAATGATGAAGAATTATTAAAATCACATGGCAAAAAAGCAAGAGAATATATAATAACACACTATAGATGGGAAACAGTTGTAGATTATTTTTATAATAATGTATTATTAAAAATTTAATCTATAATAATAATAGAAACAATAAATGGTTGAATGTGATAAATTAAAAATAAAAAAATGCGAAAAACAACAAAAAATATGTAATAAAGCTACTGGTAGATGCAATAAAATAGTTTTAAAAAAAGAAAAAATATGTCCTGAAGGTAAAATATTAAATCCAGTAACAGGTAGATGTAATAAAATAAAAAAGTTATTAACTGCAAAAAAATCATTAAATACAATAGAAAAAATATCAAAGTTAAAAAAAATATGGAAAAAGGTAAAATTAAATAATGCAAATGAAAACACTGCTCAAAAAAAAAGAAAAGCATTCGATATTGTGATAAAACATTTATTGCCATTTGTAACAAAAACATTTACTTTAAAAAATAGAATAAAATATGCGAAAAATGTTCATAAAGGAATGTTTCAAGATTTTGAAATTAAAAAACTTGAATCTAAAAAAATTCCAGCAGAAAAATTTAAAATAATTAAAAAAGATAATTATTATTTAAATAATATTCATTTATATAAAAAAATAGGTTCAGAAAGTGTATATGGTACGATTTATAATGTAAAGTATAAACACGATGATAATTTTTATAATATTTGTGGAAAAATAATGTGTGATACAAAAGATAATAGAAATGAAATTCAATTAATTATGAAAGCAACAGAAAAAACAATGAATAATGAGACACCACATTTTCCAATTATGTATTTTAATAGTTTTATACAAAAAGATACTAAGTTAAAAGATTTTAGTGTTTATTTGCCAAAATCTATTAAAAGATGTAACAAATTTATTGTTAATTTTAACGAGATGTTTTCAGGTGATTTAAAAATATTTATGGAAGAATGTAAACATAATAATAATAAAAATTTACTAATAAATACATTAGAACAAATATTTATATGTATATTAACATTTCATAAAAAAATAAAATTATCACATAATGATTGTCATTGGGGTAATTTTTTATATCATAAAATAAAACCTGGTGGATATATACATTATAATATTTTTAATAAAGATATTTATTTAGAAAATAAAGGTTATTTATGGATAATTTGGGATTATGGTTTAACATCACCATTATATGATTCTAATAAATATGTTGATTATTATAGAATATTAAATGCTTTTATAAGTTATGAAGATTATGGTTGGAATAATAAATTAAAATATAAAATAAATAGAGCAATTAATATTTTGGATAATATACCTGAATATAAAAATAATAAAAATTTTGAAAATAAATTATTTAACGAATTGTTTTCATATCATACACCCATATATGTAAAACCACCAGATAGTCAAATAATTAATCTAAATAAACCATATATATTATAATAAAAAAAAATAAATTTATACTAATTCACTTCCTAATGTAGCAGTCGCTTTAATATTATCAGGGGATAAATCACTAATTGCCATATCGTCAAAAGCAATTAGTGTATTAGGCAAAGAAACATTTGTATTTTTAAATTTATTATAAACTTTTTTCTTAATACTATTTGGGAAATTATAATCAATTTGTTCAATTAATGTTTCATATTCTCTAATAAAATTAGTTATTTTATAAAAATCTAATGATTCTATATCATTAATCATTGCCTCATCTATTCTATGATTTAATTTATTCATTTTTTTAGAAATATTTTGAAATACTGTTACTCTTTCATTAATTTTAAAATTATTTATCATTGCAAGTGTTAATCCGGTTACACTATTTATAACAATATTTGGTATTTTCATTTGGTCACCAGTTAAACTTGCACTATTTAATATAGCCAATGATGTACTAGATAAAATCAATGGTATATTAACAAAATTTTTAATAGTAGAATAAAATTCATAAGACCTTTTACATAAAATTGCTACAATTAAACTTTTATCTCTATATGATTTTAGTAATTTTAATTGTTGATTACTTACTTTATTTTGTGTTTTTTCCACCTCTTGAACATTTTCCTCACCTATTTTTACTAACTCTTTTAATTCTAAATTATCAGTCATTTCTTCGCTATATATTATAATCAATATTATGCTTAAATATTTTTTAATTTAATATGAATATTATTACTGCAAAAAATAATCCAATAATAAATGTTCCAAAAATTAATGGATTTCCATTTTCATCAATTATATCATTTGTATCTTTCCTAAAAATTTTTACAATTATATCTGCTATTTTATAAGTATTTTTATTCGATAAAATCATAAATAATATTAAACAATATAATGATATTTTTAACTTATTTATATAATTTGTTTTTTTCTTTTTTACTGGCTTAGTTTCCCGTTTTGTATCTTTATATTCATAATAAATTTCTTTATTATCCATATCTTTAATATATATAAATAAAAAAAAGATTATCTATTAAATAAATCCATTAAATAATATATTGTTGTATTATCTATAATATTATCTAAATTTATACCAATATTTGATATATTATTATGTACTCTATTTATTTCAATTGGTTCAAAATTTGTATCAAAAAATATTGTCATATTTGTAGTTGAATTTATATTAGAAATCCAATCTGGTAAATTATCATAAAAATCATTTGAAACAAGTGCTAATGCTTTTACAAAATTACAACATAGTATAAAATGTTCGTTACCATTTTTAAATAAATTTATAATTTCATTAGCAAATACATTAACATAATTATTATTATTTAAAATCAATAATAAATCTTCATTAAAATAATTATTTTCTATATCAATATCACTTGTTAAATCTTTATAAATATTTATTATATTTATAATATTATTAAATTTTAATTTTAAAAACCATAATACATTATTATAAAAACCAACTTTTTCCATATAATATACAACATCTGTATATGCTTGTTCCTTAGTATCCCATTCCTTTTTATTTTTTTTTATTTCTAATTTATTATATTTTATAAATAATTTTAATTTATTTATAATATTTTCATCTAATATTTCTCTTGTACAAGGATTTATATTATTTAATTTTATATAATAATCAAATTCTATGGCATTGAAACAGTATATTTTATTACCTGTCTTAAAATAAAAACGTAGTTTTTTCGGTATATCTACTATTTTATCTAATGTAAATGGATCATTTTCATTTGATATTTCATTTATATTATATTTTTTATTAACTAATTTATATAAATAATTTCTAATATTTTTTTGAATAATAATTATTTTATTTATATGTACTGTTAATTTATATGTTGTATTAAATATATTATAAATTTCTAATATAATTGTTTTTTTATTATTATTTTTTTTTATATTATAAGAATGAAACAATTCAATTAATACTATTTTATTAAATAAATATGATAATATTTTTATAAATAATAGTTTTTTTAAGTCATTCGTATCTTTATATTTTTGTATATATTTAAATAATAAATATATATCATCAATAGCATCTATAAAAAGTTTATTTTTTGTTTTTAATATTCTATTTATAATTTCAAAAAATTTTATATTTTTATATTTAATATGTTTATCACAATATAAACAATTATCACATATTATATTACATTTTTTTTTTTGAAATTTATTAATAAAAATACAATAGTTTGTATTTTTAGTGTCCATTTATAAATTATAATATTTTTTTTTTAGATTTATTTACACTGGTAGTAATATACCTGAATTTATATAACTATTATAATCATAATATTTATTATTTAATTCAACATATTTTTTATTTTTTATTAATACAACTCTACCTTTGCCCTTTTTTAATTTGGTATATTTTTGAAATTCTAATATTTTATTATCTTTATTTATATCTTTCGTAAATGATAATTTTTTATTATTTACATTTATAGGCCAATTATAACATTTATATCCACTTTCTAATGGTTTATTTTTTTCTGAATTAATTACACAATCAAAACTTGATGCTTTTAATAATTTTAAAAAACTATTTATTAATTCCTCTTTATTTTTCGCAATATTATATATATACTCATCTGTTGTTATTCCTTTATCCATTGTTTTTATTGTAAAATTTTTCTTTAATTGTTCTTGGGTTAATTTCATTATATATGAATATACTTGTACATTTCTATCTTTTAATGGCAACTGTTCATGAGAACACGTTCTTACCGCTCTTCCTATAACTTGATTTATTCTTACTGAATTCCAAAAATATTCCATTATTAATACTCTTCTTACATTTTTTAATGATATACCTTCTGCACCTGATTGTGTTATCATCAATACTTTAACTAATTTACCATATAATTGAATATCCTTATTCTTTTTTATTCTATCTGGTAATGAATTATATAACTCACCATTTAATTGTGAAAATTCTCCATTAAATAAATGTATTAATTGATTTGTTTTTTCTTTATCACTATTAAATACTATATATCTTTTATTATCATATTTTTCATCAAATACTGATAAATCACTATATTTATATCCATTTTCTGATTTTATTAATATTATTTCTTTATAATCATTATAATTTAAAGATTTACTAAATATTCCTAAACCTTCTACCATTCTAAATTGTGAATATATTAATACAGAACCAGGCGATTCTTCTATATCATCTAACATTTTTGAATATTTTGGACTATAATAATTTTTTAAATTTTCTTTTGATAAATATTGATTTGTATCCAATTCTTTTATTACTTTATCTAATTTATTTTCATAATCATTATTTACCACTATCTCTTCATTTATATTATCTTCCGCTACAATATCTAATTCTTTCCTTAATATATTTTTAATATCACTTGGATATACTCTTTCTAAATTTTCAGGAAACGCAAAATTACAAACCATTCTACTATATGCTCTATATACAGACGATTTTTCATCCATATCATTTTTACGAAATTTTTTCGCTTCATCTATTTTTCTTTCTTTACTTCTTACTTCATCATATTTTGTTAATTGATGGTTTGACATATTTAAGTATTGTATTTTTATTGGCAATAATTCAGGAAAAAATTCACTTCCAGATGTTCTATAATAACTAACTGTACCTAATATTCTTCTTTGAAATAAATCTAAATTTTTTGTTACTGGTTTCTCTTCATCTTTATAATCTATAAACATTTTATCAAAATCATCTTTATTATTTGGTAACGCATAATATAATTCCTTTGTTTTTTTTATACCTATTTTTAATCCTTTTATATTTTCTAATTCACTTTTAATTATTTCTATTAGTTTATCTTTTGTATATTCCCATTTATATTTTACTATTTCTATTGATTTAGATTCTTTTATATATCCTTCTGGTAATAATGCTATACTTATTTCTCTATTATTATAGTAAATATAATCTATAAATTTATTTATATTTAATTCATTAATTTTTTCCTTTAATATTTTCTCACTAACATCTATTGAAGATGATAGTAATTTTATTTTAAATATTTCCATCGGTCCTCTTAATAAATTTATTAAACTAGCAATTTCATATGGATTATTTATAATTGGTGTACCAGATAATAACACTAATTTGCAATTATCTGCATTCATCATATTATTATAAACTGTTCTTGCTATTTTTGAACCATTTACTACCCTACTTATAAAATTATGAACTTCATCAACTATTATAAATGAATTATTAAATATATCTTTTCCCATTTCTGTAAGCATTTTTTGTGTTAAACCATTGTAACTTATAAATTTATATTTATTTCTAATTATATGTAATATTATATCATCTATTATTTTTTTTTTATCACTTTTTAACGAACTATATGTAACATCATTTTCTATAACACTCGCATAATCATTTAAATCATTTTTATAAAGTGGTAACCATATTTGTTTATCCTTTTTTATATATTTAATATTTATACCATATTCTATTAATTTTTCTATTAGTGTTTTGGATTTTAAATCACCTGTTATTTTTAATAAAGTCCACGTTTTTTTCATATTTAATCCTAAAGTTGATATTTTCATCAATTCATTTTCATAATTTTTTGCTAATGATGCTGGTGTTAATACAAATATTTTTCTTTTTTCCATAAAAATTTCTGCAGCTGCGATTGATGCAGCTGATTTACCTGAACCCAATTCGTGATATGCCAATATACCACGATAAGGACTATCTAGTTGAATATAATCTCTTAATATTCGTTGGTGTGGAAATAAACTTATCGTTTTTACATCTATATCACAGTTATCACTTTTACATTTACAATTTTCTTTTTTATTTGTATCTTTATACTTATTACGATTAAATGTATTATTTATTTTTTTATTATAACCAATTCTATTTTCCAATATCCAATTTTTTGGTTTAACTTCTATATCCATATTATTTTATATTAATATTATTTTTTATAAAAAATTGATTAATTTTATATTACTTCTATTTAAAATGAACAGCACTTTTAATGATAGTTATTATGAATTACATAAGAATCGATTAAATAATATTTTTATTAATCATGCTATTAATGCGGCAGATAATAGTGATGGTGGTCCTTTTGGTGCAATTATTACAAAAAATGATAATATTATATCTATCGGTAATAATAAAGTAACTGTTTTAAATGACCCAACAGCACACGCAGAAATTGTCGCAATTAGAGAAGCTTGCAAAGAATTAAATACTTTTAATTTACAAGATTGTACTTTATACACTAGTTGTGAACCTTGTCCCATGTGTTTATCTGCTATTTATTGGTCTCGAATTAATACAGTTTATTATGCAAATACACGTCACGATGCAGCCGATATTGGTTTTGATGATAATGAAATATATAAAGAATTTGAAAAAAGTAATAAAGATAAAAATATTAATTTAATACATTTAAAAAATACAAGTGCATTAAATACTTTTAAAAGATGGAAAAATAATGTTAATAAAATTAGTTATTAAATTTAATTAATTTATCTAAAAAATTTTCTTTTCCTTGTTTTGTAAATTTATATTTACTTAAAACATAAAATATTGTTCTATATTCTGTATTTGTTATTATTTTTTTATCAAATATTTTTTCTATTAATAAATCGGTATCTTTTATTGATAATCTACCGTCACCTTTTTTTTTTATTAATTCTTCTGCAAGTTCTAACACTTTTTTATCATAATTTAATCCATCTATAGTAGTATAATAATTTGTCGATTTATCACTCATTTCTATTTAAAAATAATATTTTTAAAATAAAGAATATTATATAAATAGATAAATATTAATAATAATATGGCTCAATACATTAGTAGTAATATTAGTAACATTATTATTAAAAATATTGAACAAAAATCACTAAATAATGAAATTTTTATTAATAATATTGATTTATCTTTTTATAATGTTTATTCTAATGTAATATATTCAAATTATGATATAGAAACTAATTTTGATATAAATAATTCTAATTATGAAATAATACATAACAATATTGATAATAATATTTATAAATTATATACTTATAATGATAATATTAACTATAGTAATTTATTAATTAGTTATACTTTTAATTCAAATTTATATAATAATGTTTTTGAAATTGAAAATTATACAAAAATAAATAATATATCTAAATATAATGATTTGTCATATATTTATGATGATGATAATAATATAGAAATTAATTATGATAATTGTAACATTATTTTTAAATATAATGATTTAATTAACAATAATAATCAAACCACATATAATATTAATTTTTTACAAGATACTATATGTGATATTTTAATTGTTGCTGGAGGAGGTGGTGGTGGCATGGATATGGGTGGTGGTGGCGGTGGCGGTGGTATTATATATCTACAAAATACTTTAGTTACAAAAGGTAAAAAAGTTATAAAAGTTGGTAATGGTGGTACTGGAGCACCTGCAGCAGGTACAAATGGACAACCGGGGGGTCACCAATACACAATAAATGCTACTTCCGGTTATGACTCTCAATTTGATACACATATTGCTGTTGGTGGAGGATATGGAGGGTCTGCTCCACATAGTCATACACTACAAGGTAAAGCTGGTAATGGCGGTTCAGGTGGTGGTTCATCAGGTTATCAAGCAAATAATGATATTAATGATGCCGGAACGGGCATTGATGGTCAAGGATATAGAGGAGCATATGGAAAACAACATCATTATAGTGGTGGAGGTGGAGGTGCTGGAGAAATTGGTGGAGGTGGTTCAGATGATGCAAGTGAACGACAAAGAGGTGGTGATGGATTAGCATTTGATATACTAGGTACTTCCTATTATTGGGGAGGAGGTGGTGGTGGTTCTGGATATTCAACAACAGGTGGTGATGGAGGTAAGGGTGGCGGAGGGGGTGGTGCTATTGGTATAACTTATGGGGGCGAGGGGGGGTTAAATGAAGGTGAACCAGGTGGTGGAGGAGGAACAAATAGTCATGCTAATCGTCCAGGTGGTAATGCTGGAAAACATACTGGTGGTGGTGGTGGAGGCGGTTCTCACTATAATAGTAATAATAAAGGAGGAGATGGTGGTTCTGGTATAGTTATAATTAAATATTCTCACAATACAAGTAATTATTTATTGGCAACTGATAATTCATTGACAACATCATATACAACAGCAGATAATTTATACAATGATACATTAAATATTTTTAAACAATATGAAATAAATAATTTTTATTTTAATAATTTATTAACAGATAATTTTACAATATCTTTTTGGATTAATATTACAGGGAATAATGATTGTGATATAATATATGATAGTTATAATTATTTTAAATTTCAGTATAATTATAATAACCATTTATTTTATATTATTAATGATACAAATACTTTGAAATATAAAATTTTATCTAATGATAATTTTATATTTATATGTATTATTTTTACAAAAAATAACAATGATTACTATATAACTTTATATCAAAATGATAAAATAGTAAATAGATATGATGATTTTATAGAATTAATAACATTTAATGATACAATAAATAATAAATTTTATATAGGCAATGCTACAGGTAATTTCCAAATTAATAATTTTAAAATATATAATACTAAATTAACAGATAATAGTATTAATTTATTATATCAAAATAATAAAATAAATAATTATGATATTACAAAAACAAATAATTTAATAGCAAGTGAATTTTATAAATTAGAAACATACTACAATTTTAATCATAATTTAATAAATTTAATTAATAATGAAATACTAGATATAGATAATAGTAATTATAAATTAAATTCAGATTATATTGTCATATATAATAATAAATTTATAGAAATTCCTAATGCACACTGTAAAAATATATTAAATACTATAGATGATAGTACTTTAAGTATAGATTTTTATATTACTAAAATACTTGAATATAATACACAATTTTTAATGGGAATGAATTATACAAATAATATTTTTATTGTAAGTATTGCACAAAATGGTAGTAGTAATATAATTAGTTGGACAAAAAAAAATTATGGAATCGGATTTAAAATAAAATGTAATTATGATGATTCTATATATAATAATTGGAATACGATTACCTTAATTTCAAAATATAATAACAACACAAAACAATTTTATCCTTCTATATATATAAATGGTATTAAACAGAAAATAATATTTGAATATGAATTTAGATATTTAGATGATACAATATTAACTAATAATTTAAATAATTTGTATATAAATGGTATTGTTGAAGAAAATAATAGTTTATCTAATTACAATGGTGAGAAAATGTTTAAAAATTTAAGAATATACAGTAGGGAATTAAATATTAATGAAATTAGATTAATAAACAAATATACAAATATTACAAACAATCATGGAATATATAATATCAAAGATATAATAACTACAACAAAAGAAAGGGTATACCCACCTACAAGAAATTTAACAAGTGCTTCACATACTATATCTCAACAACTATATGGTAATGGGTTATATGAAACATCTCATAGTGCTGTATATTCTTCTACTTATGCTGGTTATTCTGCTTTTAATACAGGTATTACTGCTGGTTATCACAGTCCAGCACATTATACTTCATCATCTACTGTGTTTAATGATAGTTATTTTAATAATGATAGTGGCAATTTAACAAGTCTCAATTATACTGGTGAATGGGTAAAAATAAAATTACCTGTTTATATAAATCTCACCAAATACGGTTTGAAACAAAGAAGTACTCAACCAAATAGAGCACCAAAAGATTACAAAATATATGGGAGTAATGACAATACTAATTGGACTATTTTAGTAGATAAAGCAGGAGATAATGCTATTATTCCAACGTATTATAGTTCTGGGCTGTTTCAAGAATCTGTATTTACGACAGGTGAATATAAATATTTTCTTATAATTGTAAATAAATTATTGGGTAATGATACTTATTTGAATTTAGATGAATGGTATATATACGGTGTAGAAAAAGTAGATATTGTCAATGGTTTAATAGCACATTGGAAATTTGATGGAAACTATAATGACAGTAGTGGTAATAATTATCATTTGACTAATCATAATTCTTCAACACAATCAACGCATATAATAGATGGTGAAGCAGTTGAGTTTGATAATTCTGATTATTTAGAGTTCCCATCACAAATTAATCCATATACTATATGGAATGGCAATGGTATTACATTCAGTTTTTGGTTCAGAGCAACATCAGCAGGACATTGGGCTCGATTGATAGATTTTCAAGATACAACATCAAGTAGTAGTGGGGTATTAATTGGTCGGTATGGTTCAACAAATAATACAATACGAATAGTAATAAATGATACTGCTAATGGTGATATATCAGTTGCCAATTTTTCAGACTCAACTTGGCATCATTTAACATTTTCTGTGGATACCTCTGGTATTTGGACTGTGTATCTTGATAATGTCAATAAAAATATATCACAGACACAAACCATACCCAATATAACATATACTGAGCGATACATCAATAAATCATCATATTCCGCTAATGGTAATTGGGACGGACAAATGGACAACTTCCGCATATACGACAGGGTATTATCAGCTGAAGAAATAGAAAAATTATATTTAGAAGGAAGCGAAAAAAAAGCAATAGAAAATAATATAATACCAAATTCAACAGATGAATATATAACTTTTAAATATAGTTCTAATACAGAATTAAGATTTGTATTTAGAGAAGATGAAAGTCCGTATAGTTGGCAAGAAGCCTATGATGAAGCAATTGCTAATGGCGGAAGAATGCCAACTAAAACAGAATTATTAAATTATTTAACTAGTTTAGGTTATACTCTTCAAAATGATGATACAAAATCTCCTTTATATAATGAAGATATATGGACTCCTGTTATAGCAGAATATTCAAATGGTCGCGATTGGATACAATTAGGAGTAACTTCATCACATTGGATAGGAAAATCACATACAGAACATCACGGTTATCCATCATGGGGCGATACTGCAGATACTAGAAGTTATAAAAGAATTTATGTAGAAGTGTATGAAGATACTAAAAACAAAAAAAATAGTAATTATACTATTTTTTTTAAAGAAAATGTTGAGTGTGATGTTCTAATTGTTGGTGGCGGAGGAAGTGGTTATGTTAATGAAAATTTTAACGATGAACCGGGTGGTGGTGGTGGAGGAGGTGGTGGTGGAGGACTAGTATATATTTCTTCCCATATTTTTAATGGTTACTATAATTTAACTGTTGGTTGTGGTGGTGACTATAATTCTGATGGTTCAGCATCACTACTGACAGATGGCAATGATATTTATTATGCGTTTGGAGGAAATTCAGGTACTATTAGTGATGGTGGTAATAGTGGTAATAGTTATGTAACAAATTTAACAAATGTAACTATAAATACAACAAATAATAATGGTGGTACTAGTGTAATTTCTACATCAGGTACAATATCAGGTGGAGGTGCAGGTTCTGCTGAAAATGGAAATAATAATGGTACCGGAGGTGATGGTATAGAAATAAATATTAATGGTAATAATATATACTATTCAAGTGGCGGTGGTGGCGGAGGCAACACTGATAGTATTGTTAATGGAGGTAATGGTGGTGCAGAAACAGGTGTTAATGCATTAGAAAATACAGGAGGTGGCGGTGGTGGTGGAAATTTAACAAATAGAAGTGGTTTAGGAGGTTCAGGTGTAATTATATTTAAATATTCTCAATTAAATAATAGCAAAATTAAATATTGGGAAAGAGAACCTATTTTATCTAGAATATTTACAAATAATTCAATAATTCTTCATTATAATTTTAGTAGTTCTATTAATGATATAAGTGGTTATAATAATAATTTAATAGTAAAATCATCAAGCAATACACCGAAATATAGTTTTAATAATTATGTAACAGATAATTCAACAATTTACATAACAAATGAAGAATTTGAAATACCCTTATCTACATTTGATATATTAAATATACAAAAAAGTTTTACAATATCATTTTGGTATAAAAATATAATAAATTCAAAAAATACATTATTACATACAAGTATAATAGAAATATTTTTTGAAAATCAAAATACATTTAATATTAAATCAAATTATAATAATGAAATAATAGTATATGATATAGATTATATTAATAATAATAAATTTAATCACTTTGTATGTGTATTTACTTACAATAATACAATAAATAATTATATAATAGAATATGAAGTAGTATTATATAGTAATAATAAATATATTAATAAACAAAATATAATTTTTAATATAAACAATGATCCAGATAATATAATAAATTTAAATAAAAGTGGTGAAAGATTAAATGGTTATTTAGATGATTTTAGAATATATAATTATGATTTAAGTTTTACAGAAGTATATAATTTATATTTGAGTTATAATATAGAATTAAAGGAAGATGATTACTATAAATATTATATTTTTAAATGCATTGATAAAAACATAGCAAAATATAATATTAATTTTAAAAATAATACTGTTTGTGATATATTAATTGTTGGCGGAGGTGGTAGTTCAGGAAAGGGTGGTGGTTCAAACGAACCTGGTGGTGGTGGAGGAGGTGGTGTTATTTATATGACTAATAAAGAATTTAATAACGGTATATATAATATTAGTGTAGGCAATGGTGGTTATCAATTAAATGGTTATGATAGTTGTATTAAAAAAGATAATATTATATTAGAAATTGATAATATTAAGTTAACGGCATATGGTGGTGGTTTAGGAGGTGGAACACAAAGCGGATATTATAGTTCTCATAGTAGTGGTCATGTTCCGGGTTATGATGGTGGTTCTGGTGGTGGAGCATCACATATTAGTTATTATGGCAAATCATTACAAGGTAAAACAGTATGGAATGGTACAGAATATATTAGTGGTGGTTATTCTTCAACAATGGGCGACCCATATGGTGGAAGTTCTAATGATGGCAGTGGAGGAGGTGGTGCAGGCGGAATAAATATAAAAGATAATGGCGGAATTGGTGCAAAAATAAATATATTTGGAGAAACTAAATATTATGGTGGTGGAGGTGGTGGAGGTGGTGGTTCAAGTGTTGGTGGGGGTTTAGGTGGTTTGGGAGGCGGTGGTAATGCAAGAAAAAAATCACACGGTGATGGTTTTGAAGGATTACCTTATACGGGAGGAGGCGGTGGTGCTTCATATGGTAACGGTAGTGTAAATAAATCAGGAGGTTCTGGAATAGTTATTATAAAATGTCATAAAGTAACAAAAATATATAGTGAAATATATAGTATTACTAATAAAATTAATATAATAAATAATTATAATGATTATACAACTAACTTGGTACACCAATACAATTTGGAAAATGATTTAAATGATAATATAACTAATACATCAAATTTATTATATAATGAAGTATATTATTATGAACAATCTAGAATAAGTAAAAATCGTTTTATTATAAATAATTTAAATACATATAATAATTTAAATACTACATTTGTAGATTTTTATTCAGCATTTGATTCAGAATATAGTAATTATTTTAATTTATGTGAAGGATTAGTATTAGAACAAGGTACATATAAAGTAAATTATTATACTGGTTATTTGCCTACTAATGGTTCAGATCAAGGAACTTTATATAAATGTAATTTTGTAAATAATAGATGGTTTAAGAATTTTAAAAATGAACCAATAGTATATGGTATAGGTGCCCAAGGTAATTGGCACAACCAATGGAGACAAGAAGTTCATGTGCCAAACATTGATGAATATCGTTTTACATTAACAGAAAAAACTGTTTTAATATTACATACAACAGGAACATCTGGGTGGATAAAAAAATATGGTGAATGGAATAATACAGATAATGTAAATATATATAATCAATATTTTAAGTCACAATATAATAATTATGGATTTCCAGGCAAAGATAGTTATTGGGGATATAGAGAATGGCAAGGTGGTAGTTGGCATAAAATAAAAATAAATAAAGAATATACAACAAATATTCCTGATAAATATAAATATAAATCTAATATAAATGGTATAATATTAAATAATGATAATTATTTAGAATTGCCATCAACTTTTAATCCCTATACAATATGGAATGGGAATGGAATAACATTTAGTTTATGGTATAATTTTACTAGTGCTAGTCGTTATGCAAGATTTATAGATTTTCAAGAAAATTTAAATTCATCAACAGGTATTAGAATATTTAGAAATAATACTAGCAACACTATTATTAATATTACAGTTAATAGTGTAGATAGTGGTTCTATTAATGTAGATAATTATTTTGATGGCAAATGGCATAATTTAGTATTTTCAATTAGTAAAGATAATATATGGAAACTATATATTGATAATATTTTAAAATATAATCAAACAAAAACAGGAATATCATCTACAATTAATTGGAACTATAGATATATTAATAAATCTGTATATATAGCAGACGGTTCATTTACAGGTGCTATTAGTGATTTTAGAATATATAATAGTGATTTAGATGAAAATAGTATAGCAAGTATATATAATTATAAAAAAACACAGTTGTATAATTTATATCCCGAAATAGATACCACTAATTTATTTGCACATTATATATTTAATAATAATATAAATGATAGTGGTAAAAATAATATTAACTTAATTGAAAATACATCGGGTGATATAATATATAATAGTAATGATATATATCTTAATAATAAATATTTGTATTCTCAAGTAATAGATTTAAGTAATTCTGCATTTTCAATATCTGTGTGGTTTAAAAATTATAATAATACAAATAATATTATATTATTTAGACAAGGAAATACAAATACAACTAATACAAATTTGTATATAGGGTACAATAATAGTAAATATTATATTGATTTTTATAATAATCGTTTAGAAACAATAGCAATAAGTAATAATAGTGATTGGTCGCATTTAGTATTTATAGTTAAAGAAAATAATAATCGTGAAATATGGATAAATGGTAAATTAACAGCATATGATTATAATACAGATTTTTTTAATACAACATATAATTTATTTAAAATAGGCGAATCAATAAATGGTTATTTAAAAGAATTATATATTTATAAAAAAGTGTTAACAAGTAATGAAATTATAGATTTATATAACACAAACTATATATCACTTAATGATATGTATTCAGATAAAAAATATAATATTATGACATTTAAATATAATCCAAATAATGATAATGGTTCTGGACAAACTGAATATACTATAAACTTCCCCCAAGATACTGAATGTGATGTTTTAGTTGTTGCTGGTGGTGGTGGAGGTGGTGGTTTTGGTGGCGGAGGTGGTGGTGGTGCTATATTGTTTCAATCTGGTTTAAAATTAAATGGTGATATTATTATAAAAATTGGAAATGGTGGAGAAGGTGGAATAACTAATGCAAATAATGGATTAAACGGCAATAATTCTTCTATTATAATTGATGCAACAGAATATATAGCGATGGGAGGCGGGGGTGGTGGAACTCGAGACTCTAACGCAAATGGTGTCACGGGAAATGCAGGGGGGTCCGGCGGCGGTGGTTCGCATTCTAATGGTACGCAGGTAAATGGTGGAATATCTAATAAATTAACATATAGTGGTTGGACGTCTTATGGTAATATTGGTGGTAAAGGTAGAGCAGGGAATGAAGGTAGTTTGCCCAATCACGCTTCTGGCGGTGGTGGTGGTGCAGGATATCAAGGTGAAGACGCAATTCAAAATACCCAAGATAATAGAACATATCAAGGTATTATATTTCACGCACCTATGAGTGGAGAAGCATCTAGTAGTTGGGTAACAGGTTTGGGTGGCGGACATTACCGAGACTGGGATGCAAGATTTAATGGTGATAGAGATTTAGCATTATCACCATCAATAAATACAATTGTTGCTAATATTAAATATTCAGTTAATAATATTAATGGTGTTATAATTAAATGGAGATCAAGTTTTAATGATAACAGTATTCAGTTCGGATATTTTATGACAAGTAGTTCAGCAAGATTACTAAAAAATTCAAGAACATATTGGCAATATACAAGTCTACCATATGGTGCTGAATTTTATATTGGTTCAGGAGGTGGAATACAACATGAAGTATATATAGAAGAAAATTATACTGTAAATTTAGGTGGTGGAGGCGATGGTGGTATTGGTGTAGATTTTAGTAACTATTTTGGTACAAATTGTGGCGATAATGGGTGGTTTGGGGGAGGAGGAGGAGGAAATACATATGAGAATGCTGGGAGACGTGGCTGGGGCAGCAGTTATAACTGGATTTAGTGATAATGTACGTGGTTTTGGTGGTGGTGGTGATGGAGGTTACGATGATGGTACTGATGCGAATCCTGGTATAGAAGGAACTGGTGGTGGAGGCGGAGGGTCTCGTTGGGATGGTGGTGGTTCAAATGGCAAAGGTGGTAAAGGCGGTTCAGGTATTATAATTATTAAATATAGAAATGAAAATAATATTATATTAAACAATTTTTGGAATAATAATAATAAATTATCAAATAGTAATTTAATATTAAATACAAAAATAAATGATGAAATTAAATTAAATTTTAATGAATATAAATTTTCAATATTTGATATTATCGATATTAATATTTATTTTAATATTGAAAATATTATAAAATCTAAAGATAACACTTATCCACCAATTAGTTATAAAACAACACCATTTTATAATAAATCAGCTGTTATACATCATGTTACTAATAGTAACTATGGGAACGGAACATATTTTATTAGTTATTCAAGCAAATCTAATGTATATATTAATAATTTACCAAATCAAGTATTTTCTAACTATTTAGGTGGAGGGATATGGAAGTCTTTAAATTATGATGATAAAACAGGTGATTATATAGGTAATACTTCTGATATAACATATAGTAGATATACAGGAGATTGGATAAAAATAGTATTACCGCATTATATTATAGCAAGTAAGATAAGTTTTAAATTATTTGATAACAATTTGGCATTTACTAATAATTTTCCTAAAAATTACAAATTTTATGGTACAAATGATGAAATAGAATGGGTAGAAATTTTATCAGATAATAATGTTATTATGACAAATAATGTATATGAAAAAGAAATAAATAACAATAGAATGTTTAAAATTTATATTTTAATTGTTAATAAAATTGGTTTATCACATTTTTTGGCATTTACAGATTTTAAAATTAATGCTATTGAATTAAATAATACTGATTTAGAAGATTATAATTATTTTTTACATAAACATGTTAATAATTTAGAAATAAGTCAAAGTATATATTATTTAGAAATACCAGAACCAACTATATGTGATATTTTATTATTAGGTGGAGGCGGCGCAGGCGGTTACGATAATGGTGGTGGTGGAGGTGCGGGTGGATTAGTATATGTTGAAAATGAAACATTACAAGGTTTATATAAAATAACAGTTGGTAAAGGAGGTAGTGGAGTTTCTAGTCAAACAAAAGGTGAAAGTGGCAATGATAGTATAATTAGTCAAAATAATATAAATTTATATGTTGCTACTGGAGGAGGAGGTGGTGGAACGGGTAATGGAACATCTGCAGCAGGTACAAATGGGGGATGTGGAGGTGGTCGTGCTGGAGAATATAATAATAGTTCAGTTACAGGTGGTATTACAACACAAATTATATATAATTTAGATAATGTATATACATTTGGAACAAATGGTGGAAATGCACCAACTGGTTATGGTGGTTCAGGTGGAGGTGGTTTAAAAGAAAATGGTTTTGACCATTCAAGTAAAAATAATAGATATGCAGGAAGAGGTGGTGATGGTATTTCGGGAATATATACAGAAAATTTATCTGTAAATTTTAAAAATAAGTTTAAGATTACAGATAAAAATATTGGGCAGCATATAATAGATAATAATAATAACTATAATGTATATTTTGGTGGCGGAGGAGGTGGTGGTAATGAAAATAATTATGTAAGTTTATATTATGACCAAAATAGAGGTGGTATAGGTGGAGGAGGTGTAGGTGGTGGTTATAGACATTATGGAAATAGTTCATCGACACAACATGATGCAATGCAAAATACAGGAAGTGGTGGCGGTGGGTCATTTTATAATAATTCAACTGCAACAAAAGCAGGCGATGGTGGTTCGGGAGTAGTTTTAATAAAAAAAAAATATTTAGGTAGCATATGGAATGTAATATTAAATGATAATATAGAATTAAATAAAATATATATAGATCCAATAGAATTAATTTTTAATTTTGAATCAGAAATATATACTTATAAAAATTTTAAATTAAATACATTCATTGAAGAAAAATTATATCCTTCGTATTTAATACGTGAAAATATTCGTAATAATAATTTTGTAATTAATAATAAATTTTATGGAAATGGCAATTATGAAATAAGTTATACAGGAGAAAATAGTTCAATTATAAATATATTTAAATATAACAATGAAAATATATTTCAAGAAGCAATATGGAATGATAATTATAGTGATATAGAAGAACATCAATATATTGGTAATGATAGTTTATTTGAAAATACTACATATAAGGGTGAATATGTTAAAATAAAATTACCTTACAAAATTTTATTAACTAAGATATCATTAATTGGAAAAATAAATAAAAATAATTTTCCAAGTGATTTTAAACTATATGGTTCAAATAATAATGAACATTGGAATGAAATTATAATAAAAGATAATTATAAATTAAACTTAAATGAAAATTACAGTAATTATGAAGGTTATTCATATAAACTAAATAATTATTTAGTATTTGATAATTATGCAATAGTTGTAAATAAACTAGTAAATGGTACAAATTTAATATTATTGGCTTGGCATTTATATGGCAAAGAAATATTTAGAAAATTAGAAGATAGACCAACAAATATGCCAATAAATGAAAATGTTAAGTTATCACAATTATTTCAAGTTTATAATTTAGATAATAATTTTTTAAATTTATCAAATGCAAATATAACAATAAGAAACTATTATAATGGCGGTGAATATATAAACAATGATAATGTTCCTAATCTATTAAATGATTTAGGTAATAATAGTACATTAACATTTGGGAATTTTAAGGGTACTAGTGTAGATACATATGAATTACCATTTATAGATAGTTTATATGCCAAATATTATTTAGATGATGAATCATTATTGCAAATAAGTAGTGGCAAATTAATTAAATGGAAAGATAGTAGTGGTAATTCAAGAGATATTGTAAGTTATAGAGGGTCGCCTCAATTAACTACATTTACAAAAGGAAGTAAAGGATTATATGGTAATGGTGATATTAAAGTTGTTAGTGGAAATGAATCAAGTGGTTATATTTTACCATTTAGATTACCTAAAAATTATACATTTTGTTATGTAGCAAGATACAGTGAAGTAAATAGTACTTATAATAAAAGAATATTTGATTCTAGAGATGGAGAGGGAAGAGGTACTTTATGGGGATTTCATAATAATAAAGTAGGTCTATCACATAATAATCGTAATGGTTGGATAACTATGCAACATAAAAAACAATCTGAGAATGATTATTGGTTAATTGGTATAGAAACAAAAAAATCTGCAAGATTTAATGGTATAGACTATACTGATTATTATACACATCGTGATGGTATGGATTTACCACGACAAAATGATAGTGATTATGATAATCCTTGGCCAACAATAAATTATGGTTATTATACAGGACAAATAAAAACAACAGAAGTGAGCAGATGGCAAGTAGCAGAAATGATATTTTATGAAGAAGAATTAGAAGAAATAGACATGATTAAAATAGAAAATTATTTTGCAAAAAAATTTGGTCATATAAGTTTTAAAAATACTATTAAAAATGTTGAATTATATAAATCATTGAATGATATTACTTATAAAAACGATATATTATTTACATATGACGGCAATAGGTATTTCTATAATAATACGAAATTATATGGTCCTATACCAAATAGATTTGATATGTTGGTATATAATAATAATGTATATTCAATATTATTATACACAAATAATGTAGGTGGTGGATGGTGGGGAAGAGGAGTAGCAAAAAGTGGATATAGTAATAGAAATAGTGATAGATATATATATCCAGATATAAATATAAATAATATTATAAATTATTCATCACAAATATATAAATATAAGTATGTTAATATGTTAGTTTTAGGAGGAGGTGGAGGCGGAGGTGGTACTAGTGCTGGTGGTGGCGGAGGAGCAGGTGGACAAGCATATATTGTTAATAGTGATAATATAAATAATGTTTCAATTGATTTAAAAATTGGTTTTAGAGGTAAAGGTGGTGATTATTGGAGTTGGAATGGTGGTTCATCAGGAGGTGACACTGAAATAATAATAACAGATAATACAAATACAACCTCAACTACAACATTGATTGGATATGGTGGTTATGAAGGTAGAACAGGTGGTAGAAGTACTGTTTCAGGTGGTAGTTATAATATTTCAAATAATTTATTTGTTGGCACAGGAGAACAAGGGGGGGCAAATGGTGGAATTGGAAAAAGTAATGGTTGTGGTGGTGCGTGTGGTGGCGCAATATCAACAGCTACAAATAAAAATATTGGTGATGATAATGATAAATTATGGAGTATTATAAATGAATATATATCTGTAAATAATATAACAGGGTATTCAAGATTAGAAAGTTATAATAGTGGTTGGTGGTGGTTAGCAAATCGTGTAGGTGCTGGCGGTCAAGGTGCAAGAGGGGGTTATTCGGGAGATCCTTGGGCAAGAGGGGGAGATCCGGGAGGAGGTGGATTAGTTGCAATAATATTAGATTTTAATTAAGTTATATAAACATAATTTGCTTAAATTATTTAATATGTATTACGAAAATGAATTAGGTTATTTAAATTTATTAAAAGATACAATAAATCAAGGCGAAAGTGTTAAAACTAGAAATGGTACAACAATTAGTAAATTTGGTAGTTTATTAAAATTTACTAATATAGAGAATTTACCAGTTATAACAACAAAAAAAATATTTTTAAGAGGAATAATAGAAGAATTATTATGGTTTTTAAAGGGTTCTTATATGGCAACAACACTACAAGAAAAAAACATTCATATATGGGATGGTAATTCATCAAGAGAATTTTTAGATAATAATAATTTTAAAGAATATAAGATAGGGGAATTAGGACCAATATATGGTTGGCAATGGAGAAATTTTGGAAAAAAATATAAAAAGGAAGGTTCTGAAACAGGTATAGATCAAATAAAATATATAATTGTTGAATTATTAAAAGAAAATAATAGTAGAAGAGCAGTTTTATCTGGTTGGAATCCATTACAATTAGAAGAGATGGTGTTACCACCGTGTCATATATTATATAATTTTTATAAAAATAGTAAAGGTTTATCTTGTTTAATGACAATGCGTAGTACAGATTTATTTTTAGGATTACCATTTAATTTAACAAGTACAGCAATACTAACACATATAATTGCGAAAGTATTACATTTAAAAACATATGAAATTGCAATAGCAATAACAGATGGACATATATATGAAGAACATATAGATAGTGTAAATAAACAGTTAAATAATAAAATAATAGAAAATAATGTAAAATTAGAAATAAATATTGAAGCACCAGAATTAGATAGTTCAATTGAGGAAAAAATAAATTGGATAAATAATTTAAAGTATGAAAATTTTAAAATTCTAAACTATAATTCATGTGAAAAAATAACAGCGGTTATGAAATAATTTTAGTAACAACCGGCTTCTGTCCATGGTATGCCACACGCTTTAGAATATGCGCATCTAAATTTATTGAAAGTATTTATTTTATATTTTTTAGCGTATTCCAAATCTTTTTTTGCTAAAAAGAGAGGATATACAGAATCTATTCTAAGTGGTACAACGCCTGTTACATCAAAATTATCACTAAAATAAGTATCATCAATATTTTGAATTGCATTATTATTATTTTTTTCTAATACATATTCATCATCAATATATTTTAAAGTATAACCTGACATTGTAGCCGCATATTCACAAAATTGTAAATAGTCTTCATCGTTTAAATTATATTTATTAACACTGCTTACATCTCTAGGTTTTAGTTCAATATAAACAACATTATTTTTAGCTAATTTAAATTTTTCAGTATCTTTATCGGCCAAATGTTTGCTAGAATATATATCTGTTGTATTATCATAATTTAAATAGCATTTTAATTTAAAATCTACATTATTAGAATTTGTGCCGTGTAATTTTTTATCTTCACCATTTTCTTTTGAAACTAATTCTTCATTTTTTAAAGTTTTATTTTTCCAGTAATCAGGACAATAAACAGAATCATATTTAAGTTCTTTAACTATAGGTGTAAATTTAAAATTCCAGATACTGTATATCATATAAGTTATAATTATAATAGTACCAACTATATATGATATAGTAAATACGTATAAATCGTTAAAGAATAATTTATTACCCCAATTAGTAAACATGCCTAAACATAAAATTGCTGCAGCAATAATTATATAACATATACATATAAAGTAAGTTGTTGCGTATTTGTAATAAAACTTTGTATCAAATTTTTTTTTATCATATTCAGAAGATAAACATTCTCTATATCTTTGTAAATTTATTTCATATGAATAATTATCATCATATTTAAATGTTTCACAATCATTACCGTCAATTTTTTCTACATGAAAATTTTCTGATATCATTGATTTATATTTATTAAACTCTCTATTAATATAAAAAGATATATTTTTATTTATACATTTCTAAAGTTTTAGTTCCTTTAATAGATAAATTTTTTGGTAATTCTTGAAAATAAGGTGATTTATTTAATTCTTCAACATAATGTAAATGTTGATTTAAATTTGTTATAATTATTCGTGAACATTCAAGTATTACATATTTATTAAGTGTTTTAGTTTGTTCAATTATATTAATATGATCAGATAATTTACTTCTATTAGATAAATATATTGATTTCATTATTATTTTTAAATCATCTATACTTTGTTTACCAATAACTTTATTTGTTTTAAAATATACATATTTCTGTATTTCGTCTTGTAATAAATTAATATTATCAAATGAAAAATAAAGTCCGGTTAATTTATTAGAACCATATGTTCTAGATAAAATATTCGCTGGATTTTCTGTATTTTTACAATTATTATTCATTATCTCTAAAATATATATAGATTAATTTTATAGAAAAAAATTTATAAACAATTATTTTCATTCTATTTTATAGAACAATGATAAAATCTGATAAATTTAATAAGTATTCTGAATATTTATTATTATCAAAAGATTTAGCTGATAAAAATAGTGTTGTAATTAAAAAATTTGCCGTTTATATACATAAATTAATTTATAATATAACTACACTTGTATGTATAATGACTTTATTATCAAATTCAAATAAATTAGATAAAAATATTCTTAATTATACAAATAATTATATTAAAAAAATGTGTATGAAAAAAAATAAAATGTCAATGAAAGGTGGAAATGCAGGCACAACAATGCCTGCAACTTATTTTGGTGATTTAGAAGAAGCTTATAATGAAGTAAATGTTGGAAATGATGTTCAGGGAATAAATTGGGATGGTGGTTTAATACGTAATCAATTAGGTGGTTGTAATAATTGTAGTTTTAATAAAAAAATATTATTAGAAATAGGTAAAATATTGAAAGAACATAAAATAAAAGCATCATCAATTATTAAACAAGATTTAGCAAATATTATAAAAATGTATTTATATTATATAGTTAATTTATTAAAACAAAAAAATAAAACTAAAAAAATAACTTATGATAAATTAAAAACAATATTGATGAAAAATAAAATTAGAAAAATTTTAAATTAAAAAATGATATAAATATTATATATTTAAGATACATAAATAATGCCTATTATTACTATTGATGGTAATATTGGTAGTGGTAAAAGTAGTATTTTAAATTATCTGCATAAAACTTTAAAAAATCCTGTAGATTTAGAACCGGTTGATAGTTGGCAGGTGTATTTAAATAATATATATAATAATAAAAGTAATTTATTTAATTTTCAAGTTAGAATATGGTTAGATAGATGTTGGATACAACATAATACAGAAAATAAAAATATATTTGTTGAAAGGAGTCCCTATTTTATAAAAAATTGTTTTATTGAATTAGCAAAAAAAAACAATTTAATAACGGATGTTGATTATGATACATTATTAGATTTACATAAAAAAACGGACCCTTTATGGTTAGATAATATATATATTTATTTAAAATCAAAACCAGATATGTGTTTAACTAGAATAAAAAAAAGAAATAGACAAAGTGAAAATAATATAACATTAGAATATTTAAATGATTTGCATGATTTACATGAAGAGAATGTAGAAAAATTAAAAAAAATAAATAAAGTATACATTATTGAAGTAGAAGGTAAAAGTATTTCAAATATAGTATCAGAAATTACAACATTAGTATATTAAATAGTTGTTTTTATTATTTTTTTAAATATTATATAAAAAAAATGATATTAATAATATTTATATTTTAATTATTAGAGAAGTATAAAATGAGTATAAAAAATATTGAAGAAAAGTATAAAAAATATGAATTATTAGAACATATACAATCATTGCCGGATACATATATTGGTTCAACAGAATTAACAAAAATCAAAACATATATATACTGTGATGATACTAAAAAAATGGTTGAAAAAGATATTACTTATATTCCTGGATTACTTAAAATTTTTGATGAAGTTATAGTCAATGCTATTGATCATTCTATGCGATTAAAAGTAGAAACTAAAACTGATGTTAAAAATGTTAAAAATATTAAAATTACTATTGATAAAGAAAGTGGTTATATAAGTATTTATAACGATGGTAATGGTATTGATATTGAAAAACATAAGGATTATAATAATGTATGGGTGCCTGAATTAATATTTGGCGAATTATTAACATCAACAAATTATGATAAAACAGAGGAAAAAACTTGGGGGGGTAAAAATGGTTTTGGTGCTAAACTAACAAATATATTTTCAAAAGAATTTACTATTGAAACTGTAGACCATTATACCAAAAGAATTTATACACAAACTTTTACGAATAATATGCGTGAAAGAAGTAAACCTAGTATAAAAACTTGTACTAAACAACCCTATACATTAATACGTTTCTTACCAGATTATGAAAGATTTGGTTTATTAAAAGGTATGACAGAAGATATTTATGAGTTATTTAAAAGAAGAATAATTGATGCGTGTGCTACAACATCAAAAGAAGTATCTATTTATTTTAATAATGAAAAATTATTAATTAAAGATTTTGAAAAATATGCGGAATTATATGTAGATAAAACAGTACAACCAATTATTTATGAAAATTGTAATGAAAGATGGGAGGTTGCAGTAGCATTATCAAAAACTGGTATTCATGAACAAATTTCATTTGTAAATGGTATAAATACAATTCGTGGTGGTAGACACGTTGAATATATTTCACAAAATATTATTAAAAGAGTTGTTGATATGGTTCAATCAAAAAAGAAGAAAACTGTTAAATCACAACACATTAAAGATAATTTAATTGTATTTGTAAAAAGTATAATTGTTAATCCCAGTTTTGATTCTCAATCAAAAGAAACATTAACAACACAAGTTAGTAAGTTTGGTTCAAAATGTGAAGTTAGTGATAAATTCATTGAAAAAATATATAAACAATCTGGTATAATTGATAAAGCATTAAGTTTAACTGAATTTCATGAGCAAAAGAAACTTGTAAAAACAGATGGTAAAAAAACATCTAAACTAATTATACCAAAATTAGATGATGCTAATTTTGCAGGAACTAAAAGAAGTAGTGAATGTACATTAATTTTAACAGAGGGAGATTCAGCAAAAACTATGGCTATTTCTGGATTAAGTGTTATAGGCAGAGATAAATATGGTGTATTTCCGCTACGTGGTAAAATTATGAATGTAAAAGATGCTACATTACAAAAAATTAGTGATAATGCAGAAATAACAGCATTAAAAAAGATATTAGGTTTAGAACAAAATAAAAAATATTCAGATGTTTCAGATTTAAGATATGGTAGTATTATGATTATGACAGATCAGGATCATGATGGTAGTCATATTAAAGGATTATTATTTAATATATTCCAATCATTATGGAATTCATTATATAAAATAGATGGATTTTTAACATCGATGCTAACACCTATTATAAAAGCGTCAAATTCTAAGGGAGAAGTTATTCAATTTTATAATATGACTGATTATAAAAAATGGTTAGAAACAGATATATCTAAAAAAAATTGGAAAATCAAATACTATAAAGGGCTTGGTACAAGTAAAGATGAAGAAGCCAAAGATTATTTTAGAAATATGAAAAAAATAACTTATAAATATAATGAAAATTCTGATGAAAAATTAGATTTAGCTTTTAATAAAAAACGAAGTGATGATAGAAAAACTTGGTTAATTAATTATGATAGAAATAATGTATTAGATTATACTAAATCATCTGTTTACTATGATAATTTTATTGATAATGATTTTATCCATTTTAGTAATAGAGATTTAGAACGTTCTATCAATAATATATGTGATGGATTAAAAGAAAGTACTAGAAAAATTTTATATGCTTGTATTAAAAGAAATTTATATAATAATGAAATTAAAGTTGCCCAACTTGCTGGTAATGTAAGTGAAGTTACGGCATATCATCACGGTGAAAATTCATTGCAACAAGCAATTATTGGTATGGCACAAATATTTGTTGGAACAAATAATATTAATTTACTATCACCAAATGGACAATTTGGTTCAAGAATTCAAGGTGGCAGTGATGCGTCATCGCCGAGATATATTTATACATTATTATCAGAATTAACAAAATTAATATTTAAAGAAGAAGATAATTGTACATTAAATTATTTAAATGAAGATAGTCAAGTAATTGAACCAGAATATTATATTCCAATTATACCAATGATTTTGGTAAATGGTGCTGTTGGTATTGGTACTGGTTTTTCAACAAATATTCCTCAATATAATCCAAATGATATTATTGATAGTTGCATTAACATTTGTAATAAAATAAGTGATGAAAATATAAATATAGCATCTGAAAATGATATTCATAAGTTATATAATGTAATTAATTATATTGACATTGAAAATTATGTACCATATTATTTAGGTTTTAAAGGAACAATTCAAAAAAATGATAAGGATATATATGAAAGCAAAGGTGTATATACTTGGTTAGATGATACAACTGTTGAAATTAGTGAATTACCTGTTGGTTTTTGGACAGAAGATTATAAAGAGTTTTTAGAAAGTATAATATTAAATAATCAATTTAATTTAAAATCATTTGAAAGTCATTATACTGCTAAGAATGTTAAATTTATATTAAAATTTACGCCTGGTTCTAGAACACTTTATGGTAATAGTGATAAATTTCAAAATAATTTTAAACTAGTATCATCTAAAAATTTAAGTGTTAATAATATGCATCTATATAGTAGTTCTGGTGCAATTAAAAAGTATAAAGGAACAAGTGATATAATTAAAGAATGGGCAAAAGTGCGTATTTTAAAATATTATGAAAGAAAAAATCATCAAGTTAAAAATCTACAAAAAGAATACAATATATTATCTGCAAAAATAAGATTTATTTTAGATGTTATTGCAGGTAAAATTAAAATTATGAATATTAAATTAGATGTTATTGCAGAAAAATTAAATGAATTAAATTATCCAAAAATTTATAAAGATAGTGATAATAGTATTGATGATAATGAATTAATAAAAGGTTATAATTATTTAATTAAAATGCCTATTTCACAATTAACATTGGATAGAAAAATTATATTAGAAAAAGAGGTTGAAGACCTTAAAAATAAATTAGATAAATTAAAACAAACTAATATTGAGAAAAATTGGTTAAATGAGTTAGTTATTTTACAAAATAAATGGAATGAACATAAAAAAATAATAGAAGATGATTATTTAGCTGATGCAAATAATACTGCTATTTCTAAGAAAAAGGTTAAATAAAACTTAATAAATAAGTTATATAATCGTGTATTCCATATTCAATTACATTATTTTTATTTTCTAAAGAATAATACCATTTAAATGGTATTATAATACTTTGGTTTTTGTTTAATTTCATATCAATAATAGTATCATTTTCATCAGGTATTTTATCTTTTATTTTATCTGGATTTGTTATAAAAATATTAGTGTTATTTTTAGCATATAATATAGTGTATTTATATTTTGTTCTTTCCCATATTTTATCACTATTGTATTTGTAAATTAAATTATATTTAAAAGTATTATTAATAAATTCTTTATCTATTTTGTCATATATTACTATAGGTTTTTTACTAAGTAAATTATCTATGTTTAATTTATTTTTTTCTACTTGTAATATAATAATTTCATCCGAAAATATATAGTAGCATAAAGAGTAAATGATTAAAATTATTAAAATATAATATAATATTTTTTTTAACATTTATTATTATATTATAATATTAGTATATAATAATATTATACGAATAATTTTATTTTATTATAGTAATGAGTAAAAAAAAATATAGTTTAAAAAAAAAAGGCGGTAGTTTAGAAACCGATAAAATCAGTGATATTTTTTTTAAAAATTATAATGAAACTGCTAAAAGTTTACAGGAAAACAATGTTAATACAGGCGGTGAAATATTAACTATTCCATCATATCCAAATAAATTACAAGTTTTACCACTTCAATCTCATAATAATTTTAAAGAAAGTGACAATTCATATAATATGCATTTAAAAGAATTAGAAAATATGGTTGATAATGTAAAAAGTAAAATAAAACAACAGTCCTATGTAGTTAATAAAGAGCAAGAATTATTAAATATGTCTAGAAATGAAAAAAAAAAGGAGGAAATACGTACGAATAATATTATTGATAATAAGTCTTATGAAATGACTAAATTTACTATTGAAAATATTACAGCTTTTTTAAAAACAATTAAAGATTTAATTTTAAAATTAATTGATATTTTTTTTAAATTTATAAATTCAGAACCATTAGTATTATTTTTTAAACTAATTTTTGGTATTATTGCAGCAGTTATATTTGTATTTTTGATAATTTATTTGATATTTGGTTCTAGTTTTAATTTTTCATTTAATAGTAATAATAATTATAGTTTTAATAATAATGAAAAAATAAATAATAGCAATGGATATTCAATTGGTGGTGAATATAAAAAATGTTCTTGGTATGATATATTTTCTGATCCTATAAAATGTACTAATAATTTTATTAGTAATAAAATAAAACTACCTTCTAATGTAATACATACTATTAAAAGTTCATCAAATGGTATTTTAAATACATTTACCGGTACATCAATTAATGATAAATATAAATTTGAACGTCCGGTTTATATGAATGAAAGTGGTAATATTTTACATAGAATAGATAATGTAACGGTTATAGATAGTAAATATTTAAATAAAGAAATAAAGGAAGAATTTTTTGGTAGTGATGTTAAAAATAAATCAATATCAATATTAAAACCAAAAAATATAGAATGGGAATTTTCTTATTTAGATTATAATAGTGATACTGATGCTGGAAAATTACCAGAACAAATAAAAAATTATAAAAATGTCAATGATAAAGAAAGTTCATCTTTAAATGATACTAAAAAAATTGTATTTCCTTGGAAATATAATATACAAAAAGGTGAATTTATAGTAGATTGTAATAGTAAATTTTTAAATAATAAAGATACAAATATGTATATGGAAAGTACAACAGATAACAAAAAATGTATTTCAAAAGAATTTAATTATAATAAAGATGTATAGTTTTTAATTTTATTTATATTAAATTATAATAATAGAGTATGACTGAATTTAAATCTCAAACGAACTATTCAAATAATAGTCCAAGTATTTCACTTAGCAAAAAAGAGAATAACGGTTATAAATGTAGTATTAATATTGCTACTAAAAATAATTTATATGATAAAAATAAGAAAATTTTTAAAGGCGATATTATTTCAAAAGATGTTTTAAATGATATTAATTTATATGAAAATAGTGATAAAAAAAAATATTCTTTATGTAACAAATCAAATGATGATTATTATTATAATTGTGCACTTGATCATAAAAATATATGGTTAACTAAAAATAGCAATAATAAATGTGAAATAAATAGTAATATAACTTTAGTTCCGAAGGTTTTGACCAGAATACTAGTAATGTGAATACATTATTAAAACCAAAACCATATAATATATTAAAAAATTTAGTTATATCTGATAATGATAACGATATTATATGTTCAGAAAATTGGTATGACTGGTTTACTATCCCCGATTATCATAATGGTAATAAATATATGTCAGAGTTTGAAAATGGTGAAACAAAATGTTTTATGCCTTGTTTATTTGGTTCTGTGCCTGCTACATCAGATACTAGCAAATTAACTAAATGTATAAATAGAGATTTATTTGATAATGGTTTAATAAAAAATACATTTCCCTTTACGCCACTAGCTTTAATAATTTTATTAGGTTCTACTAAAAAAGATTTAAAAGATTTATATTATTCTGAATTTAATTATTTAAATAATATAATTGAAAATTATAATAATCGTGATGATAAGGATTATAAATTAGAATTAAATACTAAATTATTAGATATTATTAAAAATGATGATGAAACATTTGATAATATTTTTAATTACTTAAAAATTATAATACAAAAAAGTATAAATAATATTATTACTGAACCAATATCACATTTAAATATTGTACCACCAATAGACTTATATGATAATATTAATTTAGAACCAAATAATATATATACTAATAAATTTATTATAGAAAAGGCGTATAATATTTCTAATAATTTTAATAATTTTTTATCAAATCCCAAAGATATGAGTAAAAAATATAATTTATGGTTAGACGAATTATCTGAAGTAAATAATATAAAAAATTATAATTCTTGGGAATTTAATAAATTATTATTACTTTTGCAATCAGCGTGTGTAAATTGTTTTTCATATCCTAGTTCAAAAGATAAAAATTATAAAAATTTATATATTTATAATAATTATTTATTTGATAATTTAAGTAATGATTATACAAGAATAAAGTTCCCAGACATTACACAATCACAAATATTAAAATCATTAGATAGTAGTAATTCTTTTAATAATTTTACTTATGATGAATTAAAAGAAATTTCTTCTTCCAAAATTAAATTATATCAAATGAATAATGAAAATATTTATGATACAGAAGTTAATAAGGATGTATCAAAATTAAATAATATTGATATATATAAAAATTTCGATGATATAATTTCAAATGAGAATATAAAGAAAAAAAAATTAATTGATATAATTGATATTAATTTAATTAATAATTCCATATCCAGTAAAATATTAGTCTATATTAATGTTTTTTTCATATTATTAATAACTATATTATATTTATATTTATCTTATAATTTAATTTTACTTACATGGAGTTCTTTTTCAAATGTAATTAATTATATTATAATGGGTATAATATGGACTATATCTACATTAATAAGTATTTTTAAAATTTTAACATTTAAAATTACTAATACAAAGGGTTTAATATTTTCTATTCACGAAAATGCTGTTAAATATGAATTATTTTATGATAAGTTATATCTAGAATATAAAAAATATTTTAGTAATAAAAAAAATATTGTTAGATATGTTGTATTTTTTGCAATAATATCGATATTATTTATTTTATATCATAGTTTAATTAATTTATAAATTTTTTAAAAATGCTTTATGTTCTTCTTCCTCTTTTTTAATTTGTTTAAGTGCTTTTTCTGTTCCTAATTTTTCTAATCTTTCTATTCTTTTATTATATGCAACTACAGTTTTAATATAATGTATTTGTTTTTCCGTTGGTTCTTTATTTTTATAAGTTGCTTTAAAATAGTTATTTTCTTCAGAAGTAAATATTTTCTTTTTTGGTTCTGCTGTTTTTTTTATACATTTTCCAGTTTTATGACTAATTATTTGTCCTTCAGGACACGGATTTTTATTTCCACTTTTAGAACTTTTTTCATTAATTGGACTGTTTTTAAGATGTATTACAAACTTATTTTTTATAACAGCTTTTTTTTTTATTTCTTTTTTTTTTTGTTCCTTTTTATCCATACCTATATATTAATTACAAAAAAAAGTACATTTCTTTATTTTTTTTAAATTTTATAAAACTTTTTATAAATTTTTATTTTTTTTAAGAAATGTACTTTTTTATATAAAAAATGATTTATATATTATATATTAGAATAATAATGATTATTCCTAAAAATCTTTTAAATGAAATTAAAAATTATTTTAGAAAAAATACAGAAGAATATAAGGAAAAATTATTAGATTCTGATACAGAAGAATTTTGGGAAGAATTTGTTACAGAAGAAATGACAAGTAATCCAAATTACAGGAAAAATTATATATATATAGATGAAAAAATATATAATTATAAAACAAAAAAACCAATAAAAATAAATACAGTTTAATTTTTAAGATAAATATCTTTAAATATATTCATTACATTCTCTGGTGTATTTTCTTTATAAGCATTAGCATTCCAATCTTTTTTACTTTCTATTTCTGGATTGAAAGATAATAATATATTTGATAATTCTTGTTGATTATTATACCAAATAGCATTATCCCCTAATTTTTGTACATGACCCAAATCACCAGATTTTGTGCATATTATTGGTTTATTCTTAAGTGAAAATTCACCAATTGATAAACCAAACGTTTCACCGCCAGCTTTAGCCCATAACATAGCATCGCAAGTATTAATAAATTCAACCTTTTCATTTAGATCGACAATTGTAGATAAATGAATAATATTAGGTAAATTAGGACAAAATTTATTAAAATTAGCAAATAGAAAATATATGTTACTATTATTATTCGCAATATTATATACTGTGTTTTTTACATAATCAATTGAAAAACTATATTTACCACCATATCCACCAAATACTACTGCATTTAATGGTATATTTAATTTTTCTCTCATATTTTTATTATGTTGAGGTAAATTAATCATATGAGGAACAACCGGATATTTATTATTACCAACATATGGTGATATTGTACTATAAATATCACCATGTGGTTGATTACAAGTAAAAACACAATGAATACAATTTTTAGCAACTTTACTTAATCTTGAATCTAATCCACCTGCTTTTATAATATATAAATGTGTAATATTATACTTTGATAATAATTCATCAATTTCTTTAAAATTATCAGTTTCGTGAACTATAAATTTATTTTTAAATTTTTCAATAACATTTAAATTATTTTCAATACGATTTTTATCATAAAATATATAAGATTTATTACCTAATAGTTTTTCATTATAATAAGCATAATCATATAAACTAACTGTAGTCCCTCTTTCACATAAACAATTATCCCAAAAACCAATATTCATTTATATTATATAAAAAAAGAATATAACTCTTATATATTTATTATATAATATGCTAATAAATTTTAATTTAAATAATATATAAAAAATAGAATTATATTATCTATGCCAATAAATTTTAATTTAGATGAAATTAAGAAAAAAATACTTACAATAAATAACAAATATAATTTTTTCACATTAAAAGGACAAAACAACGATGATGATGTATTAATAGCATATATATATAATTTATTTTAATTATATGAACGAGAAATTGCATCCAATAGGTATTTATTTTTTCTTTTAATAAAATTAATATAATTATGAATATAAATTTTTTTTTATTATAATAATTATTTAATTTGATTTTTATTTTTTTTAAGAAATGTACTTTTTTATATAAAAATTGATTTATATATATTAATAATAATTATTTATGGACACTAACGATTATGATAATTTGTTTAATGAATTTGATAAACTAATTGAATATAAAATAAATGAATTAAAATTAAACTATGAAAATAAGTTAAAATCGTCTAATTCTTCATCTAATATTATAACTGATACATCAAATTTATCATATGATGTAAAAAAAATTTTATCTAAACAAAAAAGTCATGAATCAAAAAGAATTGCAAGTTCTAAAGCAAATAAAAATAAAGAATTGAATAACGTTTTAAATATTATTTCAAATTCGGCGGCATAAAAATAATGATTATTTTTTATTTAAAAGATTATTATGTTTATTAATAATGAATTTATTTATTTAATTAAATTATTAAAAAAAATGTGTAATAATAATATGAATAAAATTATTATCAAAGATAATTTAGATGAAATAAATGATATTAATAGATGCCTAGATAATTTTCTTTTAAAATTTATTAAGCATGATATTAAATTAGATAAAAACGATTATAAACAGTTATGTAATAATTATATTAACAAACAATTTATAAAAAATCGTATACATAAAATTATTAATTATATTAAACAATTAAATAAATTAAAAGAATATCCCCTCATTGAACAACGTACAAAAGAATGGTATGAATTAAGAAATACTTGTTTAACAGCAAGTGATTTATATGACGGTATTAATTCAAATAGTTTATTACTTGCGAAAAAGAAGGCTGGTGTTTATATAGATGATACAAATTTTAATCATATTAAAGCAATAAAATGGGGAACAATGTTTGAAGATATGGCAATTAGATGTTATTCGCAATTAAATAATAATATTAATATATATGAATTTGGATTAATAACAAACAACAATATATCAAATTTTGGTGCATCACCTGATGGTATAACTGAATTAGGTATTATGATTGAAATTAAATGTCCTTTTAAAAGAATTTTAAAAAAGGATTATGTACCTGAAAAATATTATTATCAAATACAGGGTCAATTGGCAGTATGTGAATTAGAAGAATGTGATTACGTAGAATGTTATTTTAAAAGATATGATACTGATGAAGAATATATTAATGAAGTAAAAGAAAAACAATTTACAAATACAAATCACGGTATTATAGCAGAATATTTAGATAAAATAAATGACTGTTATTATTATATTTATAGTGATAAAAATTTAACAACAGAAGAGTGTATAGAAAATATTAATAATAAAATTCTTAATTTTAATAAAGAAAATTTTGTATTTCAAACAAAAACGAGATGGGTATTAGATAATATTTATATACAAAAAATAAAATATAATATAAATTTCTGGGAAAATATACCAGAAAAAATAAAATTATTTTGGAATAAAGTAATTGAATGTAAATCTCTTCCAATAGAATATAAAAATAAGAAAAAATTAGAATTTATTAAAGATGAATAATTATTTGATTCTATTTTTAAATTTTTCTATTAAAAATTTAGTATTAATATAATATAATATTAAAAATAATAGTATTAAACTTAATACAAAGTTTATATTATTCATATTATCTATAAATTATGTATATATTTATTCTATTATAATTTGTTTTATTTCATCGTTATGACTTTCATTTTCATCGTTGCTATCACTTTCATTTTCTTCTTCACTATCCGTATTATTTTCTTCTTCACTATCCGTATTATTTTCTTCTATATTGTCGCTTTCTGAATCATCTTCATCTTCATCTTCATCATCATTTTCACTATCAATATCATTACTTCCATCGTCATCACTATCATTGTCATCACTACCATCTTCATCCATATCATCACCACTTTCGTTATCTATATCATCACTTTCAACATCATCATCATCGTCTTGATTTTCTCCATCGCTTTCATCTTCACTTTCATTATTATTTCCTCCTTTTTTTAAATCTAAAAATGTAATATTATTATTTTCATTATTATCATCAATATCATCTATATCACTATTATCTTCTAAATCTTCATAATCTAATATAGGAAAGTTTACCTTTTCCGTATTTATTCGCATTTGTATATTCATTGCTTCTAATTCTTGTACTAATAATTTAAAGGAATATGGTGTTTGTATTTTTACTAATGTATCAGTATTACATAAATTACAATGTAATATTTTATTATTTCCATTTTCATTAAATGTTGCTAACGTGCCACATTTTTTACATACAACCCATTCATATTTATCTGAACGTTCCATCATACTTTCTTGCATAAATTGTGATATACCGTGACTTAATACACTATCTCTTTCCATCTCACCTATTCTTAAACCACCACCTTTTCTGCGTCCAGCAGTAGGTTGTCTAGTTAATGATACTTTTGGTCCTGTACTTCTTGAATGCATTTTTTCAGCAACCATATGTTTTAATCTAAAATAATATGTTGGACCTATAAATATTTCACAATCTAATTGTTTACCAGTAAACCCATTATATAATATTTCATTTCCATAAGCATCAAAACCCTTTTCTTGTAAAGTTTCATATATTTTTTCTTCATTAAATGGTAAAAATACAGTTCCATCACCACGATAACCATCTAAACAACATAATTTAGCAAATACACATTCAACTAAATGACCAATTGTCATTCTTGATGGTATTGCGTGCGGATTAATTATTATATCTGGTTTAATTCCATTTTTACTAAATGGCATTCCTTCTTCAGGTATAATCATACCAATTACACCTTTTTGCCCGTGTCTAGATGCATGTTTATCACCAAATTCAGGACGTTTTATTTTTAAAAATCTAACTTTACATATAATACTATCATCATTATTAATTTTATTATTTACATATACTTTATCTATTTTACCAAACAAAGAATTATCTGTAACTGTTGAACAATCAGTATATATTATTTCTTTAACATATTCTGTAAAAACTCCTTTTTTAACTTCTTTATATACACATTTTTCATTTAACATACCAATTACAACAACATTTCTACCTTTCGGTATATAAACACCTTCCTTAATAAAACCATTTGAATTAATATAAGTATAATCAGCCGTTTTTAAATTATTAACCTTATATCCTTTTTCTTTATATTCTAACGGATTAGCAAATATAGTTCTTTCATATTGTGATTCAATTTTTGCTGTAGCAGTAATTGATTTATAATATGATAATGAAAATAAACCACGGTCTAAACTATTTTTATTTATCATTATACTATCTTCTTGATTAAATCCTGAATATGACATGATAGCTACTATAACATTAAAACCATTTGGCATATTATTACTTGATGATAATGAGATAAACGTGTTGTTACTATAGGTTTTTCTGGATAATGTAAAACATAAGACATTGTATCAAATCTTTTATTAAAATTTGTTGCATATATACCAATCGCTTGTTTACTTTGAGCAGCGTGGAAAACATTTCTTGCAGATTGATTATGATTTGCCAATGGTATATTTGCACTTATCGCACTCATCATAGTAGATGAATGTATTTCTAAATGTGTATGAAATTGCGTTATATCATTTTTAGTCATAGCAACAAGCAAAGTATCTTGTTCATCTATATCAATATACTCTATTATTGCCGAATTTTTTTCAAGTTCTAATAATATTTCATTATCAGTTTTATTTGCAAATTGTGGTAAAGTTTTAGGCGATGTATAAAAACTTTTATAATATATATCATCATTCTTATCATTATCACCTAATACATTAATTGTACCTGTTAACATATCAAACCAATTTGTATATTTATTTGAATTTGTATTTAAAATAATTAAAGGACGACAACATCTACCAGAATCTGTTATTATTCTTATTTCATTTTCTTTAATATTCCATGCTAAACTAGTTAACAAATTAAACAAATTATTGCGTCTATATGCTCTTAATACCCTTATTAAATATTCTGGTTTTTTTGTTAAACCATATAAAGAACCATTAACAAATATTTTACAAATATTACGATTTAAATAACCATTGAAATTTTCCATTAATATTATACCAATATCATTTAAACATTCTATAATATAATTAACATATGAACTTGAAGTTATTTTAGTTAATAATGCCATATTTTTTAAATAACCAACAGAACCACCATCGGGTGTAGCAAATGGACAAATTATACCATATTGTTGTGAATGTAATCGATGGGGACTAGTTAACTTAATACTTCTATCTAAAGGCATATTAATATTTCTAAGATGGGATAAAAATCCAATATAACTTATTCTAGATAAATCTTGTACCATACCTAATTCAGGGTCATCAGTATCATCTAAACCCCACATACCTTTTAATGAACGACTAAAACTTTTTGTAATTATAAGTGAAGGTATAATTTTATAAATATTATTATTATTTATAAAATAATCATAATTATTATAACTTTTCCACGCCCCATAATTATAAGTTTTGTCTAAACTATCTCTAATATATTTTGTTAATTTCGAATATGATTCATAAAATAACTGTGATAATAAATAACCACTTATATCTACTCTTTTATATATATAACTATCTCTATCACTTTCTAAAGAAATATTTAAACAAGTATTTATAAATTGTTTAACAAGATAACTTAAATATTTAACCTTATTTTCAAATATTGATATGTTGGGAAATATTTCATTGATTAATATACTTTTAACGTGATCAATTGTTTTATAAGTTGATAAAAATGATATATATTCAAATGCCTGTTCCTGTGTATATAATATAGATGATGATAATATTGTTGGTCTTATAAAATTATCAAAAAATATCTTTTCACTATCTGTTAAATCATCTCCAAATATAGAATAATAAATATCTTTATCACTTTCCATTCCTAATGCACGAAATAATACAAATAAAGGGATTTTATTATTATTTATACCCTTAAAAGAACATAAAATCGCACCCCGTTTTGTTAAATATTGTTTACTATCTGTATCATTTTTAACTAAATAAAATTCAATACTTTTGGGTGATAAAACTGTTTCACCAACATCCGCTGTACATTTTATTAACCCTTTATGTGAAAATACTTCATCATCCTTAATTTTTGATGTAAATAATCGATTAGTTGTTATTCTTTCTTGTGCAATAATTACTTTTTCTTTACCATCTATTATAAAATAACCCCCACTATCATAAATACATTCCCCCAAATTTTTTAAGACTTCTGAACCCTGATTATTTAAAACACATATATCACTATGAAGCATAATTGGCAATGAACCAAGAGCAATATTTTTAAAAGTTGTAGTAAAATTATAATCTTTATCATCGGTTATTTTTACTAATATATTTGCATATAAATGTGTTTCATAAGTTAAATTTTTAAGTCTCGCATCATATGGAGTAATTATTTTTGGTGAAGTTTCTTCATATTCTATAGGTCTATCAATATAAATATCTTCACCATTTTCACCACCAATATATAAATCGATTTTCATAATAATTTCACCAACATCATTATATTTAATCATTGTAATGGGATTAGAAGATTTTATAATATTAGGAATATTATTTTTAATAAAATCTCTATAACTATCTAAATGATGACCTGTAAAAGGATATTTGTGATTTTTAAAATATAAATCTAATATAGCCCATTCATCCATTTTATTATATTTCTATTTATATTATTATTTTATTATTATTTTTAAATATATAAATAATTAATATTTTATATTATATAAATGATTAAATCAAATAGTTTAGAAAAGTTAATAGATAATTGTATTAATTATTCCGATTATAATATATCTCTAGTTATTTATACATTATTAAAAAATAAATATAGATTATCTGAAGATAATAAATTAGAATATTATGTAAATAATAATTGGATAATCGATAATAATTGTAATAATTTAAAAAAAGATATTGAAACTATAGTAAATAATGAATTTTTAAAACGTATTAAATATTGGAATAATACAGAAAATAATGATGCCGAATTAAAAGTTCAGAAATTATTAGGATGTTCTATGAAATTGAAAAATAAAAAATATATATTAACAATTATAAAAGAAGTTAAAAGTTTATTTGAAAATGGAGACTGTTCCTTTTTTAATTAAAAAATATGATAATTTAGAAAATTATTTACATTTTAAATATTTATCAAACAGTAATTATTATATAAATAATTATATAAATATATGCAAAGATACTAAATTTTGTATAAATAATTATTTAAATAAATGTAAAAAAGTTTTTTTATTATATTCAACTAAATATAATATAAATTTTTATATTTATTCTAACAAAATAGATACTAATGATTTAATTAAATTATATAATAACTATAAAAGAATTCTTATTTTAAAAGATATTTATAATATAAATAAAAATATAAATTTCCATATCTCATTTTCATCCCAGTTAAGATATATACCAAACAAAAACGAGGTATTTAAACCAAAACATATTAATGGTGGATTTACAAATCCACATTCAAATGATATTTATATTGTTCGAAAACAAGAATATTCAAAAGTAATTATACACGAATTTTTACATCATGTTTCTGATATTCAAAATACTCATTTCAGTAATAGTAATATTAATTTATTAAAAAAAAAATTTAATATATCAATATCAACTGAATTAATTCCCATAGAAGCAATTATAGAATTTTGGGCAACTATATATATATTATTATTTATCAGCATTGATTATTCAATTAATTTTGATTTATTAATAAAAAAAGAAATAAACCATTCACTTATTTTATATAATAAAATTATAAATAATTTTAATTATAAATGGCACGAATATACTAACACATTTTCATATATAGTATTTAAATTAATATTATTAATTAAATATAAAACATTTATGAAAATAAAATACCCTTATAATGGTGATAAAATTGTTAAATTTTTAATAAATAATTATAAACTTAAAAATATAAATAATTATAATAATGATAAAAAATTTACTTTAATGTTATTTAGTGATTTTTAAACATTTTTATTAATTTTAATAACTTCACACGTTATTAATCTACCGATTTTTGTTGATAAAAAATCTGTTAATAAACCAATATCTTGCGATTTTATAAAATTAATTATATTATCATTTTTAATTATATAATTTACATAATTTTCACCTATAAATTCTTTTAATTTTAGTTCAACATTATCATCTACAACTGATTTAGGCATTATTGTATTTATATTAATATTATTTAATATACAAATTCTTCTATATTTTTCCATAACATTTTTCATAACATTTAATAAACTATTAAATTTTTTATTTTGTGATTTTATACCTGGATATAATATACTTGTAATACTAGCACCATCTATTTTATTTACTCTTTCAATAAATTTATTACATAAATCAGAATAAGTATTATATATAGTATTATTATTATTGTTTATAAATGTTTCTGAATTAAATATTAATATTGATAAAATATGTGTATTTGAATATAATATATCATATATATTATATATATCTTGACGTGTTTTTAATAATGTAATATCACCATTTACAAAATCAACTTTAATATTATATTTTTTTTTTAAATATTCTTTTACACGATAAGAATATTTTATATTAGTATTATCAACTAAGATTAAATCATACCCTTTTTTTGCATATGTTAATGTTATACCGTAACCTATTTTATTTATTGAACTAGTAATTATTGCAACTTTGGGATTTAATGTTATTATATCTGCCGCATATACAAATATAATATTAATTAATAATAATAAATATTTTAAATTCATTATAATTATTATTATATTTATTACTTAAATAAAAATTTCATAATTGTACTATACTTATTTCATTACCAACTATTTTTAAATATTGATATTTTTCTTTACCATATGCTCTCGATATTCCATTATCTATATACCAAGTATTATTATGTAAAGATATAGTATCAACTGTATTATGACCAATAAATATAAAATTGCATTTTAATTTATTTAATATATATTTAACATCTTCTTTTGATTGTTGTTGTCTTGTCCATACAATTCCATCATTGTCTAATATTATATTATCAAATAATTCTTTATCTTTTACATCAACTATATTTAAAAGAACAAACTTTTTCCATATTTCATTTATATAAAATATATCTTTATTATATTTATCTAATAAATCTAAATGTTTTTTTGTAATACCCGCATGACAAAATATTAAATCATTTACTTTAACAACAAGTGGTCTATTTGCTAAAATATTACTATATATACCATTTTTTTTAAAGGAATTTAGTCTATTAGAATATTTACTATTATTTGAAACATAACTAAAATTACCTAATATATTCATTAATTCATGATTACCATTTATAGATATGAAAAAACTGTTTTTTGTTAATGCTAAATTACTTAAAATATTTGTAAAATTAATAACTTCAACATCTGATATTATCTCCCAATTATTAATATGTTCATTACGATTTAAACTGTCAATTTGATCACCTAATTGTATAACAATCGTATTATATGCTATCCATTGTAAATTATTATTTATTATATTATCATTAATTAATATATTTTTTAGTCTTTTTAAATCACCATGAATATCTCCAATTATTAATATTTTATCAAATTGTTTATTATATATATACGAATTATTAAACATATTTAAAAAATTATATATTTATTAATAATAATATATAATTTATTTTATATAAAAATGAGTATCGAGGATGTAGATTATATGAAAAAAAATAGTTATAAAGAAAATTATACATTTTTAGTAGATAGTAGATTACGTGATAAAAATTTATATCCTGAACCTAATGAATATGTTATCAATTTTGAAATACCATTTAAAAATGTTTTTGGTATTGAAATTTTAGATATAACAATACCAAAAACTATGTATAATATTGATGTAAATACCAATAATTTTATTTTATATTTTAATTCTAATATTGACCCATTGATTAGTTATGATAATAATGTAATTGGTAAAAAATGGGAAACAATAACAGAATATGATAATAAAATAGAATTAGAAAACACTATTAATAGACATTTATTGGAAAAAAATATAAATAAATTAAATGCAAATATCATAACTGAATTAGAGGATGATAATATTAAAATTGACAATTTAAATACTATTAATTATATTAAAACATTAAATCAAACAGAATGGATTAAACACGATTTTGTTAATACTTGTAATATTATTAATGATTATAATGATATTTCATATTTTAAATATATATCATCTAATATATATTTTGACAGTAATATTTTAAATTATTATATGTATAATATTGAATATGACGAATTTATTGCAACTCTTAATTATAATAATATTTCTAATATATATTGTATTAATAATAATACAAGTAATAAAACAGATATTTTTGATAATAAATTAGGTTTAATATGGGAAAACATAGGTATAAATAAACCATTAAATTTAATAGAAATTATAAATTCAAATTTATCAAATGAAATTGATAAAAGAAATAATGTTAATCATTCAAATTATTATGATAATTATTCTTACATAAATTTTTATGAATATGAAATTAGTGATTATATTGAATATAACAATTATATTAAAGCTAATGATTTTTATTATAAACCAGTTAATTACATAAATTTCGGTTGTGAATGGATATATTTTACAAATAATATAGAAAATGACTACATAAGTAAAATTACTAATTATATACTTATTGATAATAATATAACTAAATATTTAGGATTATTACATACATATAATATATTAGATATTGATACATATAAGTTTAATAATAGAGAATTAAATGATATTAATTTTGATTTAAGTTTATTAGAATATGACTCTTATGTATTTTTTAATTCACCATTTAAATTTTTTAAAAGTGATAATTATATTATAACAGGTTTTAATTTAAAAAACAATATTAATATTTTTAATAAATTAGAAAATTATGTAAATAATATAAGTGCTGATAATATTGATATTAGAGAAATTTTAACATATGATGAGTTAAATATATATATTCAAGAAACAGTTATTAAAATAAATAAAAAATTATGGTATAGATGTAAAAAAATAGAAAGCAATTATTATAGAATATCAGATATTGATAATATATTTCATAATAAATTAGAAAACTTATATCATATAGAAATAACAGATAATGAATTAGAAATTATAGAAAATAATAATTCTACTATTAATAGATATAGTTATATAATTGTTAATAATAATTATTATAAACCATATATTGAATATATTTTTGATAATTACAGTGATAAATATTTTAATTTTAATAATATTTTATGGAAACCTGTTACTTTATATTATAAATCTAAAGGTAATTGGATAAGTAATAAAAGTTTAAATAATATAATAATAAATAATAATTTTAATAGTAATATTACACATAATTTATCATACAATGATTTAGATTTTAATTTATTTCCATCCGGAAATAATTGGCAACATATAAATAATAATGATAAATATATTGAATATATAAATTATAATATAAGTAATAATTTAGAAAAAACATTGTTATATAGTATTGATAAAATTAATGCGGTTATACACAGTAATATAACAGCAGAATCTTATATTAAACAAGATGATAAATTTTATTTTCCAACAAAAAATATTTTATTATGGACATATTCTAATATAGACGAAAGTAGTTTAATTAGTTCAAATAATGTATCAGAATCTTATAATTTAATTGATATTGAAAATAAATATTTAAATATTAATATTACTGATATAGATAATTTACATTATTTAAATTATATTAAAATAAATACAATAAATAATAACTTATTATATTATATTCCTAAATATAATAATATATTAAGTGATACATTTATTAGTGTTAATAATAAATATTATAAATTTCAACCAGAATATATATATAAACCTTTAATCGAATATAAAACTCCTACAGATGTATATGATTTAAATAATACAGATGATTATAATGTTTTTCTTAATAAAAAATTTGCAAAAATAGTTATTAATATTGAAAAAGGTAATTATACACTTAATAAATTAATTGTTGCTATAAATAATAAATTTTCTGTAATTAACGAAAAATATAATTATTTAAATTTAAATTGTACAGGTGCAAGTGAACCCATTGATTTAACAAATATACTTAAATTTACATCAGACCGTAAAATTATATTTGATATGAATAATTCAACTATTGATGAAATATTAGGATTTTATTCAATTACAAATAAAAATAATATAAATTATCATTATATTAATATAAACAATAATAACTTATACAATAAATTTTTTCATTCTATATATGATACTAATGAATATATTATAGCACCTGGTATGGTAAATTTATTAGGAACAAAATATATTATACTAAAATCACCCGAAATAGAAGACCATTTATATGGTTCATTTTCATATACAAAAAATACATTGGGACTTGGTAAAATTAAATTAACATCAAGTGGTTTAAATGAAGAAAAAAATACATTTTATAAATTAAAATTAAAAGAGTTTCATCCAATTGGTAAATTATCAAAAATGACTTTTAAATTTGTTGATTACAATAATGAATTATATAATTTTAGAGGGATTAATCATGATATGATAATTGCAATACATTATTATAGTGCTGTACAGACAAATTACTTAAATAAATCAATTATTAATCCTGAATACAATATGAATTTTATTGATTATAAATATAATAAACCATTAAACAATGATGATGATGACGAAGAAGTTTCCTATAATATTTATAAAAAAAAAGAAGAAGTATATAATCGTTCAATATTTGATAATGGTTATGATGTAAATAGAGAAATATATAATGAAACTAGCGAGAATGAAACTAGCGAGAATGAAACTAGCGAGAATGAAACTAGCGAGAATGAAACTAGCGAGAATGAAACTAGTGATAATGAAACTAGCGATAATAATATTTATTGATCATTTACAAATAAACATTCACTATCATTATTATTATTACATAATGTATATTCTTTACAAATATTTTGAATATTATTTAATTCTTTTAAATTTGTATCTAACATGTCTTTTCTTTTAAATATTGGCCATATATAATCATTTACATTCATTTTTGTCATTGATAATTCTGTAAAATATTTATTATCTTTATTTTGACAACTTGCTTTTAATAACATATCAATTATACCATTATTATCTTTTAATATTTTTTTTAATTTTTCTTCCCTTTTTTTCTCAGCTTCCTTTAATTTTTCTATTATTTTATCAATATATTGTAAACCCTTTTCTTGTTGAAAACTAAACAAATAAATAATATCATCAACATGAAATCCTTCACCATTATTTATATTATTAATAATGTAATTAACATATTCTTCTATTTTCATATCTTTTATCTTTTCCCATCTTAATTTTGCATATTCAAATGATTTTTTATAATTTTTATTACTAAAAATATCAATTTTAACATCACATATATTTTTTAATTTAATATCTATATTATCATCTGTATCTTGAGATGTTTGTAAAACATTATCTTTATAATATTTTAATGATGCCAAATTTTTATCAATTACAATATTATTAATAATATCAATAATATCATTTTCAGGTTTAATATCTATATATTTCCAATTGTTTGTTTTTTTAACAACAACTAAATTATCAGTGCTACCAGTATAATTAATTTGTTTAATCCAATTAATTATATCATTAACATTATTTCTATCTTTTTCCGGATTATACTTTTCATATAATAAAGTTTGATATAAAGGGTGAATATTAGTTTGTATTATTACATTTTTATTTATTAAATTAAACCGAAACACTGCAGATTTATTTATATTTTTCCATTTTTCAACTAAATATTTAGCATATTTTTCACTGTAATCACCCTTAATATGATAACTATCTATCCATTCTCTATCTTTTAAAGAACTTTTACTATATTCTTTAGTATTAAAAATACATTCATCACAATTCGGAACACTATAGTGATGACCACAACCTCGTGGACAAACTTTTAAAATATCTTTATTTGTAAATTGTTCAATATATTTAGAATTTTTTTTAACTATTATTTTATGTAAGGATAATAAATTTAATATAAATATTAAAATTATAGAAACAATAATAAGAATATTAATTTTATTAAACATTTTTTTGTTTCTCTTTATATATTATCGTTATTTTTATTTTATTTATATAAAATATATAACCTTTTAATTATTATGTCTCTGTATAATATTGTAATATTTAATGATAAAACGTATATATCCGATGATTGTAGTAATATAGAATATGAATATATACAATGCTTACATAAATATAAGAATACTAATTTATGTAATCATATATTTATGAAATTCAAAAAATGTGAAAAAAATATTAACAAAAAATAAGTATGGATAAATATTATACAAATAATAAAATTATAAAATTATGTTGTAAATTATTTAAAAAAAATATTAAAATTAATAAAACAGACTTAATTATAGAACCTAGTGCGGGCGATGGTGCATTTATACCTTGTATAAAAAATAAAAATAATTTATTAATGGATATTAAACCAGAAAATAAGTTAATATTAAAAAAAGATTTTCTTAAATTTAATTACAAAAAAATAAAAAAAAAAATATAATAATATTCATGCAATTGGTAATCCACCTTTTGGAAAAAAATCATCTATGGCTATAAAATTTATAAAATATTGTTCAAAATTTTGCGATAGTTTTTCTTTTATATTACCAAGAAGTTTCAATAAGTATTTTTTTAAAAAAAACAGTACCATTAAATTTTAAATTAATTAAATCATATAATTTACCTGATAATAGTTTTAATTTACCAATTAAATTAGTGTTTCAAATATGGAAAAAAGTTAATTATAATAGAAAAATTATAAGAAAAATATATCCTAATAAAAATTATATTTTTGTTAATAAAATAGATAATCCAACAATTGCTATTAGACGTGTGGGTTCAAAGGCAGGATATATTTATCACAATAATTTAGAATTAAAAAATACAAATACACACTATTTTATTAAATTATTAAATAATAAAAAAATAAAAAGTAATAAATTATTATTAAAAACAGAAAAAAATAATACATTGGCTGCATGTAGTATATCTAAAATGGATATTATAATAAAATTAAATAAATTACTTATCTAATAATGTCAAATAATTTGGTCTATATAAATAATTACGCAATAAATTACTATTTTTATCGTTTAAATCCTTACTATTTATTACTTTTTCTAAATGTAGTATCCATATTTTTTAATAAATAATTAATCCATCTTAATTGATAAATCATTGAAAACATACCACATTCTGTATTTAAATATTGATGTTGATGATTATTATAGCGTATTTTAAAATTTTTGTCTGGATAAATTTTATTACATTGAGATTTTATATTTAATATAAATTCCATAATTAATTTAGGTGTTTTTCTAGCAACACTATCATAATAATACGCTCCAAACGATTTACTATTACAATTTAAATTTATAAATGTAGATGTCCAATGAGATCCTTGTTCATCATGTTTATCTAAATTAGTTATAAATCCTAAATAATTATATTTTTTATTAATTAAATCTTTTTTAATATTGATATTACACATATTACTATATAAACATTGACCTTTTTTATTTTTAACCGCAAAATCAATAGAAAATGTCCCTATATATTTATATTTATATTTTTTTGAATTACTATACTGATACATTATTTTATCAATATCATAGTTTGATAACCATTCCTTGGGATTTTTAATCCATTCAATTGGTTTTTCTGGTTTTAATTCATTCATTTGTATATTTTGTAATATAGTATTATTTTCTACCGGGGTTAAATTTTTAATAATATCCGGCCAAAACCAGTATTTTCCCGAGCCTTTAGTAATTTTTTTCAATTTATTATCTAATTTTTTAAATAATTCAAACTGAGTATTATTATCATAATATAATATTTGTGATTTTTTATATTTTTTTGATTTATTATAACTATCAATTAAGAATTTTAATGATTCTTTTGATAAACATGTTGGGCCGTTAGAAATAGCCGAAGGACTGCAATATTGATTTTCAATTTTCATATCCTAATTATTAATAATTAAAATATTTTATATTTTTAAAAAGAATAAAAATAAATTATAAAGCTTTAAATATCCAAAGTAATAATATAATTAATACCGGATAACTTAATCTTAATAATAATTCTTGATTATTAGTTAATACATTTTCATTAATATATTTTGATAAATAAAATGTAAAAAGTTTATCAAAAGAAATAGCCAAAAGTATAACTAATGAAAACATTATTAATTTAAATACTTCGGTCTTTTTGGAATTTAATTTATCCCAAAATGAAGTATTATAATATACAACTTGTTGCTGTTGTTGTTTATTAACTTTTTTATATGGATATTCTACGGGTATATCTTGGGGCATTGTATATTGTTCACTTTCTCTTTGTATTATTGGTCTTTCATCATAATTTGTATTAGACATTCTCTTTTTTCTATGTTTTTTATCTACTATATTATTATTATTATTTTCTTCAAAATTTATTTTATTATCACCCTGAATATTATTTTCCATATTATTCATTTGAGATATTTGTAAATTATCCATATAATTATTATCTACTTTTTTTTCTTCATCTAGATATCCATATGCAAGATCTAATTCAGTCATTATTTTTGTCTTACTTACTGTTTTATTTAAAATATTTTTTTTATTATTATTATTAATATTACAACAATAATAATGAAAAATGATAGAATGATTTTTTTTATGACACCATAACAATAAGGATAAAAAAATGATAAAATGCTAAGTAAAATATATAAAATAAAAATTGATTATATATATTAAGGTTAATATATATTTAAAATGGGTGGTATTCAAGAAGAACTAAATTCATTTATACATAAATATAGTGTACAAAAAGGATGTCCTTACACCAATACAAGTATTGGACATCCAAAAAAATCATTATTTATTCCTGATGATAAATATGATGAATTTATTAGAATTTATAGTTTAGCAATTACAAATGGGATTCATTTACATTTTACAGAAAAACCATTAAACCCAAGTCCATTAAGAATTGATTTAGATTTTCGATTTTTAATAAGTCCTACATCACACGAAATTGATGATGATAGTTTAAAACCTAAATATAAACGCATTTATACAAATAAAAATATATTAAAAATTATTGAGTTTTATAATGCTGTTATTACTAAATATATTGATATTAAAGAAGATTATAATGTTGCGTATTTAATGGAAAAATCGAATCCAACTGTTTGTAGAAATAAATTAAAAGATGGAATACATATAGTTTACCCTTATATAAAATTAACTTTTAATGAACAACATTTTATTAGAAGAAAAATACTTGATGTTGCTAGTGAAATGTTTTCTGGTTTATCTGTTTGTAATAATAATGAAGATATTATAGATAAAGCAATTATTGATGTCAACTGTTGGCAAATGTATGGTAGTAGAAAACCGGATTGTGAAGCATATGCTGTTACTAAAATATTTAAAAATGGAATAGAAATTTTTGAACCAGTTTCTGCAGAACAAAATTTAAAATATATTAAATTATTTTCGATGAGAAATACAGAAATAAATCCTGATATATGTAAAGTTAAAGATATTTTTATATCAGAAATTGATGAATATACTAAACATATTTTGCCATCAATTGATGTAAAACAAAAAAATAAATTACATAATAATATCTTTGCTAAATCTTTAAATGTTAATAAAAATAATACTTCTGATGCTGAATTACTATTATCACGTAGATTAGTTTTAGATTGTATTTCTTGTAATAGAGCAGATAATTATGAAGAATGGATTAATTTAGGGTGGGTATTAAGAAATATTGATTATCGTCTTCTTGAAACTTGGATTGAATTTTCTAAAATTAGTTCATCGTATGTTGAAGGAGAATGTCAAGTTCTTTGGAATAAAATGAGAAAAGATCATATGGGTATGGGTACTTTAAGATGGTGGGCGAAACAAGATAATTTAAATAAATATAAAGAAATTATTGATGAATCATTATTTCCCTGGATTGATTTATGTATCAGAGGTGATGGTACTCATTATGATGTTGCCAAAGTAGTACAAACACATTATAAAGATGAAATTAAAGCAGTTAACAAATCAACTTGGTATTATTATGATAAAGATAAACATAGATGGCGTCAAACAAGTGAAGGTTTATTATTACGTATTATATTAAGTACCGATATTTGTAATAAATTTGTTGAAAGAACTCAATTTTGGAATAGTTTACAAATTAATTTAGAAGATGATGATCAAAAAACTGCCAATGCTGAAAAAGCTAAAAAATCTTTAAAAATTGCTGGACAACTAAAAAATGCAGGTTTTAAAGATAGTGTTATGAAAGAATGCAAAAGTTTATTTATTGATGAAAAATTTGATGAGTTATTAGATAGTCGTTCGCATTTAATTGGTTTTGCAAATGGTGTGTATGATTTAAAAATGCATATATTTCGTGATGGTATGCCCGATGATTATATTTCATATTCTACTAAAATTAATTATATACCATATAATCCAGAATCACCAGAAATTGAGGAAATTAATGACTTCTTTTCAAAAATATTTATAAATGATGCTGTACGAAATTATGTATTAGATATTATTGCATGTATTATTGATGGAAGTATTGTTCAAGAACGATTTTATGTATTTACTGGTAATGGTAGTAATGGTAAAAGTAGATTATTAGATTTTATTCAAAAAACTATTGGCGATTATTATAGTATTTTACCCATTGCTCTTTTAACACAAAAAAGAGCAGCATCCAATAGTGCTCAAAGTGAACTAGAAAGAACTAAAGGTAGACGATTTGCTGTTATGCAAGAACCTAGTGAACAAGATAAAATCAATATAGGATTTATGAAAGAATTATCTGGTAATGATAGAATTTTATGCAGAGGATTATATAAAGAACCATTTGAATTTAAACCACAATTTAAAATGATTTTAACTTGTAATGAATTACCAGAAGTTCCAAGTGATGATGGTGGTACTTGGAGAAGAATTAGAGTTATAGAATTCCTTTCTAAATTTTGTGAAAATCCTAAAAAAGCAAATGAATTTCCAATGGATTTAGAATTATCTGAAAAATTTGATAGATGGTCTGAAACCTTTATGAGTATGTTAATTGAAAGGCATAAACATATTAATCCTAATTCGATACATGAACCGATGGAAGTTAGAATTGCCACCGAGAGTTATAAAAATAATAATGATATTATTGGTCAGTATAAAAATGATAGAATTGTATTATTAAATAATGATGATAATAATAATAGAGTTCTTATTAATACTCTATTTAATGACTTTAGATTATGGTGTATTAATAATGTTCCTAATAATAAAAAGAAACCAGATAGAAATCAATTAAAGGCATATTTTGAAAAATTAATTGGTCCTTATTCTGATAAAGGATGGAAAGGTATGAAATTTAAAACAGATGAAGAAGAGGATAATGAATAATTTAGTTATATATAATTTACTTTTTTTTGATATTATAAAAAAAAAATGATAATATCACTAATTATTTTTATATATTAAGAATGGATTCTACTGATAATAAAATAACTTTAGAAGATACTATTTCTATTTTACAATTACAAATTAGTACTTTAAAAGATAAACTAGATATTGAAAGAAAAGAATATCGCGAAATGTATAATAAACTTAAAATTGAAAATGCACAATTAAGAGAAAAATTAAATATTTTATAAGTGTTTATTTATTAAATAAATTAATCTTACTTTAATATTAAAATGAATAATGAAGATTTTACTTTAAATGAAACAAATAATTTAATTAATGCTATGAATAGACAAATTAATAAATTAAAAAATAAATTAGAAACTGAACGTAGTGAACATATTGATATTTATCAAAAAATAAAAAAAGAAAACGACGATTTACTATATGAAAATAATTTACTTAAAAATAAATTAAGTAATATAATTAATGAATAATTTTTTTATATTTTCAATTATATTATATTTTGCAAATACTTTACAATATCATACAATAATTCATAATAAAAAATTATTATTATCATCAAATAATACTAATACTACATTATTATTACCAAATCAAACTAAATTAAAACTTAAAAATATTACAAATGAATTAAATACAAATCTTAATAAAAATAGTAAATTTTGTCATATTAAATGTAACTGCTTTTTTTCACATAGTGTTGTTAATGATAATATTAATGTTAAATATAATCCATTTTTTTAATAATCTTCATCTGATTCCGAAGGTAACCCTTTTTTTCTTCTTTCTGCTTTCTTTTTTTCTAATTTTTTCTTTTCTCTAGCAGTTAATACCTTTTCTTTTTTTACTTTGATTTCATTACCCATAGAATCTAATACTGTGTCGCTTATTTCAATATTTTGATTTATTTTTTCATCAATTTGTTCATCGCCTTCTCTAATTAATTTGCCATTATTTACTATCCATTTTTCACTACATATGTTATTTGTAAATTCACTGTTATGTGATATTAATATTACACCACCTTCATATTTTTTTATTCCGGCTGCTAATGCCCCTAAAGAATCTCTGTCTAAATAATTTGTGGGTTCGTCCATAACTAATATATGAGGATTATTCCACATACATGCTGCTAATACAACTTTCACTTTTTGTCCACCAGATAAACCACGTATTCTTGAATGCGTTGCTATTTCAGATTCTATACCCATCTCATATAACTGTTTTTCTATAAATTTAGTTGTTAATGATTTTGTTGCTAATCCAGAACGTAATGCCTCTTGTTGATCTAAACGTTGTACTAATTTTGCATATCCATTCTCTTCTAATTTTTCTCTTGATAACCATGTATTTTTATCTACATCTTTATTTAACCATTTTACCTCATACTCATATGTTCTTTTTGTTTTTCTTCTAGAACATAAATATTCTATTACACCTTTTTCAATTGTACCATCTTCTGTTTTAAACACTTTTTCTTTTGTTAAATCTTCTTTATCTTCTGCCTTTTCTCTATCTTCACCAGATGAATATCTCCATTGTATATATTCATTTGGTGTTTTATCTAAATGTTTTTCTAAATGATAAAATGCGTGTTGTGCAATATATGCTATACGCATATTTTGATGACGCCATACATTACCAATAGTTGGTTTTAGTTCTCCGCAAAATATTTTAATTATTGTTGATTTACCAGCACCATTAGGTCCCGTAACAGCAACTCGTGAATTTAATGATGCTTGCAATGTTATATTCATAACTGTTGGAATTTCTCGCATTGGATATTTATAAGTACAATTTTCCATTTTAATAATTGCTTTCCCTTTTGATTTAATTCCTTCTAATAATCCTGGTGTTGGAAATGTAAATGATAAATTTTCATCTGATAATTCATAATATGTTTTCGCTTTTGGTACTCTTTTTACAAATTGTTCTAAATTTCCTTTATAATTTTTTAATTTTCTATTATCTTCATAATGTATTATATTTGTTGTAATATTATCTAAAAATTTTGTATCGTGCGATATAATTAATGATGTCTTTTTTGTTTGAGATATTAAAAAATTTTCCAACCATTTTATATTTGTTGTATCTAAATGATTTGTAGGTTCATCTAATAGTAATATATCTGGTTCTTCTAATATTGCACTACATAATGCCAATTTCATTTTCCATCCTCCAGATAAATTAGATATTACAGAATTAATATTAGCATCTGAAAAACCAAATTCTATTAGTTTGTTATAAATAACATTATCATCTATATTTTTATTAAATAATTTAATAAATTCTACTAATTTTAAATCTGAATAACTGCCATGTATATCATGTTCAACATATACTGTTTTTAATTCTTCAGGTGGCGGAAAATTATCTACTTGTCCATTTGCAATTGCTTTTAATAATGTTGATTTACCACAACCATTATATCCACATATACCATATCGTTTACCTCTTTTTAAATGTAATCTTGTATTATTTAATAATATTTTTGCTCCATAACCTAATGAAAATTCACAGTTACATAAATCCTCACCTTCTTCATTTTCATCATCTTGTATTTCTTTTGGTATACATGTTTTATAACATTCATTATAAATATTATTAATATCACTATTTGTAATATTAAAAGGTGCTAGATAATAATATATTATATCATTCCAATTATTTTTATCAAATAAATTACCGTTTATCATAGATAATAAAACAGATGTTAAATAATTTATATGTATTTCACTATTAATATTATTTGTATTATTAATTATTATATTTTTTAATTCACTTTCTGATATTATTTTAGTTGTTTCAAATGTATTAACATAATCATCTATATTATTTAGTGTTTTTAAACATTTATTTGCCATATTACGTGCTTCAGGTTCAGACATTTCATTTGATAATTTTAATATTAATGGTTTTAATTCTGGTAAAAATGTTGATGCTTCATGTGGATAATCAATTAATTTACACATATTATCTGTTATAACACATACTTGTCTCTTACTTTCTATTTTTTTTTCATGACATCCTCTTATTAATATTGGTACAATTATAGATAAAGTTGGATTATCTACAGATTGTACAAAAACAGTAGATGATAATTTATATAATGTTTCACCAACATTTTGAGGATTTTCTATTGTATTTACTATTACATCTATTAAATCTTTAATATCATTATTTTGACAAGTATTCATTACTTTTTTAGTAACATTTTTCGCTACTTCCTTTACTTCTTTTTTTGTATCCCACATTGAATTTGATACAACTGGCATTACTTTTGATAATGTTTTAGAAAATGGTACTATAGAGCGGTCTGAAAATTCACCTAGTAATTCTAATGATAACAACTTTGTTTGCCAACTTGTGTTACTAATTCCTTCAAATAAATAATTATTTATTTTATTAGTTGAATAAATATTAACTATTTTTATTAATTCTTTGCTGTTTTATATGCTTGAATTCTAATTTCTTCAGATTTTTTATAACTAGCTAATAATAGTATATTTGGTAAATAATCTATTAAATAAATCTCATTATCTTTATTATTTGATAATTTTTCAATTAAAATTAGTGCTATTTCAATTGTATTTGAACTATTAAATAATATATTTATTATATTTTTTTCATATATTTCATTTATACTATAACTTAATAATTCGTTTATTACTATATCTTTTTCTTCAATATATTTATTTTCTTTTAAATTATATACTAATTTATTTATATTATCTAATAAACTGTATTCTGTACAGTTTTCTACATTATTAAAAGAAGCGTTTTTTATTAATATTGATGACATTTCTATATAATAGATTTTTTTTCTTTTATATATTTTTCTTACGGGTTTTTAATAATGAGTTGTTTTTGGATTATATATAATTATTTATGTAACACTAATAATTATTATGATTCATTACCGTCTGTTTCAGATTCTGATGATGATTTATTTGAAGAATTATCAGATTAATATTTTTTTGTCCAAATATCATGACAATGTGTTTTAAAACCACCATTTTTTTTAGTTCCCCAAGAAAGAAATCTTTGAATACCAGAACCATTTTTAAAAAAAGATGCAAATTCTATATAAATTGTTTCATTGTCATCAAATAAATTTAAATTTTTTGGAATATTAATATATATACCATCGCTAAATTTTAATTGATAATAATTTATAATATCATTATTTGATATTGGTATATAATATTTATGTTCTGAACTCCAAGATATTTGCGTTGATGGTGTATTATTTAATAAATTATGTATTCTATAATTACCAACCCAATTATTTTTTAATATTATATAATTTATAGTTGTATTTTTATCAAATTCTATTATATTTTCTAATTCTTTATTTGTATAATTTGTTACTATTTTGTTTTTTGATTTATATAATTCTGTTAAATTTAATTTATTATCTGTATTAATATGTTCATCTATTAAATTATCTTTTTTTAATATAAATTCCTTTAAATTACCATTTATACCATCATATGATACGTGCATACCAGTTCTAATTGAATTATTATATATATAATTATCGGTTAACCATATATTAAATGTAAATGTTAAATTTGTACTATTTATATTATTTTTATCAAATAATTCTTTTATTATATTTTGTGGTGGTATATAAGGTGTATAAGTAATACCACAATAATTTGGGCGAAGTATTAAAGTTCTCAATATATCTGCATTTTGTGGTAATTTATTATATATTTGTGTATTATTATTTTTTAATTTTATAATTCTATTTAAATTAAAATGTTCATATCTATAATATTCTTTATTATTATCATAATAACGTCTATTTATTTTATAATAATTTGGAACATTAACTTGTTTATTAATAATTTTACTACTTTTTAATTTATTATTATTACATATATAATTGCTTAATACTATATTTTCGTTATAACATATTGGATTTTCTATTAATTTATTATTTTCTGTTATTAAATCTATATTATTATAATAGTACCATTTCCCGATATAAATTGAACATTTATTATTTTCAGGAAATAATTTATTATTCCAATTCCATTTTTTATCAATTGTTGTAAAAGTATTTTTTACAGGATAAATTATTGAATATAAATTAAATGATAATATATAATTAATATATAATAATATTAATCCAATCTGTTTCATTAATTTAAAGAAAGAAAATAATTACTTAAGTATTATAAACAACCATATATGCTTCGCTATTTTTTGATAAAAATCCAATATTATCTTTGTTAAAAACTTTTATATTTAAATCATCATATAATATAAATTTTTCTGTTTCATCATCTTTACATATTGCAATATAATGTCCATTATCTAAATTACCAATATGCATTCCAATTGATGTTAAATGATATTTTTTTTCTAAATTAGTATCCATTAATATACATCCTTTTTTTATATTTATATTTTGATTTATATCCACTTTTAAATTATTTTTTTTTATATTATTTGTATATCTCTTTATTAAAAATATTAATACATTTGGCATTTTCCACAATTTTAGCGATTTTGTATATTCAGTACATTCTTTGCATTTTTCACATTTCCATTCATCTTTTGATACTGTTGATTTTAAATAATTTCTAAATAATGCTGTTAATGATTTTGGTTCTAATGAATTTGGTAGATCTAGTTGTATTGAATTAAATGGTTCAAAATTATAAGACATATTTTTACATTTATTACATTCAACAGTATTTAAAATTACACCTTGTGATTTACATAACCATTCACTTGTTTTATTATTATTAAAACAATTTATTGTATACGCAACTTTATCATGTATTAATTCACTGTTTAATTTAATATTTTCAAATTCTTTATTATATTCTATTTTTTTAGATATTATATTTAATTCAGATGCCAATTTATCATTTAATAAAAACCATAATTCTGTAATATCAATTTGTTCTCCCTCATTTAATTCTTTTATATAATTATATACAGCATTAATAAATTTATTTGGACTAACAGAACTCTTTTCTATATGCAATATTTTTAATAATTCTTTTAATTCATATGCTAAAGTATTTTCTGGAACATCTTCATTTAATATACTGCATCTTAAAAATTTGTTACGACATATTATTTGAACTAAACTATTAATTGCACATGTTGAACCTAAATTTTTCAAACCTTGCATATTAGTTATTATAATATATTTTATATTTATATATAAAAATAAAAAAAATGATAATATTTATACAATAAAAATATATATAATGTGTGATTTTACTGAATTTGAAAATACAATTTATGATTCTTCACTTCATGATTATATTAACGGCAATGTTATGTGCATGTTAAAAAGAAATGAAAATCATGATGTAAATAAATTAACAAAGGATATTATAATTGATTACTATTTTCATAAAAATAATATCCCTAAAGAAAATTATAATATTTATTCAAAAAAATATGATGATATTATCACTAATTCATTTACTATTATTAATAATGAAAAAACTAACATTATTAATAATGATTCTGAACAATTTACTAAATATTATTCTGACACTGAATGGGAAAAGGATAAGGAACTACATTATAAACAATATTTTGGTAGATATAAGGACTTACTTTATATTATTGAATATTATGAAAAACTGAGAGAAGAAGAAGAAAATAAAATTTATGTTGATGAAATTTCTGAAGATTGTAATGAAGATAATATACATTATTTATCAGACGATGAATATTATTTTAGTGATGAATTTTATTTGGATGAAGAAGAAGATGAATTATATGATGATTATTATGATTATTTAATATAATATATATAAAAAATTGATACTTACTATTTTATAAATATAGTGTAATGTCTTTACAAGAAAATACAAATAATAAACACGTTATTAGAGATAATGTAAAAAAATTATTAAAAAAAAATATTAATATTTCAGATATAGAAATTGATGATTTAGAAATTGGTATTTTTAATTCCTCATTAGATTATGCTAATTCCTTAAAAATACAATTATCTTGGAATAATCAATTATTTGTAGATACATATTCTAATATTGCTAGAGCGATTTATAGTAATTTAAAAACAGATTGTTATATTAACAATAATTATTTAATTGAAAAATTAAATAATAAGGATTTTTTACCACACGAAATAGCATATATGTCTAAGGAGGATATGTTTCCAAAACGATGGGAAACTATTATTGAAAAACAGAAACGAAAACTTAAAGAAGCTTATGAAATTAAACAAGTTTCTATGACAGATTCTATTAAATGTGGTAAATGTAAAAATAATAAAATTTCTTATCAAGAATTACAAACTAGATCTGGTGATGAGTCTATGACTATTTTCTTTACGTGTATTATTTGTGGTCATAAATGGCGTACATAAAATTATTTACTTAAGATTAATATTTATAAAAATATTTATTAATGGTATTATTAATTAACGGTATATTTAATAATATTAATCGAATATTTAATTATATTATTAAAGAAAAATTTGATAATAAAATAAATTATTATAACTGCATGGTTGAACTATGTCATTTATTAAAAAATGTTTTAAATGATATATATAATATATATTATAAATATATTTTATTAAATAAATTAAATAAATTATAATGTATTATCTACTAATTTTGTTAATATATCTTGTGGTACATTTTCATAATTTGTGTTTAATAATTTATTAATTTTATTTATTATTTTTTTTTCATTATTTTCAAGTAACTTGAACTTTGATGTTTTTGTTTCTCTATAATAAAATTTATTTTCTTTACTTACTAGAATATATTTTCTTATATTTTTAATATCATTACTATCTATATCTGTTTTATATTCTTTTTTTATTACATTATTAACTGCTTTATAATCTAATTTTATACCTTCACTTGTTTCTATATAACCATTTATTATTATTTCATTGTTATGCACTTTGTTATGACATAATTTACATAAACCTACTAAATTATGTTTTATATTTTTATGAAATGTATTAAAATAACCATTTTCATCACTATCGCATTGAAAATTTATATGATGCGTATCCTGTACTTTATTTTTACATATTTTACATTCTTTTAATATTACTTCTTTATTATAATTTGATTTATTTAAATTTATAACAAACTTATCTAATTGTTGAACTTCTTTTCTTATTTTTTCTGCATTTTTAACAAAATTAAGTGGCATATCTAATGCCTTACATACTTCTAAACCATATATATTAGAACCCTTCCCTTCCTTAATTTTTCTTTCATAATATATCACATTATCTTCAATTTTTATATGTAAATGATTTATTTTTAATTTTGATTTTTCTATATTTTTTTTTATAACACTTATGTCTACTAATTCATGTAAATGTGTTGCAAATATAAAACTACATTCTTTTTCTACTAATGTATCTATTGCTGATGCAACAATCGATAATCCTGATATTGATTCTGTACCACTACATATTTCATCTCCTAATACTAAACTATAATTATCACATCTATGTAATATATTTCGTAATTCACACATTTCTACTGTAAAACTACTCATACCCTTATAGATATTATCCACATTTGATATTCTAGTAAAAATATGTTTATAGGGTTGGTAACATAAATCCATTGCTGGCACAAACATACCAGCTTGTGCCATTATTATATTTAAACCAATTGTTTTCATTAAACAACTTTTTCCTGACGCATTTATACCATATAATAATATTCCATCTTTTGATAATTCAATATCATTTCCTACATATTTTATACTACTATTTATTCTTTCTATGATTGGATGACGAATATCTTTGCCTTTAAAATAACCAGCTTTATTATTATCAACAATTGTTGGTCTATAATATTTATATTCATATGCATTTTTCGCATTGCAAGTATTAATATCTATATTGCCTAATTTATCTATAATTTTATCTAAATTATTATTATTTTTTTCTATAAATTTATTTATAAATTCTTTGTAATATTTTGTATTTAATTCCGTTATTTCTGATATCGTTTTGTTTATAATATTTGTATATTTAGATAATTTATCTGATGTTAATTTATAATAACCTTTTTGTTGCGGTGTTATAAACTTATATGTTGATAATAAATTGCCATTTACTGCTTTTGAATATTCATATCTTTTTTTTGTTATATTAAAATGATAACCATCTCTTTCTGAATATTCTATTTTACAAAAACTATTATCACCATTATTATCTATATTTATTATTTCATCAGCTAATTTTTGTATTTTATCATATGTTTCTATATACTTATCTTCCAATTCATCAATATCTGTATATATTCCTCTATTAAATATATTCCCTTTTATTTCATTTAAATTATATTTACTTGCGTTTTCTAAATTTAGTATTTCATATGATTCTATTATTTCTTCTACTATTTCTGTTTTTTTTGTTAAATTTAATAACTTAAATACTTCCATCGCATTATTTAATGAATTATCAAAACCATTCCATTCGTGTGGATGTAATTTATTTATTATTATCTTTCTTTTTATTCTTTCTAAATCTAATATTTTTATTAAATGTTTTGATATTGGTTTAAATAAATTATTTTTTAATAATTTATCTATCTCATCATATCTATTATTTAATTCGCTACTATCATAAATTGGTTGTAATAATCTTTCTTTAAATAATCTACTTCCAAACGCTGTATTACATCTATTTAATATATCAATTAATGGTTTTTCATTATTATGTAAACTTATTATATTTAACTGTAATACACTGTCATATTCTAAATTTAAATATCTATGATTTTCTAGTATTTCTGGACGTTTTATATTTGATATAATATCTGCATTGTGATTATATGCAAATTGTAATAAACTACAAAACGCAATTTTTCCTATATGATAATATTGTAAATTTAACACATCAAAAATATTTAATTGACTTTTTAAATCTGTATAAACATTTTTTAATATTTCTTCCTGATATTTTTTATTTTCCATTACATCTATATACTCATAAGAATTCCATAAATAATGAACTAATATATTATTATTTAAATGTATAATTTCTTTTATTTTTTTTATATCATTATTATCGATTGATTCATTTGATATAAATACTATTTCACAAGGATTATAAGATATAATTATTCTAACAATTTCATTATTTGCAAAATCTTTATCGTCTTTACTTGATGCTATTTCTGATATAAAACACTTTCCTGTTGATACATCTATTAATGATGTCCCAACTATATATAAATTATTGATTTTTTCATAATATATTATCATCATATAATTACTTTTTTTCGTATTTAAATTTGTATTCATACCTGGACTTAAAATTTCTGTTACTTTTCTTTCAACTTTTTCAACATTTGATGATTCTGTTACTTGTTGAATCATAACTAATGTATAATTGTGCTGTAATAAAATATTTTGAAATTTTGCTATTACATATAAAGGAAATCCTGCCATTAAAGCATTGCTTTTATTTACCTCATTTATTTTTTTATTTTTTCGTGATATAGTTATATTACAAATATCAGCTATCTTATAAATGTCAGCATCTGTATCATCTTTTATAGAATATATTTCATAAAAGTTTCCTACTTGCATTAATACTAATGTTTTTTCTCCATACTTTTTTTTATATTCATTTGTATAAAAAATATAATCATCGATTAACATTGTGATATTATTATTTTATATATTTTTATTTTTATATAGATTATAATGTTCTATTAATTCTGTTAATTCATTTGAATTTATTGTTTCTTCATCTATTAATTTTTTTGCCACATTTTTTAATAAATTCATATTTTCTTGTAATATTTTATTTGCTTGTTTATTACATTTATTTATTATTTCTTCAATCTCATTATATATCATATTATTTGTATTTTTTGATATGTTATCATTATATACTACATTCCCTAATTTACTAGACATTCCAAATTCTGTAACCATTCTTTTTGCCAATGATGTAACTCTCTCTAAATCATTTGATGCACCTGATGTTATATCTTCTTTGCCAAAAATTAATTCTTCTGCCATTCTTCCACCTAATGTAAATGTTATCATTGACATAAGATAATCTCTTGTATATAATCCATAATCTAATATATTTTCATCTGGAACAAGAAATGTTAAACCGCCTGCATTACCTCTTGGTGCAATAGATACTTTTCCAATTGTATCAAAATTTGATAAAAATGCACCAACTATTGCATGCCCTGCTTCATGAAATGCTACTAATTCTTTATTTTTTTCACTTCTAATTATATTTTTTTTTACTGGTCCTAATGTAATTTTATCTAAAGCATCATCAATCTCTTTGTTCGTAATTAATGTTTTATTATTTCTTACTGTTAATATTGCTGCTTCATTTATTAAATTTGCAAGAGATGCCGGTGAAAATCCAGCTGTTTTTTTTGATACTTTATCAATATCTATTTCTTTAATTGGTTTATCTTTAATATATAATTCCAATATATCTTTTCTACCATTATAATCAGGATTATCTATAAATATTTGTCTATCAAATCTTCCAGGACGCAATAAAGCTTTATCTAATGTATCTATTCTATTCGTTGCAGCAATTACTATTACATTTGTATTTGTTTCAAAACCATCCATTTCTGTCAATATTTGATTTAAAGTTTGTTCTCTTTCATCATTACCTGCACCCATCCCATTACTACTTCTTTGTTTTCCTATCGCATCTATTTCATCTATAAATATAATACACGGAGCATATTCTTTTGCTGTTTCAAATAATGTTCTTACTCTTGCGGCACCAGTACCTACAAACATTTCTATAAATTCTGAACCAGATACACTAAAAAATGGCACTTTTGCTTCACCTGCAATAGCCCTCGCTAATAATGTTTTACCTGTTCCCGGAGGCCCTTGTAATAATATACCACTGGGTATTTTAGCACCAACATCTTGATATATTTTATTATCTCTTAAAAATTCTACAACTTCTTCCACTTCTATTTTTGCGTTATCTATACCAACTACATCACTAAATGTAGTATTTGTATATTTTAATTCATTATTGAAATTTCCTTTTACTAATTCAGGTAATGTATTACTCATTATATTTGTACGTATATATCGTAAAATTATAAATGATATTAGAAAATATATTATTAATCCATACTGCATTTGTAACATATTATAATCAGTGTTGTCAATTATAATATCAATATTATTATCGTGTAACATACTAAATAGTTGTTCATTATTAGTATTTACATTTTGAATAGTATATTTATTTTTATCTTTATCAATAGCGATAATATTTTTATCATTATTTACAAAATATGTTTTATCTATATAACCATTCTCGGCAGAATAAATAAATTCGGAATAACGTATATTTTCAATTTTATTGGCGTTAAATGTGTTTTTAGTATGTTCTATTAAATTATTATTGTTTATTAATTCGCATTTTAATAGTGGTTTTCTAAATAATGGTTTATTAATACCTCTATTAAAATTAAAACCATATGTTAAATTAATAAATAATAATATTATTAAGTTTCTCATTATTAATATATTAATATAAAATTATATTTAAATAGAAAAAAATATTTACGTAAAATATTATAGTTATGAATTTAACAAATTCTACATATCAAATAGAAACTAAACAAGACCAATACATATTAATTGGTATTTTTTCATTACTTGTTATGTTTATTGGTGGTCTAATTAAAATATTTTTATATTATAAACCAGTAAATATTATTATATAATAAAAAAATATGATTATTATATAAGTTTATATTTATATTAAACTTTTGTATGGGTTTAAAAAATAAAAATAAGTTTTTTTATAACAGAATATCTCACAAATATGGTATTACAAATAAAATAAAAATATATTTTGATGAAATATGTTTTATATTATTACAAAATAAATAATTTTATACCATTTTGCTTTCCCATTTTGTTTTTAATTCTTTTATATTTTTTTTTATTGTATTATTTGGATTATCTTTTACGCAATTGCTTAAATTTTTTTCTAAAAATATATTAAAATCTGAATTTTCTGTATTAGCAAATATTAATTTATTTGCTTTAATTTTTTCTAATGTACAACTTTTACACGAACCAATATTTTTAAAAACGCCTTTTAATTTTGTATTACAATCACATTTTTTTAATATATTTTTTGCTAAATTTATTAAATGATATAATTCTTTTTTTGAAAGAAGTTTTAATTCATCTTCAATGCTACCAATATCTTCCATTAGTAATATAAATGTAATATAATATTCATTTTTTTTTCTTTTTTTTTCTTAACACTGGCCGAACTGGACGTGTTTCGCCTTCACTATCATAAATTATATTTTCATTTTTATTAACAATTACTACATCTAATTTACTTACATACATAATTATAATTATGTATATTAAACAAAAAAAATCATTTTTTATTATTCTGATACAATATCATATTGTATTGGCATATCAGAATCTTTCGGTCTATTAGCAGATAATCCTTTTTCATTATTAACTACGGCCCATGTATCGATTGTATTTGAATAATCTTTTACACATTCGCCTGTTAATTTATGATAATGAGTAAAACACTTAAATTTATAAAATTCTAATAATAAATAAAACATTTTTATTTAATAATATAAATATTCTTTATATATATTATAACTATTTTTATTTATATATAATAGATTAATATAAAATTATGTTTGAAGATATACAGCAATTTATATTTCAAATAGTGCTTTTTTATATTGCATATATTTTGATATTATATTTAATAACAACTATAACAAATAAAAATATATATTTAATAATTTATATGGGATTATCTATGATTATATTATTTTTAATTGTATTTTATAATCGAATGTTACTATATTTTCAAAAAGAAAAAGATAAATTAAAAGAAGAAAAATCTAGTGATAAATCTAGTGATAAATCTAGTGATAAATCTAGTGATAAATCTAGTGATAAATCTAGTGATAACAAAATATGCGATGACTGGAGTTCAGAAGAATGTAAAGAAAAAATAAAGAAATTAAGTAAAAAAAATGATACTGAAAAAAAAATAAAAGAATCTGGTAAAAAAAATGATACTGAAATACAAAATAACGATATGGCAATTATACAAACTGAACCAGTTGTCGAACCACAACCTATTGAATCTAGCAATCCTAAACTATTAAAAGAAAATATTGAAAATGCAGATACAATAAAAAAACAAGAAGAAATAATTAGAAAATATATTGATAATTATAATAAAAATAAAAGACCTATAGATGAATTGGAAGAAGCAAGAGATAATGACGCACCTTGGATGGACCACGATAACGATAAAGGAAAAAAACTGTATCAAGCATTATAATATTCTATTTTATCTACATTACAATTACTTGTAGCATTTTTTAATATTTTGTAGTATTTACTTAGAGAATTTTTATATTTATATTCATCAAAACCCATATACGTATATTTTTCCAATTTATACTTAAATTTTTTATCATTTAAAGTATATGTTTCATATGTATATCCATTATACTGTAATATTGAAGCAATATGTAATAATATTTCATCTAATTCTTTATCAACATGTAAATATGGATAATTTCCATATGGTATATCTATTTGCCACATAGTAAAATATTTATTATTATCATTTTTATATGATATAGATGCATCTCTATAAAATTTTAATGCAAATTCTTTATTACGCGATGTTGATAAGAAATTATCTGTTTTTAATATTATTCCTGGAATATTTTCAAATAAAGATTGTTTTTTAATATTATCTAATTGATATTGTTTTCTCCAACTTCTAAATAATTGTGTATTTTCTATTTGAGATAATTTAACATTACGAGTACTAATACACGTATCATATTCTTTTTTTTGCATTTTACTAGGTCTTTCTAAATAACTATCATTTTTAGTTATTTCTGCCCAATTTATGTAACTTATTTTTGAAAAAATATTTGGATTAAATATACTTTCACTTAATTTTACAACATTATATAATAAATTTTTAAATATACAAAACAGTAAAATGGTTTTCTTATTATCATTTATATAATCATATTCATCAATTTTATTAATTAAGTTATTTAAATAACTATAATTCTTTATTGATGCTTTTATTTCTTTAAATGTTATTTTACACAATGTTTTACTATATAATAATTCTTTTAAATCTTGCAATTCAGATAAAATATTATAATTTAAATCTAAAAAATTATTCATATTTAATTCTATTTTTTCTATTATTTCAATATTATTAAAATGTTGCATTGTTTCTTTAGTCAATTCCATTTTTTCCATCCAATATTCAAAATAATCACCTGCATCATCTTCTATAACCCAACTTTTTAATATAGTTTGTATATGTTCTTTTGAATAACTACCTTTTTTTAATAAATTTATTTTCATTTTCTTGAAAATAATAAAAAAAATTTATATACTTTTAATATTATTGATTAAACTATTTTTTAATACACTATATTTGTTTGTAAATAATTCTTTATATTTATTTATGCGTAATGTTAAATTATATATCATTATTTTTATATTTTTTATTGCAAAGTTTATTTTTTTATTTAAATATTCATTTGTTTTTAAACGATTTATACTATTATTTATCATTATATATACTATTATATTATTATTTTAAATATTTTATAATTTTGGTTTAATTGCAGGTTCTAAATTTTGTAAAGGTATATCTATTTTACGCCCATCATTGCTAAAATCCTCTCCTCTTTCATTTTCTAATTTAGTAAATGTTGTTCCTTTATAATTACCTAATTTTAGTGTTGTTTCATATTCTTTACTATTTCTAAGATATTTTATTTTAATAATATCATTTGGATTATATTTTTTCAATACTTTATTTAAATCATCTGGATTGTTTATTTCATATTTATCAATTCCAATTATAATATCACCGATTTGTTCTATTTTATTTTCTTTCGTTTTTTTTAATCCAACTAAACCAGCATCTTGTGCCGGTGATTTTTCTGGAACTTCTAATACTAATATACCTTTATTAATGATTGGAATACCACTTTTTTCAGATTCACTTGCTGATGGATTACGTTCCATATAAGATATACCTAAAATTGCACGTTGTACATAACCTGTATTAATAATATCTGTAATTGATTTAATAGAATTCTTAATTGGTATTGTAAATCCTACACCAGAAGATACGCCTAAGCCAAGTGACGCAGTATTTATACCTATTAATTCACCTTTACTATTTAGTAGAGGTCCTCCACTATTTCCTGGATTTATTGCTGCATCTGTTTGTATTACATTATATATTTTTCTACCTGTCGGCGCAGTTAATTCTCTATCAACAGCTGATATAATACCACTTGTTAAAGTATGATCTTGTCCAAATGGATTACCAATCGCATATGAAAATTGTCCAATTTCTGGTTTAATTTCTTTATTATATTTAATAATATGTAAATCTTTTTTTGGAATATCAATTTTAAGAACTGCTAAATCAATATCTGGATCAATTCCTGTTAATTTTGCAACATACGTTTTTTTAACATTATTTTTATCTGTTATTACTACATTCGCATTATCAACTTTATTTATAACATGAAAATTTGTTATAATATGTCCTTCATCGTCCCATATAAATCCAGAACCTACTCCTTTAGGTAAATCTGTTTTATCTAAATTAAATTTTTCACCCATTGATGTATATTCTGTAGTTATAAAACATACTGATGAAATAGCTTCTTTAAATAATTTTTGTTGTTCTTTTTCAATATAAGATAAAATACTATCATTTTCTGGTATATATTTTTTTGTATATGCTGATGTATAAGCATTGCCTTTTTTTATATTTAATGTATTTAATAAAATAGTACTGTATAAAATATTTCTACGAAATTTATTAACACTATTATTTATATTATCTTCATTTTTTAAATTACACATTTTACTTATAGAAAATTGTTGCGACATATTAAATAATGCACACAACACAAAAACACATATTTTAAACTTCATATCGTATTATTTATAATATGTTTATTTTTTATATAAAAAATGATTTTTTATTTATATAAAAATATTAATGACTTTAGAAAGTATCAATAGCTTACAACAAAAAGCAGGAGAAATTATTATTAATAGATATCAATCTTTTAATGAAATTCCAGATGAATATAAAGAAATATATATTAACTTTGTACCACCATCTTGTGGTATAAAAAGAAAGTATGATGAAATCATATAAAAAAATGATTTAAATATATAATTATTATTAGAATGTTTAATTATTTAAGAATTTTGCAAAAAAAATTGTATATTGCGCCAATTCCATATCTACCATATACTGAAGATACTGTTACATATCCAATTTATAATGATAAATATTTATTTTATTGGTTTAATTGTTATAAACTAGATAAAAATTATTGTTACTTCTAAATTAATCCATATAATAACATTAATGAAATGTCTGTAATAATATAATTTATGCAATTATTACATTTTTGTTTTTTATAATATTCAATATCATAATCATCTATACTTCTTTTTCTTTTATAATTACATTTATGTTTTTTATTTATATTATTACAATCAGCATATAGTCTTTTTCTTTTATGCATTTTGTATCCATTATAATATTATATTACAATTTGTTTATATAAAAATATACACATTTATTAATATAAATGCTTTTTATATTTTTATTATTTTTAAATATTATGAAAATATATTGTTATATTAAAAATCCATACATTTTAAAAAGATTTTATAATTTGGAATGTACGCATTTGGAAAATTATGTTAAAAATATATTAATTTTAGATAACGATATGCCTACATTATATACAAATATTGATGTTAATAATAATAATTTAAAAAAAAAATTATATTCAATTGAACATATTTATCCTTATTCTTACTTACCCACAAGCGCTAAATATGATATTCATAATTTAATTAAAACCACAAAAACTATTAATTCATATCGTTCAAATTATAAATATTGCGATAATTTTGATAATATATTAAATAAAAATAACTGGATACAATTAGAAAATAACAATTATGTTAATAATAAAAGTAAATTATTTATTCCAAATAATAGTTCTAAAGGTTTTATATCAAGAGCAATATTGTATATAATTTACACATATAATTTAAAAATAGACTGCGTTATTGATAAAAATACATTAATAAATTGGTTTTATAAATATCCACCTACTAATAAAGAATTATATCATAATTATATTGTTGGTAAAATACAAAAAACTGAAAATATGTTTATCAATAAATATAACACAAAAAAAATTATCAGAATATTGGATAATTTATAAAAAATGATTAATATATAAAAAAAAATGTATACAGTTTATTATGTCATCTGATGATATAGATTTGTGGAGTTTATATGATAGTATAAAAAGTGATTTAAATGAGGATAATAACAATACTTTAAAAACAAAATGTAGTTGTGGTTCTAATAATACTTATGAATCAGAATCAATGACAATTTGTAATGATTGTAATGCAATTATTAATAAATGTTTAGATACTGGTGCTGAATGGAGATTTTATGGTACTGATGATAATCGTGAAGGCGGTGACCCTTCACGTTGTGGTATGCCTATTAATTCATTATTGCCGAAATCATCTTTAGGTTCAGTAATTGGTGGGTCAAGAAGTGATAATATTGATATGAAAAGAATAAGAATGTATCAAATGTGGAATGCGATGCCATATGATGAAAGAACATTATGGAATATATTTGATAAATTAGAATCATTAACAACGAATAATGGTATTCCACAAAAAGTTATAGAGGACGCAAAAATATTCTATAAAAAAACATCAGAAAAAAAAATATCAAGAGGCGAAAATAAAGACGGATTGATTGCTTCTTGTATTTACCATTCATGTTTAATTAATGGTATACCTAGAAGTTCTAAAGAAATTGCTAAAATTTTTGATATTAGTGCAGTAACTTTAAATAAAGGCAATGCACGTTTTCAGCAACTACTTCAAATTAATGTATTATCATCTAATCCTGAAGATTTTATTTCAAGATTTGGTAGTCGTCTTAATATGAAATGTTCTGATATAAATAATTGTAAACATTTAATTAAATTTTTAGAAAATAATGAAATTTTAAATGATAATTCTCCTACTTCATCGGCTGCGGGTATTTTATATTACTATTCTCAAGAAAATAATTTAAAATTTACTAAAAAACAATTTTCTGAAGTTTGTAGTGTATCTGAAGTTACAATTGTTAAGTGTTATAAAAATATTTTAAAATATAAAAATTTTATTGATAAACATAAAAATACAATATATGTTGCGTGAAAAAAAGACTTTTTTAAATATACTGTTTAAATATATAAAATGAGTAATATTATTGAATTTAAAGATTTAAAAAAAATTGTAAAAAATAAAAATGTTTATATGTTATTTGGTTTTAATTACAATAATCAGTATATAAGTTCTACTGAAGTTAATAACACTATTAAAATGTTAGCAAAAACAATAAAAAAAAATGCAATATTATTATATTTTGGCGAATTATATGATAGTGAAAAAATGAATTTAGGTTTTGTTTACAATGAATTAAAGAGAAAACGTGAAGATATTGATATTATTATGGTTGAAAATATGGGTTTAAATAATGAATTATTACAAGTTCCCGAATTTGTAAATTATCAGTTATGGTATACGGAAAAAAATAAAAAAACTCGCGGTACTAATTCTAATAATAACAAACCATTAGGTGCAACGAAAGTTTGGTATAATTTAAATAAAATACAACAATTCGAACATATTTTTATATTAAATGGTGATAAAGTAACATTAGAAGAATTTACTTTATTAAAAGAATTAAATATTCCTTATACCTACTTTTTACTTAAAAGAAAATTTAATGACGACGGTAAAACACTATTAAAAAAAAATGCGTCATTAAGTGAAAAAATAGGTTTATCTTATGTTATATCAACTTTAAATGATGAAACACAGACAGGTGAAACACAAACTGATGAAAAAACAGTTACAGAAAATAATGAAGATAAAACTACAAATTTATTACCTGAAATATGTGATAAAGTTGTTGAAAATAAAAAAATAAAAAAAAAATAATTTATTTCAACCCAAATGTGCTATTTTTTTTATTAGGACCTACAATATCTGCCGCTTTTTTATCTAAATTATATTTTAACATTAAGTGTTTATATTTCGCTACTGTATTTTTATTATTTTTTTTAAATAATTTATTATTACTACATAATTTTAAAAAATTAAAACAATTTACACAACTAACAAATAACAAAATTAAATATATTTTCATTATATAATTAAATTTAAATTATTTTTATATATAATTATTTATGTAAATACTATTATATATATACCAAATATTAACCACGGATAAATATGTAATATTTCATTATTTACAATGCTCTTTTTAGTTATATATTCATAATATGTAAAAAATGAACTTAATATCATTGCAATTCGTCCAAAATTTATTTCAATATCTTTTATTTTATTTTTTTCTATTTCATTTTTATCATTATATATATTTAGTGGGTCAAAAATGTAATTTTTTTCTATTTTTTTTTTATTTACTGCGATTAAATCGCTTATATCTATTAAATGATTTAATTCAAAAAGCATTACATAAGATAGTGTAAATATATAAAAAAGTGGGTGTATTTTACATAAATTACCATTTAATAAAGAAGGTACCAATTCTTTATTTGCAAGCAAATTATCAGAATATAACATAATTGCTAATTTTGGATGAATTATTTCAGCTGAAAATCTACCTGTTACTGCCAACATTGCTATGCGCGAATGTTTTAGTTCTGCTTCTTTTAATGAAACATTTTTAAATAATACTTTTAAAATTTTTGGAAATTTTTTATTTTTATAAATGTATTTATTATATATATTTTTTACAGATATTTTTTTATTTATTTCCATTTTTAATGGAATAAATGCGGTTGTTGTACTAGATATTAATAATAAAACTAAATATTTTAATTTCATTTATTATAAATTATAAATATTTTTTATTATAAAATTTCTCCATGATAATAATTATTATTATATTTAATTAGTTTATCTGTATCATCACTAATTATATTTACAATTTTTTTTAATACATTTACATTTTTTTCTAAATTTTTAATTGTATTATAATTATTTGTATAATTTTCAACATAATTACTATATAAACTATCTTTATTTTCAATATTTTCAATATCTTTATTAATATCATTAATAACCTTTAATCTTTCTGGAATATAACCAACTGGTGGTTCCCATTTTTTTTTATTATTTGGGTTATATCCAACTGGTAATTCACAAGTTACATTTTTAAATCTATATGGAATATATCCTGGTGGCGGCGGAACCCATTTTTTATCTTTTTTGGAATTTAATAAAATATATGAATCAAGAATTTTAATACTTTTTATAAGTACGCTTTTATTATTTGTATTTTTATTTGCATTTAAATACCATTTATTATTAAACATTACTGTTCTAGATAAAAATGCATTCGCAAAATTAAATAAACAAATTAAAGTAACTAATTTAAAATATGTCATAATTAATTTAATAAATATAATAATCATTTTTTTATATTATTTTTCTATATCATAAATTTTCTGTTTTGTTGGCAATTTACACTCTAAATAAATAATATCTCTATATAATTTTTTTGGCGATAATGTGTGCATTAATTTACGATTATTAAATACGCATATATCATTATTATCCCATTTGTGTGCAATTATATTACTATAATGTAAAATATATTTTTTCATTAAATGTCTATATAAATTATAACTATCATTATAATTTAATTCTTTTATTTGTAAAAATTTTTTGGGGTTTAAATATAATGTTCTACGTTTTTTTGTTTTATCCGAATAAATAATTAGCGATTTTTCTGTAATATCATCATCATTATATTTTTTTTTATAATCTATTCTTAACCCCGTATAATCATATGCACAATTTTTTTGCCTTTTTATTGAATTAGAATGTAATACTGTATATCTATCTAATATTTTTTTGAGACGCATATTTATCATATCATATGCATCTTCTAAACTTGCAAATAATATTTGTTCATCACTCAATGATGTCTCTAACATATAAATACTGCCTACTATTGGCGTCAAATATTTATTTGAACCGGTAATATATTGTTGCCATATATAATTATCATTATCATTATCATCATTTAGTATATTATTACTACCTTTTATTACTAAATTAATATTTTGATCTTTACTATTTGATAAATCTATACTATTATTATGCTTGGGGTCAAATATTTTAATAAAATTATAATACTCTTCTGATTTTATTTTTTGATTTTTAAAAATTAAAACTGGAATCTTATTAAATAATTTATATAATTCAATTTTATCTTTTTTTGATAAATTATTAACATCTATATTATTTATAATAGCTTTATTTTTAATAAAATTAGGATAAAATACATTGTATGCTGATATATTTATTATCAATATACTCAAAAAAAATATACTAAATTTCATTATTAATACAATTTAATAAAATACTCATTTTTTTATTTTTATAAAATTTGTATTTTCTATATTATCTATTAAATAATTTATAAATAAACTATTTTTTAAATATGTTTCACCTGATATAAAAAATTTATTGTTATATAAAAATTTAATTTTATTTGCCATAACAATTCTATTTATATTTTTATCTTTACTATATGTATTCCAGATTGATACATTTTTATTTTTATTTACACTTTGTGGAAATATAATTTGCAAATTTTCTAATAATAATTTACTTATATTTATCGTATTTTCAACTTTATCTAAATTTATTTTAAAAAATTTATTTATAAATAATTTAGTATTGTATAATTTTATTGTTCGATTTATATTTAGAATTTTTATTTGCTCTATATTCCATATCTTAAATTCTAATAAATTCTTTTTTGATATTGATGTTATTAAATAGTCAAAATTTAATTCGTTATTTATTATAAATTTATTAGATTTATATTCTATATTTTCTACTAAAACATTATAATTTACTGTTATATTTAGTGATATTTTTATTAAATTATACATTTTAGATATTAATAAATTTATATTGTCATTAGATACATAATAATATTTGAATTTACGAGATATATCATTTTTATATATGTTTATAAAATCATATGCATTTATATTTACAAAAATCATATTATCGCCAAATACTGATATCAGATAATCGTAGTCATTTTGATTTAATAAATTTTTACATAAATTTATAAATGTATATGATATACAAATATCATATGGTAATAACTTAGATTTTTCTATTACTATATTTATTATATTATAAATTTTATCATTAAAAACTAGTTCTAATTCTGTGCTACTTATATTAAACTTTTTTAACAAATTTATATAGTTTTTATGATTATCATTGTATAAATTATAAATATAATTGTCCCCTATATTTATTGATAAATTTGGTTTTTTTTCATAAATATTTATTTCAATATTAGTATTAATGTATTTTAATGCATTACATAATGTTGAAAAATTTAAACCTATTATACATAATTTTTTCATATAATAATATTATAATATAATAAGATGGAGTATTTAAAAATACTTTTAATTATATTAATTATTATAATATTTTCTTATATATTAATTAATTATGCATATACAAAAACTAATGTAATTGAAAAATTCTCAACCCTGTTAATTGATGACAATTTTAAACTAATATCTTCACATAAAAATGTTTTTAATAACTGTGATAATAATATATGTGATATATTATTTTTTAAAAAAAATCGGAGTTATCAATTAAATCAACGTATTGATAATGAAAATATTAAATATCAATACATTTATATAACTGATGATAATAATATTTATTTATTACCATGTAAGGCCATATTATTATGGAAAAAAATAGTTCTCGATTTAGATATTAAAGAACCTTATACTATAAATGCTGTTACAATGCAAAATAATACTATTTATTTATCAATTAAAACTAATGATACTAAAACTAATTATATTTATTATTCTGTTAATTATGGTAGTTCCTGGGAAAGTATACCTATTAATAAAAATAATAATACCTCTAATATTTTATATAATACTGATACAAAAATAACAGATATTATTCCTGAAAAAGATTATATCAATATTATTACTTCAACTGTTACTATAAATGGTAATAATGTTTCTTCTGAAATATCATTACAAAGTATTTATTTAAATAATGCTCCAGAAATTATTAGATATTATAAAGAAACTTCTACTATTAGTAAACCTGTTATATTACACTTAAAAAGTTATTCTAATAATTTTTATTTATTACACAAAAAAGACTTAAATGATAATATACAATCCTCATTTATTTTGGTTTTACAAAAAAATGTTTTAGATGATATAGTTTTATATAAATCTAATAATGATATGCCAATTATTTTAGATTTAAAAATATATACTTATAAGTTACAAAATAACAAAGAGTATTATACAATTCTAGCAAAAAATATAGATAACTCTTTTAAAATATTTAATAATATACCTAAATTATTTATTAATAAAATAGTAAATATTTTTAAAGACTACCAAACGTTTAAAGATTTTATAGATACTATTGATATAGACTCAAATACAAATGTTGTACTAGATAGTCATAATGGAAAAAATATTGAACTTACAGTAAATAATACAGTAAATTATACTTTAATTAAAAATTATCCACTTAATTATAATAATAATATATATGTTGATAATATTTTATATATTGATAATGCATTAATATTTTTATCTAATATAAACTATTTTAAATTATTTAATTTATCCAGCGAATATTTTACTAATACTATTGTTGATTATTTATTTAATACTACTACTAATAATATTACAGTTTTTGATGATAAAGAAAATATGTATATTTCTAAATATTTATTGGATGTAAATAAATTTAGTTCATTTGATAAAGTATCCTATTTTAATAATGAAATTGTTTCTGAATCCAAATTAAATGAATATATCAAACTTGAAGCTAGTTCACAAATATCAATTATAAATTATGATTTTGTTAATTATTTATATTCTTATTATTATAATAAAATTAAATCCAATAAATTAAATTATAACATTAATATTTATAATATTTATAATTATGCTTTTTATATGATTAATATAAAAACAGATAAAATAATATTTGATGGTGAAAGTATACAGCATATTGATAATTTATATGCCAATGATAAAACTTCTTATTTAAATATAGATAATAATTATAATGATAAGGAATATATAATTGAATTTAATAATGATATATATGCCGATATTTTATTAATAGGTGGTGGTGGCGCTGGTGGTAAAGGTGGAGGCGGTGGTGGTTCGGGTGATGTAAAATTATATCAGAATGTAGAAATGACAAAAGGTAAATATAAAATAGTTATAGGTTCCGGTGGTAAAAGTATAGAAAATAATAATACTGATGAAAATATATCAAATGGCAATAATACTTATATTGAAAAAATTGATAATTCAAAAAAATTTAGAAAATTAATAGCTGTAGGTGGTGCGGCTGGTACTTCTTATTTAGAAAATATAAATAATAGACCAAATGAATCTGGCGAAAAAGGAACAATTTATTATAGTAGTGGTGCAGGCGGTGGTGCAGGTGGTAATGATAAAATAGGTAATATAGGTGGGTTAGGTAATATTGTAAGTGGTAACGGTGGTTCTAGTTTTTTTAACGATGAATCTAGAAAATTATATTATGGTGGTGGGGGAGGCAGTAGTGGTCTAGATTACAATTCAAAATTTGCATACAATTTTAATAAATTTAAAAATGAGAAAAATGATGGTAAAAGTGCAAGTGAAGATAATTTAGGAATTGGTGGTGAAAGTTTAGAATTACCAGAAAATTTTAAATATAATGCTGTATATAATAATAAACAATATAATATAAATAAAATTACAAAAGGTGGCGATGGTGGCGTTTATACTAATAATCCATCTATTGAATTAATTGAAAAATTAAAAATTTTCAATGATAATATAACAGAATATATACCAGGTTCGGGCGGTAATGGTAGTGTATTAATTGGTGGTGAAAATTATTATCCAAATAGAAAGATAGACGGCACAAATGGTTTAGTTATATTATTAGGAAGTACTAAAAACTTTGAGAATGATAAATCAGGTGTTGATACATCACAATCAAATAGCGAAATGTTAAATTATTATAGTTTAAAGGATAGAGATTTAGACAAAGAAAATATTGAACTAATTAATTTAAATAATAAACGTTTAATTGAAAAAATACGAGAAAGACAGTTTAAAAAAGAAAAAGAAATTATGGATAGAAAACAATATAAAAAAAATGTTAATGAAATAGAGAGTATTAGAAATAAATTAATTATGGATAACTATACCCTTGATAATAGAAATTCCAGTATTAATGATCCAATAAACGATTCTTATTTACCCTATCATAATACATATACTAAAAAGGACACAGACGCTACAGATCCTTTAAATAATATTTTAAGATTTAAAATAATAAGTTTATATAAAGAATTATTACAAAGACAACCAACAGAAAATGAATTAGAAAGTAATAAACGTAAAATAGAAAGTGGTATATTAAAATTAGAAACATTAAAACGACATATTATTAATTCTGATGAATATTTAAGAACCGTTAAATTACAATCTAATTCTATTAATCCCGAATTAGTATATTCCGCCACAAAAAAGACTATTATTACTAAAATTGGTTATCTTTATAAATTAGAATTAAATGAAGAGGCGCCTGATATATTATTAGCAGCATTAAAAGATGTATATCATTATTTACAATATAATGAATATTTATTACGCGCAATGTTTATAAATCCTAAATTTTCAATATTTAAACGAGACATAATGGAAGATAAATCTTTGCGCAAAAATGATATAATCGCTTTATTTAATAATTATTTTGATTTAAATCAGTTAAAAAATAAAGCAAATGATATTCAAAGATATGATAAATATCATAAGCAAAATATTGAACCAAATAAAGATGAAGCAGATGATTTAACTGGTGTTAATTTAAATGATGTAGTATTACAAGATGATTATAAATATGAGTTATGGAGAAATACTGATAGTGATTTTTCAAATACTTCAAATATAACACTAAAAGATAGATTACAAGAATTAGAAAGACTAAGACAAGCATTAGATGATTCATTTACAAAAATAGATTCATAAAAAAAAGTACATTTCTTTATTTTTTTTAAATTTTATAAAACTTTTTATAAATTTTTATTTTTTTTATGAAATGTACTTTTTTGTTTTTAATAAGTAATGAATAAACTAAAAAAAATTATTAATAGTATTGAAAAAAATATTCTAATTAAAAATTATAAAAATAATATCGGTGTTTTTGATTTAATATCAAAATTTATTATAAATAAAAAATTAATATTATACGGTGGTTATGCTATTAATTTAATATTATCAAAAAATAATAAAATATATAAGTCTTACACATCTGCCGACTTTGATTGTTTTTCATTTTCGGCAAAAAAAACAGCGTATCAGCTTGTTAGTATATTAAAAAAAAATAATTTTAAATATTTAAAAATTAAATTAGCAAATCACAAAAATACATATAAAGTATTTGTTGGCAATATTAATGTAATTGATATAACAAATATTGATAAAAAATTATTCGATATTTTTATTAAAATACATAAACAGGAAAAGAAAACGATATTAAAAAAATATTATAAAGAAAAATATAATTTAATGCCATTTAATTATTTAAAACGAAATTTATATTTTGAATTATCACGTCCTCAAGGGTCTTATTTTAGATGGGAAAAATTATATGAAAGATTACAAAAAATATTATATAATTATCCTATAAAAAATCCAAAAAAAATAAATAATATTACCAAATATAAATTACCTAGTGATTTAAATTATCCAGTTAAAAAAGTTTTAAATTATATAAAATATAATAATTATCCTATAATTGATAGTTATGCCATTAAACTTTTAAAAAATATTAATAATTCAAAATGTTGTAGAATTCATAAATATTCTAATTATATAACAGTATTATCAAAAACATTTAATAAAACTAAAAATGATATTAATAATATTATTTTAAAAAGTTTGGATAATAATAAATATGAACTAATATTGCTTGACCGCAAAGATGATAATTTTACAACTGATATATTAGAAAAACGAGTACGTTTTTTAATAAAAAATAAAAGTAATGGTAATATAATTAGTTTAATTTCTATAATTAATGTGTCCGATTATTGTTTTTCTGTACAGAAAATAAATGGTTATACAGTGGGTTCATATTATACAATTTTAACATTTTTATATAGTCATCTTTTAATATATCAAATATATAATTATATTAACGAAAAAAATAATAATTTATTAAAAAATACACTTTATTATATTAATTTTTACGAACATAGTACTGTTTACTTAAAAATAAAAAAATTATTTAAAATAAAATGTTACGGCGATGAAAAAACACGGGAAAAAATTTATATTGATAATTGGAACAAAAAATTAACACTTCTAAAAAAATAAATATTATTATGAATCTTTTCTTTCATCGGAATCTTCTGAATCAAACGAATTATTAGAACATTCTGACGAAGTATATTCATTATCTATAACATAATTTTCTATATTTTCATATTGTTCCTTTTCTTTATTTATTTTGTCAATATATATATCATTCTCGTTTATTAAATGTTTTACAAAACCTGTAAAATTATTTTTTTTTAATTCACTGTTTAATTTATAATTAACTGTTATCCCTTCTATTACTTTTACATTAAAATATATTATTTCTTCTGAATAAACTGGGATAAATAAATTTGTTGTTATAAAAAATATAGAGCATATATTATAACAAATATATTTAGCATTATTGTAATAAGTTTTGAAATAATTTATTAAATTTTTTTTATAATTCATAATTATTTTTAAATATTATTTTATCTTTATATAAAAAAATTTATAATATAAATATATATTAAATGGAAGATAATTTAGAAAAATACACTATACAAATCGATAGTTTTAAATCTACTATTATAAATGAAACAGAATGCGTTGTAGATATTTTAGAAGATATTAAAAATTGTGTTTATATTAAAACATTAAAAACAGAAGTATATATTATAAATGATTCAGAATATTCAAGTGCTATTGATGGTAAAACAAACAATTATTTTAATCCTGGAGAATATATATATGTTTCATTAAATAATTTTAATAGAATTTTTACTACAAGTAAAGAATATGTCCCTTATACTTGGCAAGAACGTGCTTCATTAAATAATGAAACTTATTATGCACGTAATAGTGATAATAGTGGCTTTGTTGACAATAGCACTAATAGTGATTCTACAACTAACCCTTCAAATGTTTTATTTCGCGATAAAACTAATGATTATCGTATTTTAGATCAAACAGCATTTAATTTTGATAAAATATTTATAAAAAATATTTATAATAATTTACATAAATATTATGATAGCATATATATAAATGAAAAAATATCAACACCTACTATAAATACACAACTCACATATAACAATGATACTAATAATGGAAACATGACTCATTATATTGTTTTAAGTAATAATTTATCTGGAACTAGTTGTAGTCCTACAGATACAAATACATTAATATTAAATCCAATTGAACCAGAATTAAGAAAATTTACTATTAAATTATGGTATGTAAATGAATTTGGAAAACATGAATTATTAAAATTTAGAAATACTACTAATAACAGTCCTCTGGTGCGTCTTATATTATCATTTACAGTGTATTATAAAAGAAAAAAGTTAACTATGGTATAAAAAATATTTAAAGATTATTTAATATTAAAATATAAATTAAAATATGACTGACGCTGAAAATGTTACAGAAGGTGGAATCGCTGCGGGATTTGATATTGGAACCACAACAAGTTGTGCTGCTATTTGGAGAAATGATAAAGTAGAAATTATACCTGACCATCAAACTGGTTCTCGTATTATTCCTTCTTATGTAGCATTTACAGATGAAGAAAAATTAGTAGGAGAACCAGCTAAAAATCAATCTACTATGAATCCGAAAAATACTGTTTATGATGCTAAACGTTTAATTGGAAGAAAATTTGATGATTCTTCTGTATCTGACGATAATAAACTATGGTCGTTTAAAGTTACTGGCGATAGTAATAATAAACCACTAATTAACGTGAAATTTAAAGGTGAAGATAAAACTTTTCATCCAGAAGAAATTTCTGCAATGGTAATTCAACGACTAAAAGAAACAACTGAAGCATATATTGGAGAAGAACTTAAAAAAGTAGTAATTACAGTTCCTGCATATTTTAATGATTCTCAGCGCCAAGCAACTAAAGATGCTGGCGCAATTGCTGGTTTAGAAGTATTACGTATTATTAATGAACCTACATCTGCTGCAATTGCGTATGGTCTAGACAAAAACGGTGGAGATAAAGAAGTAAATATTGTTGTTTTTGATTGTGGTGGTGGTACTCATGATGTATCAATTTTAACTTTAGATGGTGGTATTTTCGAAGTTAAAGCAACGGGTGGTGATACACATTTAGGTGGTTCTGATATTGATAATGTAATTGTTGAATATTTATGTCAAGATATTAAAAAGAAACATAAAAAAGATGTTAAACAAAATGCAAGAGCACTTAAAAGACTTAATATTGCAGCTGAAAAAGCCAAAAAGAATTTATCATCTGCTACAACAACATCTATTGAGGTTGATTCTTTATTAGATGGTGTAGATTATGTTCATACACTATCAAAGGCCAAATTTGAGCAATTAGCAGACCCAATTTTTAAAAGAACTATTGAACCCATTAATCGTCTTTTAAGCGATGCTAAGATGTCTAAAAATGATATTGATGAAATTGTTCTTGTAGGTGGTACAACTCGTATTCCAAGAATTCAGGAATTACTTTCACAATACTTTAATGGTAAAAAACTAAATAAATCATTAAATCCAGACGAAGCAGTTGCATATGGTGCTGCTGTACAAGCCGCAATTTTAACTGGTCAAGGCAATGACAAAACAAATGAACTACTTTTACTTGATGTCGCTCCTCTTTCACTTGGCATTGAAACAGCAGGCGGTGTTATGACTAAAATTATCGAAAGAAATACAACTATCCCAACTAAAAAGTCACAAGTATTTTCAACATATGCCGATAATCAACCAGGTGTTGATATTAAAATTTATGAAGGCGAACGTGGTTTTACAAAAGATAATAATATGTTAGGCAATTTTCATCTTGATGGTATTCCACCTGCGCCAAGAGGTGTTCCACAAATTGAAGTATCATTTGATATTGATGCAAATGGTATTATGAATATTTCTGCTGCTGATAAAAGCACAGGTAAATCAAATAAAATCACAATTACAAATGACAAAGGTCGTCTAAGCAAAGAAGAAATTGATGAAATGATTAAAAAAGCAGAACAATTTAAAGAAGAAGATAATGCAAATCGCGAAAGAATTGAAAAGAAAAATGGTTTAGAAAATTTCCTATATAATCTTAAAAATAGTATTAGTTCTCCTCCATCTGGTAGTGAAAGTAATCCAGAATTTGAAAATGTTAAAGAAGAACTTGAACCAATTATTGACGAAGGACTAAAATGGTTAGAAGATAATGATAATGCCACAACAGCTGAATATGAAGAAAAACAAAAAGAACTAGAAGGTAAAACAAATCCATTAATGACAAAATTATATGGAAGCGCACCTCCACCTACTGGTGGTGATGTGCCGCCACAAAATGAACCAACAATTGACGAAGTTGATTAAATAAATACATAATTATTTTTATATAAACATTAGATTACATTATACAGATAATGAAATCTATTTTTTTATTTTTAATTACTGTATACAGTGTATATGCGTATACTAATCCTTTATATTTTATTATTAACAAAAATAACAAAAATCTAAATATCAAAAGAAGAAACTTAATTTTAACATTACCATTTCTATACATTGATAAAGTTAATGCTGAACAAAAAGAAAAAACTATTGAAGAATTGAGACAAGAAGCCAATAATATTATTGAAATCATTGAATCACAAAAAATGTCAATTGATACCGCTTTGCCCATTTTAAAAAATAATGATACTTCATCTAAATCTACTGATACTACTAATTTAAATGATAATTTAGAAATTAATAAAGATTTGGAAAATTATATTAATATTATTTTTAATAATTTTAAAAATAAAGACGCTATATCTTCACTAAATTATTTAAAATCAATTTCAACTGATACTAATTTTATTAAAAATAAAGACACTTATAAATTAAAGCAAATTTTTGATGATGGTAAATACGCCTTACTTCTTAACAAATTTAAAAAATATCAAATCAGTAACTATTTAGAAAATACATTAGCAGACGATATAACTAATGAAGTTTATAAAACATATGAAATTGATGTAAAAGTTTTTAGCGATTATAAAACAATGATATACAACGGTATTCAATTTGATGATATGTATTATCCTAAAGAAAATGATACAGAAACATTGCATTATGTTATTTATAGATGGATTTTTGTTAAAACTAATAATGACTATAAATTAGAAGGTTGTTTAATTTTATCTAATAAAAATTAATTTAGATAAACTATATTATCACATATTTTAAGCGTTTCTTTTTTATGAGATATTATTACTACTGTAATATAATATTTATTTGACATTTTTTTCAATATATTTAAAAGTTTTTTCTCATTTTTTTCATCAAGACCAGATGTAGGTTCATCTAGTAATAATATTTTTGTTTTTTTTATTAATTTATTATAAATATTTATTCTCTGTTTTTGCCCACCAGATAATGTTTTATTTTCTACATTATTTATATCTTCTATTAATGTATGTGCCAACAATTTTATTTCTTCTATATGTGTGATATTATTATTGTTTACATATTTAACTAAATTATTATCTTGTGATACATGACTTACTATTTCAGAATAGTAATATTCTTTATTAAAATTAAATATTTCATTATTATCTATATATATGTTTCCACTTTGGGGTTTATAAAAACCTAATATTAATTTAAATATTGTACTTTTACCAATTCCTGATGGTCCTGATATTCCTGTTATTTTATATGGTTTAAATATTATACTTGTATCTTTTAATATATATTTATTATCATTTTCGTAATAAAATGTAACATTATTAAACTCTATTGTAGGTATACATAAACTTGAATAATCATATTTATAATCTCCCCATTCATCTTTATTCTCATTATTTAAAAATTTATTTATTCTTTCTAAATGTAATTTATTTCTTATAAATTCATGTTTTGCAAATTGAAATCCTTTTATTATATTTGCAAATTCATTTATATATAATGTAAATTCATAAATTATTTTATATTCTATTTTTAATATTAATGCAACAAATACCAAAAGACATTGTAAACAATTATTTAAACTACCTATTAATAATAAATTTATACCGTAATAAAATGCCTCTCTTATTTTTAATTTACTATATCTATCATTCATATTATTAATTTTTAAATTTAAATTTTTCTGCAATCCATCTATTTTATATGTTTCTATATTATTTATGTACTCGGATATTATATTTTTTTCCTCTATTTCTATATCTGTTATTTCTTTTACAGATTTATTATAATAATATGTATTATAAATTTCTTCTATTATTATTTGTATACTTGCTATTAATATACAATTAATATATAATATAAATGATTTTTTTATTAATAAATAACTTATTACTATAAAATTTACTAAATTACGCAATGTTACATTTATTGTTAATGTATATAAATCTGCTACTTTTTTTGTATCTATTGTATATAAATCAATTTGTTGACTATTATCATTTTCTATAAAATACTTTATATTTCGATTTAATAATTTTTCAAATATATGTTGTTTAATATTTATTGATAATATATGTGTATATTTTGTAAATATATATCCTCTCAATCCTGAAAATAAATTACCACTTATTTTATATATTATATAAGTTAATATATATTCATTTATTACTTTATTATTAATTACTGTTTCTTGTAATAATACTTTCACAATTTTTGTATATATTAAAGGATTATATGATACAATAAATGATGATATTGAACCACATATTAATCCAAATAATATTTCATATTTTATATCCTTATAAAATAATAATACGTTTTTCGTTTTTTTTGTAATTGCAGTATTATTCATTTAATTAAATAACTAATTAAAACTTTAAATACCAATAATTATATTATGAATAATATTTAAATATATCCATATTATAAACAAATAACCATATATACTTTCGGTTGCTATATTATTATATTGATTAGTTATATCTGTATAGTTCATATTATAATATACTATAAAAAAAGTACATTTCTTAAAAAAAATAAAAATTTATAAAAAGTTTTATAAAATTTAAAAAAAATAAAGAAATGTACTTTTTTTTTATCCATAATAAATAGAACTATGAGTAAATCTGTTACAAAAAAAGATTTAGATTCTATATATAAGTCATTGTCCAAATTAGTTTTAGAAAAAGATAAGAAAAAACAAAATAATATTAAAAAATCACCACAATTCTCTAAATTCGGTGACGATTTTACCACAAAAGAACATGTTAAAAATTGGCCTTCTTCTAAACCCGTTAAACCTGAAACAGAAAGAGAAAAAATGTTTAATAAACAGATTGCTGATGCTAAAAAAAAATATGAAGGACGTAAACCAACAACTCCCGCTGATTGGTATGGAGGTAAAAAGAAATCCAAGAAATAATTTTGTATTATATTTATCCACCTCTTAATCTAAGTACTAAATGTAATGTACTTTCTTTTTGTATGTTATAATCTGCTAAGGTTCTACCATCTTCTAGTTGTTTTCCAGCAAAAATTAATCTTTGTTGATCCGGTGGTATCCCCTCCTTGTCTTGTATTTTACTTTTAATCATATCAATTGTATCACTTGATTCAACTTCTAAAGTAATTGTTTTTCCTGTTAATGTTTTAACAAAAATTTGCATAGTTCTTATTATACTATATATATTTTTTTTTATATAACTTATTAATATGGATTATACATCGATTTTTTTGATTTTAATCCAATAACTTTACTAACTGTTCTCAAATTTTTAAATTTGTTTTGTATAAAAATGTCTTTTAAATTTCTAATTAATCCAACTATACTTGTATTACTTATTATAGTATCATTATCTTTTAAATAATCTAATCTTATTTTATAATTTTTTTTAAAATAATCACTTATATCAATATTATATCTTCCTTTAAATTTTTTTAATATTGTTATTATTATTTTGAAATATAAATCATTATTTAAATGATAAGGCATTTTACTAATATTTGAATATTCATATATACCCGTTATTGATTCTTCTTCAAGAGTCATTAATATATCACTTAATATACTTATATTTATTCTATATTCAATATCATTTATATTATAATTACTATAAATATACAGTAAACTTGATATTAGTATTTTTACGTGTAATTTTCTCGCTATTCTATTATCTCTATCTTGTTTTAAGATTGAATAATTTTTATCTATATAATTGCTAACATATTCTTGAGGATTTTCTATTTTTTTTATTTTTATATATTTTATTAACGGTAATAAATTATGTTCCATAAAATCACTATATTCTTTCCACAATATTTTGTATGGATTTCCCCCCTTTTTCTTATGATAATATTCTTTTAATTTAATAAATTCATTTTTGTGTCTTATATATAATGTTTTCGATTTTTCTTTTTTATATATATTACGTTTTTTCCCATCTATTATTCTTTTTTCTGCTACTATATATTTATCCATACTACTATTTTATTTTAAGATTTTATTCCTATGTTATAGATTTATTTATTATAATTGGATGGAAAATTGGTTCTGAATTACAAGACAATATTGGTTCTCTTGTTGCTAAAAAACATTGTATAAACATTCTATTTCTTTTTTCATGTTCATTATTATATTCTATTGTTGGACTTGAAGTATGTATCAATTTTCTATTATTCCATATTATTATATCATTATCATCCCAATTATGATGAAAAATATTCGCATTTGTTAGTACATTATTTTTCATAATATGTCTAAATAATTCTAAGCTATCATTATAATCTAGTTTATCAAATTTAAAAAATCTATTAGGATTAATAAGTAAAGATTTTCTATATTTACTTTTATCAGAATATATAACAAATGGGTCTTTAGTAAATATATCATCATCATAGTATTTTTTTTTATCTTTTCTAACAAAACCCGTATAATCATACGCCACTTGTTTAAATCTTTTTAATGAATGAACATTAATCACATTTAAATTATTTATATCTTTTTTAAGTGATAAATCTAAACTATCATATGCATCTTCTAGACTTGCATATATAGTACTAATTTTATTTTTTTTTGGTGTTTTTAACATATACATACTACTAACAATTGGTGGTAAATGTTTCGGATGACCGACTAAATCTTGATGCCATACATAATTATATATAAAATATGAAGTTACTTCATCTAGTAATATATTGTTTGTACCAAATATACCAGAAGTATTCATATTTCCTCTTATAGATATTTGTGGAACAGATGGAATTTCAGTATACCATGGATGCAATATATCTTTTTTATAATTTTTATCAAAAATTTTACATAAATCATAATACTCTTGTGGATTAATTTTTTGATTTTTAAAAACTAACATTGGAACAATTTTAAATAAGTTTTGTAATTCTAATTTATCAGCATCTGTTATTTTTTTAACATCTATATTTGAAATGATAGCTTTATTTTTACTAAAAGTAGGGTAATGAACTGTAAATGAATTAACATGATATAGTAATTTTATTAAAATAAAAATTAAAGTTAAAAATCTCATATTATTATTTTAATAAATAATTCTTATATACTATATATTTTAAAATTAAAACGGTCATTATATAGTAACCCATGTATTATCATTGTTATCAAATAACCAACTATATAATATTTATATCTTTTTAGTTTTTTTAAATCTTTTATTTTTGTAATAATTATTAAAATAATTAATAATATTAAAGATATTAACCAGTGGTGCCAATGTATTATGAAATTTATATGATAATTTATATTCGATTTTGGTATGATTTTAAATCCAAAAAATATATAAATATGTAATAGTGCCAATAAAATACCTACTAATAATTTTTTTATTTTTGTTTTCATAGTTACTTAATAAATATATAAAACTTTAATTATTTATTAATAATAATGTTTAAAATTTTTTTAGAAAAATGTACTACAAAAATTTTAAATATATGTTACGATATTAAAGATAATAGTAAATATGATAAAGAAAATGAAGATTATAAAAATACAAGAAATATTTATAATGAAAATTTAAGTTATTTTGATAAAGATATAAATGATAATGAATTATTAAATAAACATACTATTAAACCATATGAAAAAAATATACATAAGATTTTTAAAAGTGATATTAATATTATTAAACCGCCACAAGATAATTCTTATGATAGATTAAGTGATATTAGCGATAGCAGTGATGATTTAGAAAGTAATTTTACAAAATTATAATAAATTTTTAATTTTTTCATTTATTTCTTTTAACATTTTTATATTCTTTTTAATATTTTCATTATTTTTTTTTATTTTTTCTATTAATTGTTTCCTAATATTTATAATTTCCATTACTTATATATAATATTTAAAGTTTATACTTATTTAATTATTAAATGGTATTTAATAATAAATTGAAAATTGCTTTAATTACTGGTGGAACACGTGGTGTTGGTTATGAAATAGCTAAAATGTTTAAACGTAATAATTATAATGTTATAATTACAGGTAGAAAAGAAAGTGAAGCAATTAAAATATCTGAAAAATTAAATGATAATGATATTTATTCAAAAGGTGTTGTTAAAGGTTATAAACTTGATTTTACTGATATAAATGATAGTAATAAACTACTTAATAAGTTAGAAAATAAAGATATTAGACCCAATTTTATTATTAATAATGCCGGAACATTAAATCTTAAAAATATTAATGATATTTCACTTAAAGAGTATGAAATTATGTTAAAAGTTAATACAATTGGCCCACTCATATTATCTAAATATTGCTTAGATATTCTTAAATGTAGTAGCGATAAATATTCAGGTATTTTATTTACACCTTTGAACATTTAAAACGCAGATTTTTATCTTTGTATTATATAAATGAAATCAACTTTATTAAAAAGACAAATTATTATGTTTATCGTAATGGTTATTATTGGTATGCTATTCAATCCTATGAACATTTTAGCATATAGATTTTCAGACTTATATATATCGCAAACACTATTTTATGGTGGTTTATTAATGGCTTCAAATATGATATGGGCACACGAGATTGTTCATTATTTATCAATGGGGCATTTTAATATGTTAGTTTTTTCTGTTGGAATTATTTTATCTATTAGTGTATCAATACTATTATTAAGACAACAATTATTAGTTGATGATAAACAATGGTTAAGAAGAATGATACCGCATCATTCCACTGCATTAACAACAACAACTAAATTATTAGAAAAGAATGATAACTTTAAAGATAATCCAAACTTATACAGATTAGCAAAAGAAATCATTGATACACAAGAAAAAGAAATACAATTAATGAAATCTATGTTATAAATAATTAGTCACTTTATGATTGCGTATATTTATATTTTGATGAATTAATGTATCAATACTAATAATAATTGTAAATAATAAAATATTTAATAGAGTTCTTTCTTTTTTATTAACAAAGAATATATACAATATGTATATCACTAATAATAATAAAATATTATGCATAATACCTTCCCATTTTGACCATTCGTAAAATTTTTTTAATATGTTTTGCATTTATAATATATATCTTATATAGAATAAAAAATAATATTAATATGATTAATAAATTAACTATATTTGGTAAATATAATTTGTATAAAATATTATCTATATATTGAATTAATTTAATATAGAAAGGAGCATCGTGTTTATAATGTTCAATATTTTGTTTATTATACTTATCTAAAATATAATTAGCAGTTATTTTACCACTTTCTATGGCACCTTCCATAGACCATATATTTATACTTGTTTTTGTATGAGCACCTGATAAAAATAAATTTACATACTCTGTTTTTTGTAAAGGACGAAATTTTTCATTATAAATATTATTAACCCATTTTTTATTTGTTTGTTCTTGAATACCATTGTTGAAATTCCATTCATACCATATTTCAATATATTCTATATCTTCTTTATTTATATAAAATCCATTATTATCATATATTAATTTTCTAAAACTTTTTGAGCGTAATATTTGATATATAATTTCTTTTTTTAATTTTGCATTATCTAAATGTTCGGCGTTTTTATTAAATATTTTACCCTTTTTCTCAAAATCTATTATTGTTCCACTCCATAACGACTTAATGTTTGGTTTTCGTTTCCAATGTTTCTCTTGTGGATACCAAGTAATATTAAATTCACTATCATTCATAACAAAAGCAATATTATCAATTGGATACTTAATTTCTTTATTTATACCTATACGAAATGATATTTGCTTACTTTTTGTATTCTCGGTTAATGATTTAAAATTATTATATAAACTTTGCATTTTACTATTTCTTAAAATATCTAATGTATTAAATGGATTAATTGATACTATATATTCTTTGGATCGTAATTGTTTAATAATTCCATTTTGTTTAATTTCTACTGAAGTTATATTATTTTTTTTATAATTTATTTTTACCAGTTCTGTATTAGTCAAAATATCAACACCTTTTTCTTTTAAGTGTCTAATCCACGGATCAATCCATACATCGTTTGTAGGACCATTCATAACATGCCAATTATCCGTTGAATGATGGGTGTAATTATTTTCATTTGAAGAATGTGTATGTGTATATTTTTTTTTATTTATTTGCGAAATAACTGGAAAATGAAATAAATGTCCCATAGATAATTCATTTTTATTCATTCCATAACCTGGTCCTGTTACAAAATTAATTATATGATTATATCCATCATTTGATAAATATTTTTTTAAAAATGGTTGTATATTATAAGAATAATAATACTCTCTTCTATTATCGGATAATAAATAATTAATACCTATATAGTATAAAATTATTCTATCTTTAATAGTTAATAATGACTTATAACCGTATTCTTTATCATATAGTAAATGAAAATCTATAGGAATGCTTAAATTATCAAACACATTTGTATCATAATAAGGTATCTCTTTCATTAATTGGAAAGTATTTTTATAAAACGGGGCATAACCTCTCCAAGAGTGTTCTGAAGGAAATAAATTTTTGTTTGTATCACTTCGTACCATTCCACCTAATTCATTATCTTTTTCAATGATTAATATCTTAAACTTTTTTTTAATTAATTCGTGGGCTAATGTTAATCCTGATAAACCACCACCAAAAATAATTATATCATACATTATATTATATATTATCTATTATATATTATATATAAATAATATGCCTACTCATAAAAGTAATGATTATAAATTATCAGCAGTTAAATACTATTTATCACATTCTAAAAATCAAGTCCATACTTGTAAAATATTCGGTTGTTCTGAAAGAAGTTTAATGAGGTGGGTAGATAAATATAAATCCACTAATAACATTACACGAAAGAAAAGAGATTATACAGCATATAAAATTAGTAATAGTCATATTTCATTTATAAAGCACCAACTTGGGAAAAATAAAACGATTACTATGGATGAGTTATTAACTAAATTAAAAACAAAATATCCAGATTTAACACTATCAAGAGTTCATTTGGGAAGAATTGTTAGAGATATTAATATTACACTAAAACAAACACGATTACGACATGTTTCTAAAACAAGATATAAAAAACCAATTATAATAAAAAATCAAATCAAAGAATTTTATAGTAAAATAAAACAACATAGTTTAAATAATATTATATGCATTGATGAAACTTCATTAAACTCATTTATGATTAGAAGAAAGTGTTATGAAGAATTAGGTAAAAGATGTATTGTTAAAACAGAAAGCCAAGAAGTATTCAAAAAATATACTGGTATATTTGCTATTTCTTCAAAAGGTGTAATCGGTTATGAAGTATATAAAAAAGGAGGTATTGATAGTAATAGGATGGTTGATTTTATTAACAAATTTATTAATGGAAAGTACAAGAATAAATTAATTATTTTAGATAATGCAAGTAGTCATAGAAATCAACTTGTTAAAGATGCAATTAAAAAGGATAATAACTTATTATATGCTGTTCCATATCAACATTATACAAATGCGATTGAAGGATACTTTAATGTATTGAAATCACGATTACAGAAGAAAAAGGGATTAACATATAATGAATTAGTTAATAATGTAAAAGATGTATTGCATGAAATACCAATACATATTTATAAAAATCTAATAAAAGGAGCATATGATAGGAATGAAAAATATGTAAAAAAATCATCAACAAGGAAAAGAAAACCTAAAAAATATTTGAATTAGGTCGGCGTTTTAAATGTTCAAAGGTGTAATACACCACCATATAATATTGATGATAAAACAACATATTTACTACCATATATGCAAACAAAATTGGCTCAAACTACTTTAATGAGTTCATTAGCAAATTTATCATTAAATAATAATGCAGTTGTTTGTGGTTTTTGGACAAATTATCCATTATTAACAGATGCAATTATTAAAAAAAATATAGGTAAAAATGATAATTGTATGCATCCAAAAATATTATCAAAAACATTAGAAGAACTCATATTTAATACAAAAAATCCAACTCATTATAATTCAAAAGTTATTATAGATAAAGAATTTTTAAAAAATAAAAATGTAAATATAAAACAATTTAAAATTGGTAATAACACTAAAAATTTAGACGATTTATTTATGAAGCATCTAAATATAAATCAAAAAAAAAATATGTTTTATAAATTCTAGTAAGTATATTTATAGGTATATGTATAGGTATAGGTATAGGTATACGTATAATCATACTCATATTCTGTATCAGAATCGCATTTTATTTTATTCGTCATAATATAAATTATAATATAATAATTATATCATTTTTTATATAAAATTATTATAATATTATTTAATAATATAATGATAAAAACATTAATTAAATTATTTTATAATAATATATTATCTATTTGTTATGATAATAAAGATATTATAAATTATGATAATAATAATGAAATACTTATTAAATTAAATAGCACAAATACAACCAAACAAGTTAATAATAATTATAATAGTATATTAAATAATGACAGTAGTAAAATTATAAAACTAAGTTCTAATATATATGATGAAAAAGAAATTAAAAATACGCAAAATGATGAAAGGAAAATAAAAAATGAAAGTGAAAGTAGTAGCGAAAGCGAATTTGAAACAGATAATTATATAAATAAAGAATATAATAATATATCATATGATGATACAATTGATATTGAAAATACATATGATATAATTGATGAAAAAGAAATTAATAATACATCATATAAAATTTAAATATTTTTTTAATATAACCCAATGATAAATTTTTTTATGAATATTTATAATTATCTTAAACAAGTTTACAATTATTTTGATTATTCTATATTAAAAAATGCAAAAAATGAATTTACAGAAAAATTTTTAAATAAAAATGAAAACGAACAAGCATTTTATTATCAAAAATTAGAAACAAGTGATTATAGAGAACCCGATACTCTTCCACATACTTTAACAATAGAAGAACATAGAAAAAAACTAGAACACGAATATTTATATTCTCAAAAAAATAAAAACAATAGTAACAATTTATTAGAAGAACACGTTTAATTTTTTTTTTTATTATAAAAAGTTTTCTCCTTTACCTTTTTATTTTTCTCCTTTTTATCTGTTTTTTTTTTCTCAACATTTTTATTTTCCCTTATAAAAGAAACCTCTTTATTTCTTTTCCAACTTTTTTTAGGCGGATTGTCTAATTCCCGCAATTTTATTAAATAGGTTTTTTCATAATTATCAATATCTATATGATAATTAATAATTTCAATTATATAATTAATATCAGAATAATCTTTGAAAAATATGAAAAAATTGTCTACTATGTCTTTACTATTTTGTTTCATTTTTATTTAATATAATTATTTTTTATCATATCGAATTTTTTTAATTTCACTCAAACCTTCATCAGTATTATTATATTCTATCACACCACTTATATTTGTATTTATTAATGGCACATAATTATCTAGTATTTCTAAACCATCTATCCCTTCCATATTATTACATTCTTCTTTTTCTTTTGTTACCACATTATTTCTTTTTAAATCTGTTTTAATTTCCTTATATAATTTCATGCTAATTTCATTTATTTTTTTTATAATCATTATTTCATTATTATTCCATACACGTCCTATATTTTTTTTTTCAATATAAACAAGGCAAACAGCCATCCCATATAATAATCCTATTCTTTCTGTTTTTGCCTTTTTAGTATAGTTATAATTAAATAAATTATAACAAATATTTACAAAATCTTCATTATATAATACTTTAAGTATACCCCATAAAAACCATATACTATCATTATCTGTATTTTCATATTTGTTTTCAAATTTATAATTTTTACGTGATAAATAATCAAATATATTTTTTAATTCATTTGCTAAATTAAATAATAAATCACTATTTTTATTAATATCTAAATTTTCTAAATTTTTTAACAAATTTGTTATACCTAATATTATTATTTCTGATAAATTATATGCATCACTATCATTAGGAGGCAATACACTGTCAAATTCAGTTTTTAATAGATAATTTAAACTTGGATTTGTAAAATTAAAATAATCTTTTATTTTTTCTCTTAATTTTACTACTGGAAGTATTCCAGATTTACTCACTGGATTTTTTATATAAATATCACAAACTATACACAATTTTGTTATTAATAAATATATATTTTTTATTACAATATTTTCTTGTTTTAAAAATTCATTTGTTTCCTCTATAACATCTATCCATAATTTTATATCATATAATGATATAAATGTTCCTATATAAGAACATATCGCTATAAATGTTTGTTCTATTATTTCTATATTTTTATAATTATCTTCCAAAATTAATTTAGTTACCAAATATATACTATTTTGTATATCTGCTTTATATATATAATTATATAATTCATTATTATACATTTTAATGTATAATTAAGGTATATATTAATACACTTTTTATTTTTTTATATTATTTATAAAATCTTTTAGTTCTGGATATTTATAATTTTGAAACTGTTTATTCATATATTTTAAATGTTCTTCAAATTTTAATTCTTTTTTAAAACAAAACTCCTTTTTTAATAACTCATTTGTAGATTGTCTATCAAATTGTATTTTATCCTGACTTAATATAACATTTGTTGCTATTTCTAGCATTTTTTTACGTAAATTTGTATTCATATAATTATCCCGAACCGTAACTGTCCATTTCGTTTTATATTTATCGATTGGTAACATATTTACACCAATAACTAATTTATTTTTTTTTCCATGATGTACAACAGACCATGTAGTATAAGGATATATAAATTCATGATAATTATATGTATATTCTTCAAATGGAATATTTGTATTTAATATTTTTAAATTAGTTTTTATAAAATATTTAAAACTAACACCAATAATACGTTCATTTATATATTCTTTATATTTTTTTATTGGATTTTCTGAACCAAACCCAAAAATACCCGAATGAATATATTCAGCATGATTTATATCCATTGAATTATACATACAATATGGCAATTCTTCATTCATTACAATTTCAATTATTTGCGTTTTATAATTATTGCTATTATGAAATGGAAATTTATTTGGTGTTTTTTTTACTGGATTATATGCCCACCATAATTTATCATCATAACTTATTATTTCTCCATAATTATTTGTTTTATCATATTTCAATCCATGATACGGACATACTAAACAGTTATCTTTTATTTTACCATCATTTAATGTAGAACCCATATGCTTACATATGTTTAAAGTTGAAATATAACTATTATTTTCAGTTTTCCATCCAATTAATGGTATTTCTCCAACATTAAATGCAAACGGTTTATCTTTATTTATATTTTTAACACCTCCTATACAATTCCAGTGATCGTATAATGGAATATTTTTATTTTGCATAACTAAATGTTGTAATAAATAACAATCACTTAAATTAATAAATATATTTAGTAATATAAAAAAAATGTATGAAATATACATATTTTATTTAATATAGTCTTTTATCTTTATGTATATAATTTATTTGCCGATTATTTACTTCTTTTTATTTTTTTTGGCTCCTCCGCCAGTTTTTTTTACATCTGGAATTTTTGTAGGTCTTTTAAAATTATATTTGTCCTCTGCTTCTATTTTATTCATTGCATCGTTTATTTTTTTTAAATGTTGCATTTGATCATCTGATAATTTTTTTAAAAGTTCTCTCGCTTTTTCAGCTGTCATAGGCATTTTTTTTTATCTTTTCTATTATTATATCATTTTTTTTATTTTATTGCTTTTAAATAAATATATCCATCAGATACATTTATACCTTCCTTTATAATATTATTATTAAATAACTCTTTAATTGTATTAGTATTTAGTATTATAATCAAATATTTTAATATACTATTTGATAATATTTTTGATGCTTTTACACCATTTATACTTGGGATATTTGCTACACAAAAAATATTAGTATTTTTATATTTGATAATTGGTTCATTATATGTTTTTGGTACAGATTGTTCAGTCATACCACCTTGATCAATTGAAACATCTATAAATATTGATTTATTATTCATTAAATCTAACATATCATTTGTTATGATTTTAGAAGTTTTTTCACCAGATATGTATATTGCCCCAATTATTATATTTGATATCTCACAAATTTTTTTCAAATTATTATTATCTATTTTATAACTTGTTATATTTTTATTTGAATATTCTTTTTCTATATTTTTTAATTTATTTTCGTCTATATCTAAAATGTTAAAATTATTATAACCCATATTTATTCCCATTTTTAAAGCAGATTTACCAACATTACCACAACCAATTATTGACACAACAGTATCATCTGTAATATGTATATTATTTGATTTTAAAAATTTATCTCCCTCTATTATGGCATTTTCACCTGCAATACACGACATTGGTGTTAATATTGGATACCCATTATTGTCATTTATTGTTTCATATGCAATACAAGTACTTTTATTATTTATCATTTCTTTTAAAAGTTTCTCATTACCTGCAAAATGGAAAAAACTAAAAATTACATGTTTATCAGTAATTAAATTATATTCGGTCTCTTGTGGTTCTTTTACTTTTACTATTAAATTACATTTACTATATAGTTCTTCTATTGTTTCACAAATTTCAACACCAACATTTATATAATCATTATCTGTATAACTTGATTTTAATCCCGCCCCCTTTTGTAAATATATTTTAATATTATTAAATAAAGTTTTAATTTTTATAATATCAGTTGGTATAATTGCTACACGCGTTTCATTTGATTTTATTTCTTTTGGAATACCGATAATATATTTACACATAAATATATTATTATTAATGAATTTATTTTTTATATATTAACTATTTTTTATCATATCTTTTATTTTTTTTATCTGTATTTTATAATGTTCTTGGGGTTCTTTTAATAACATAAAATTTAATAATAATTCAATTATATTTTCATATTTAAATCTATCTATTTTTAAACATATATCCTCTTTATTTTCTTGTGCAAATTTTTGTATTTGTGACGTTTTTTCATTTACTAATTCTTCTGCTAAAGTATTTAAATCTTCTAATATAAATTCATCATCCTGTTTTATCAATGCACTTTTTTCACTCTTATATTTAATATTATTGTTTTCGGGAAAATCTTTATTAAAATGAATCTCTTTGGTTAAAAGTCTCGGTACATCATAACCTGTTTTTAAAATTTCAAACAATTTATCATAGTTTAAATAATCAAGTCTCTCATTGCCATAATTATTTATATTAATTATATTATGTGTATTATTAATCGTTGTATTATGTTGATTAGTTATATTTGTTGTATTGTATTCAGTATTTATATTAATTTGCACAGATTCATTATTTAATCTTTTTCTAGCATGTATTATACTTCTTGGATTACAAGAATTTCTTTTTATATGATTAGATTTTCCTTGCTTGGATGTAAAAGATTTCATACATGTTGGACATGTTAATTCATCAATGCCATTACATTTTTTTTCATGTTCTATTAAATATCTATTACTTTTATAAATTTTGTTACATTTCTTGCAAATAAATTTATTTTTCGTATCAAAATTCTGAAAGTGTACCTTTTCACCGGGAGAGTGTACCTTTTCACCGGGAGAGTGTACCTTTTCACACAAAAGATGTACCTTTTCACACAAATTTTTTTTTGGTAAAATATCGCTATTTAAGTCACTATGTTTAGCATTTTGGTGTCTTTTTAAATCATAAACTCTTTTTGTTTTATAATTACAAAATTCACATTTACGCATTTTTTGACCCTCATTTTGCGTCATTACTATATATAGTCTATTTTTTAATTTTTAAATGATTGTTTTATTATCAGGAAAACGCAAAAAATGCGCAACGCAGTAGAAAAAAATTTTTTCTAAAATTTTTTTTTGAAAAAACGTCCGTTTTTTCCCCCCTCCTTTTTGACACACTAAAATTAAACCATTTTAATATACTGTAAATTTGTAAAAAAACCCTATTTTTATCGTGAAAAACACATAAATCTACTTGCACGGAAGGAAAAAAGTATAACTTTTTCCAACAAAATTTTATAAAAAATTGATTTTTTAATATTTTATTATAATTAACTTATAATGAGTATCAATAAAAGTATCCAACTAGGTCTTTGTTGTCTAAATATTGAATTAAGAGAACAAAAACCAACAGTATTTTCATCTAGAAGAGTTACATTAAAAACATTAGAAGATAAGGGCATTAATAATTTAAAAAAAAAAATAATTAATAATTTAAATGATGTATTAACAATGATGGATTGGAATGAAGAAAACGGAATTAAAGTTTTTCGGTTATCTAGTGAATTATTTCCACACTATTCTAATAAAAAAGCAGAAGATTATACTTTAGACTTTGCTACTGATTTATTAAAAGAAATTGGTATCAAATCAAAGAAGTTAAATCAACGTATTACATTTCACCCTGGACCATTTAATTGTTTAGCAAGTCCAAGCGAAAATGTTATTGAACATACAATTACTGATTTAAAATACCATGCAGATATGTTAGATTTAATGGAACTTGATCAAAATTCTGTAATGGTTATACACGGTGGTGGTGTTTATAAAAATAAAGAAGAGACTATTAAAAGATGGTGTGATAATTATTTAAAATTACCAGAAAATATAAAAAAAAGACTTGTTTTAGAAAATTGTGAAAGAAATTTTTCAATAGTAGATTGTTTAAAAATATCAAATATCGTAAATGTGCCTATTGTATTTGATACACATCATTATACGTGTTATAATCAATTACATCCAGATGAAAAATTTGAAAAACCAGAATATTATATTTCATTAATTTTAAATACATGGAAAGATAGAAATATTAAACCAAAATTTCATGTAAGCGAACAAGGAAAAGGAAAATGTGGACACCATAGTGATTATGTGGAAAATCTGCCAGAATATTTATTAGAAATACCAATAAAATATAATACAGATATTGATATTATGATTGAAGCTAAAAAAAAAGAAAAGGCAATTAAAAAATTATATGAAAAATATCCATATCTTAATTGTAAGATATAAAAGTATATTATATTATAATAAATATGTCTTCAAATATTTTATTGGAATATATGAAACAATCACATAATATTGATTATGAAAGTATATCATTCCTATTTAATATAAATTTAGATACATATTTAAATATTATTGTAAAAAATATAATTATTCCAAATTTATACGAAGATGATATATATAATTATAAAGTAATTAAATTACGTTCTAAATTATAATAAAAACTCTTGTTTGGTCTGTATATTTTTTTTTCAATACATCTAATAATGATAAAAGATTTTGAATACAGATATAATACCGTCGATTTTAAAAAAAGAGTTGAAGAAACAAAAAAAATACGTGAAAAATATCCCGACCGCGTACCAGTTATTGTATCCAGGGCTCAAAATTGTACATTAAATGATATTGATAAACATAAATTTTTAGTACCAAATGATTTAACAATAGGACAATTTGTTAATGTTATTAGAAAAAGAATTAAAGTTTCAGAAAGTATGGGTATTTTTATATTTGTTAAAAATATTTTACCACCAAATAGTTCATTAATGTCGCAAATATATAACGAATTTAAAGAGGATGATGGATTTCTTTATATAATATATAACGGCGAAAGCGTATTCGGTCTTTAAACCTAATAATTTATATTTTCACTTACACTGTTATTTTTTTTTATACAAGTATTACACAAATGCTTATCATTAATATTTAACTTATTTAATATATTTATTTCAATGTTTTTATTACAATTATTACAAATTATGCAATTACTACATTTAATAATTTTTTTATATATATTTATTGTTTTACATTTACAAAAATCTAAATAATGTTCTCGTGGTACATCATTTATATTATAATAATTATACATTGAAGAGTTTGTACATTTTTCACATTCACTTAAATAAGAATAGTCTTTAATAGTTTCTACACACAATTTATTATTACATCTTTCACATATATTATTAAAAAAATTTTCAACATATTTTGGATAATATTTTGTATTTAAATTTTTTTCCATATTATATTAATTATAATTATATATTTATATAAATAAAAAATATGATATATTATCATTCATATTTATTTATAATAAAATGTTAAATGTAGAACAACTTGAAGCATTTAATATTATTAAAACAACAAATGATTCAATATTTATAACAGGGCCACCAGGTGTAGGAAAGTCTTATTTATTAAATGAAATTGTTATTTATTTTAAACAAATGAATATTAAATATGGTATTACTGCGTCAACTGGCTGTGCTGCTATATTAATAAATGGACAAACCTTACATTCTTATTTAGGAATAGGATTGGCAAAAAAATCTGTAGACTTTTTATATAATAATGCTTGTAGAAATAGACAATTATATAATAAACTTAGAGACTTAGAAGTATTAATTATAGATGAAATATCAATGATTGATATTAATTTATTTGAAAAAATTTCAGAATATTTAAGTAAAATTAATAATAATAAATTACCATTTGGTAATATTAGATTAATATTAATAGGTGATTTTTGTCAATTACCACCTATAAATGGTGATTATTGTTTTAAATCAAAAATATGGAGTAACTTAAATATTAAAACAGTTGAATTAAAATCATCAATGCGCCATGCTGATGAATTTTTACTAGTTCATATATTAGATTCTATAAGAAAAGGCAGAATTGATAAAAATATTTATAATAAATTATTAGAATTAGAAAATACTGAATTTAAAGATATTGTTCCAACCAAATTATATTGTTTAAAAAAAGATGTAGATGAAATAAACGAAAGACGATTTGATATTCAATATGCTCTAAATAATAAAATTGATTTATTAAATGATTGTACAGAACATAAAAATAATAATACTATAATTTGTTATTCTAATTCAGATACAAATAACGTAATAAAAAAAGAAGAAAATAATTTTATTTATGAATATAAATGTTATTCTTCCGATTTAGAATTAGATAATAGTCAATATAGTGTTAAGTTAATAAAAAATGCTCAAGTTATGATAACACGAAATATTAATTTAGATGCAGGATTAGTAAATGGTAAAAGAGGTGTTATTGTCAATTTAACTAAAACATATGTTATTATTTCAGATATTGATAATAAAAAATATAAAATAAACTATTATACCGATGAAAATACTAATAATATGACTTATACAACATTTATGCCTTTAACATTGGCCTATGCAATAACTGTACATAAATCACAGGGTTGCACCATAGATGCTGTACAAATTGATTCTGGGCAAAATAATTTTGCACCTGGACAATTTTATACTGCATTATCAAGAGCAAAATCATTAAAACATATTAAATTAGTTAATTTACACAAAGACGCTTTTATTATTAATAAAGACGTAGAAGAGTTTTATAAAAATATTTAAATTATTCTTTAATTATAAAATCATATTCTGTATTAAACTTTTTTTTATATTCACTTGGAATATATTCAAATGATATTAATTTAAGATTAAACAAAAATTTTTCATATAAATTATTTTCTTTTAACCAATTAATCAAATCAATCTCACATAATTCACATTTTTCCAAGGCAATATCTTTATTAATTATAGTTGATATTTTAGGAATATTATCACTTTTATCACCTAATAACGACTTATAATATAAATTACTTATTCCATTTATACATTTTGTTCTTTCTTTAATATTTTTAAATTGCATATTTAATATTGTAGTATTTTCTGATACAAGTTGTAAATAATCATTATCATTTGTAATAATTATTATATTATTATTTTTTATTCTTTCATGAATTAAATATACAATATCATCTGCTTCTAATCTATCTAGTGATGCCGTATTATAATTTTTACTATTAATATAATTTATAAATATATTAAATGCATTTTGATTAAAATTTTGATTTTGTTGTCTAGTTATTTTATAACCCGTATATATATCATTTCTCCAAATTTTTGAACGAGGGCAATCTAAACAAAATATAAAATTATTAATATCAGTTTTAAATTTTTTTTGAATTTTTTTTATATCTGCATCAATATGTTTAGTATAATATTCAAAGAAGTTATTATAATCATCGTTTATTTCTCTTTTTTGCATTTTAAACCATTTAAATGTTGCAAAATATCTATAAAATACATAATAACTACTATCAATTAAAACAATAGGTTTATTAATATTTAATATAATGTTATTCATTAGATTTATATAATAATATTATTATTATTTAAATAATTTAATCATTTTTTTTATATGTTTGTAAAAACTTTTCCAGTTCTATTTTATCTTTTTTTATTTCGTGCCAATCCTTTACTGCCAAACTAAACAATTCTTTTGGTGCTAAATTTGTTGTAGTTTCTTTTAATAATTTCATTTTTATATCTAAAAATTCATTATAAACAGTATATTTCTTTTTTTCTTTTTTTGCCTTTTCGGTTTTAATATTTGCCGATAATGTCTGACTTTGTTTAATATCTTTTATTTTAGTTTCTAAATATTCAGTTTTTCTTGCCCATACATTTCTATTATTTTTTATTATAACACACCAATCCATATCATCAACTCCTTTATCAACATAACCGATATCATAATTATACGCCAATTTTCCAAAAAAAGCAGGAGATTTTATTTTACTATTATTCATAATGAATATATATATTTATTTCTATAAAATATTTTTATATAAATTTGATTATAAAATATAAAAAAATGAAATTTTTATTACAATAAAAATATATAAGTTATGATTAATAAAACTAATTTTTATCAAGAGTTTGATTTAATTTTTAATAAAATTCAAGATAATAATAAGGATAAAATATATAATGAATTAATATTATTATACGAAAATTATTTATTTAATAGGATAGATAATAATAATTTAATATCAGATTTGACAGTAAAAACATTTACTATAGATACAAATGGTTGTCTATTATAAAATTAATACCTAATGTTATTATTAAAATGAAAGAAACTATTAAAGAACCATTTATTAGTTTTGAGTATCGTAGAAAAAATGTTGACCACGATATTTATCACGATCATAAACATAGTAAAGGTGATGCAATAGATGCTCAACATAAATATAATGAATGTATGTGGTATGCAAAGACAGATGGTGATAAAAAAAAATGTATGGCAAATAAAATTAAAGTATTCGATAAAGTTATTAAAAATAAAGAAAGCACTGTTATAAGTTGTTTAGAAGATAAAATAAATAAATTAAAAAATAAATGTAATAGTAAGGATACTTGTAAATCATTAAAAAAACAAAAATCATCTGCTATGCAATACGATTTTAATAAAAAATGTAAAGAACATAAACAAAAATGTATTGACAAATATAGTAATTTAGAAAAAAATAATTCAGTAGAATATAATAAATTAAAACAATCTTGTAGTGAAACTATTAATGGTAAAGGTTTTTTTCGTAATATGATAAAAAAATTAATAAATACAGGACGCTTTGAATTTATATACTATACATTTACTATATTTGCAATATTATTATTTGGTTCAATATTTATGGCAATTATATGGCGACTATTTGTTCTATTTGACAAAGTATTAATTCATAATTTCTTATCTAAAAATTTTCCAGGAAGAATTATATTTCCAATATTAAGTACATTTTTTGATAAAATAAATCCAAAATTAATTCAATATGTTTATATGGTTGGTTTCTGTTTTTTTCTTGGCATTGTTGTTTTATTATATTTTTTTAAAAAAACATTTAATTGGTGGCCAGCATCTATGGTATGGAGTGCTATAAAATTATTTAAAGGTTCTGATACACCATTTAGATGGTTAGATTCTGTATTTTGGTGTAATAGTAAATCGGGGGGAGCATTTTTTTGTAATAGTCATGCAATGTGGTCACTATTTGAAAATTGGATAGTAGATACATGTGATGCTGATAAAAAAAATTGTAATAACAAAAGTTCAGAAGAAATTAAACAAGCATTTAATTCATTTAGAGTAACATTAGATCCACATTATATTAATATAAATAAGATAAAAGAAAATTTAAAAAATGAAGGAATAAATATCGAAAAATTTACTAATTATAGTAATAATAAAAACGATGAAATAACAAAAAAATCAAAATATTTAGTTGAAGAATTTTATTCATATCAGGATGAATTTGTTTCAAATTATAGAAGTCATCAAGAAGAATATGATAAAGAAGAGGAAGAGGGTAATAAAAATAAAAAAAAATATGATGAAGCACAAGAAGAAGAAGACGAAGACGAAGAAGAAGATTAATAAATAAAAAATATATATATTATAAGAAAGATTAATTTAATGTTAGAACTAAATAGTAAAATAGATGTTTTTGAAATATTTTTTAAAGAATGGTCTTTATATGAAATATTTTTAAATATACTATTGATTATATTATTTTTTATAATAGCATCAATAATATATTGGGATACAATTAATAAAAAAATACATACTACATCACGATGTAAAAAACAAAAAGAATTTTATGATAAAAATAAAGGTATATATAATTTAAATGTTAAAAATAAATCAGGCGATAATTTATTTAATATTAAATACGATTTTAATAATAAAGAACAAAATATCGAATGTTCTTGTAATAAAGGAAATTTTGGTTCCACATTTGAAAATATACCTTTAAAAAATTTAAAAACAAATGAAAATATATATAGCGAACCAATTTATTGTAATTGCGATAAAAAATATAGTTATGATTATACAAATAGTATTTTAGAAGGTAATCCCGGTTTAATTAGATATATGCAAAATCAAAATAATTCGGATTTTTTTGATTATATAAATTATTCTTTAAGTAAATAAAAATATATTTAAAAAGATAACTTATTATATATAAATACCATGAAAGTTATTAAAAGAGATAATACCGTTGAATATTTTGATATTAATAAAATTAATAATGTATTAGAACTTGCATTTAATAATTCAAATACAGTATGCAAAGATATTAATGAAATTTCAACAAATATTAATACAGAAATATTAAGCGGCGATAAAGATATTGAAATTGAAAAAATACAAAATATTGTAGAAAAAAATTTAATGAAATATCAGTATTATGATACCGCCAAACATTATATTGAATATAGAAAATCTAGAAATGATAACAGATTAAAAGAAAGTTATATTAATAAAATAGAAGATAATGTTGAAACACCTTGGGGAATGCTTGGTTATATTACATATAAAAGAACATATGCGAGAATCAAAGATTCAAAAGATGATTTAGATAACAATATTAAAAATACAGAAGAATTTAGAGATAGTATTTTAAGAGTTTTAGATGCTTCGCAAAAACAATTAAATGTTAATTTTAGTAATAATGAACTTAAAAAAGCATATTATTATTTAATGTCACTAAAATGTTCTGTTGCGGGTAGATTTTTATGGCAATTAGGTACAGATACAGTTAGTAAAATTGGTACAATGAGTTTACAAAATTGTGCTTTTGTAAAAATAGATGAACCAATTAAACCATTTTTATGGATTTTTGATGTATTAATGTTAGGTACGGGCGTTGGTTTTAATATTCAAAAAAAATACATTGAAAAATTACCGCCAATTCTAGATTGTGATATTAATGTTGTTCGCAAAGATACAAAAGATGCTGATTTTATTATTCCAGATTCAAGAGAAGGCTGGGTTTCTTTACTTGAAAAAATATTAGAGGCATATTTTTATAAGGGAAAATCATTTACTTATTCTACTATTTTAATTAGAACTGCTGGAAGTAAAATTAAAGGTTTTGGGGGAACTGCTTCTGGTCCTGAAGATTTAGTTAAAGGTATTAAGAATATTCAAACTATTTTACAAAAAAACAAAGGTGCTAAACTAACAAGTGTTGACTGTTTAGATATTATTAATATTATTGCAACAATTGTTGTTGCTGGTAATGTTAGACGTTCAGCACTAGTAAGTTTAGGCGATTGTGATGATGTTGAATATATTAAAGCTAAAGATTGGAGTTCAGGTAATATTCCAAATTGGAGATGTATGTCAAATAATTCAGTGGTGTGTGATGATGTATCTAAATTACCAAATGAATTTTGGGAAACATATAATGGTAATAGTGAACCATATGGTTTAATTAATTTAGATTTATCAAGAAAAATTGGAAGAATTAAAGATGGGGATAAATACCCAGACCCAGATGTAGAAGGTTATAATCCTTGTTGTGAAATATCACTTAATAATTTTGAAACTTGTTGCTTATCTGAAATTTATTTATCTAATGTAACATCATATGAAGAATTAAAAGAAATTGCAACTGTTTTATATAGAATTTGTAAACATTCTCTTAGATTAAATTGTCATCATTTAGATACTCAAAATATTATTCATAAAAATAGTCGTATTGGTATCGGTATTACAGGATATATGCAATCAACTGATGAACAAAAATCTTGGTTAGAACCATTATATGAATATATTAGAGAATATGATATTGAATATTCTAAAAAGAATAATTTCCCAACATCTATTAAATTAACTACTGTAAAACCAAGTGGAACACTTTCCTTATTAGCAGGCGTAACTTCCGGTTGTCATCCAGCAATTTATAGATACTTTATTCGAAGAATTAGAATTGCTTCAACTAATGATTTAATTACATTATGTAAAAATAATGGTTATAAAGTAGAATATCAAAAGAATTTTGACGGAACAGATGATAAAAATACAATGGTTGTAGAATTTCCTTGTTGTTATCCCGAAGGTTCTAAAATGGCAAAAGATATGTCGGCGATTGAACAATTGGAGGTTGTTAAACATTTACAAAATGTTTGGAGTGATAATTCTGTATCTTGTACTATATATTACAGATTAAATGAATTAGATGAAATTAAACAATGGTTAAAAGATAATTATACAAATAATGTTAAAACTTGTTCGTTTTTATTACATAATGAACACGGTTTTGTACAAGCACCATTTGAAGAAATTACTAAAGAACAATATGATGAATTAATTAAAACAGTTGTTCCTATTACAAGTGGTAATATTTCTAATGAAGAATTACCCGATACAAGTGCTGAATGTGTAGGCGGTGGATGTCCAATTAGATAAATAAATTTTTTTTTTTATTTTTATTGTAAAATTAATGAAAATAAAATAAATTATTCAATTAGAGTAATGTCTTTAAACACTAATGACGAAAGAATAAAACTCTCCGTTAAGAGTTCAAATTATAATATTGCAACAAAATTTGCTTCAACCAAAGATGATGTTTCTCTATTATTTGTTGCAAATAACTGTAATCTATATAACTGGAATAATTATACAACTGGTGCCGAAATTGGTGCAAAGTTAATTGATATAGATACAAATAATGAGCATCATGAAACATATATAACTACATATCATAATGGCGAACAAAAAATCGCACAATTTAATAACGATTTTATTAGTTTAAATAGAGATGTTTTACCCCTAGGAGATGGTATATATTCCATTGGTTCAAGTAGTAATACATGGAAAGATTTACATTTATCTGGAACATTACGAACGTGTAATTTAGAAGTTACAGGTAATAGAACAATAATAGATACAGATGTATATACAACAGAAAATTTGGAAATTATAAATAATGACAGTGATGGACCAGGTATTAAAATTGTTCAAAATAATTCAAATGCTATATTTGATAGTAGTAATAATGAAAATTTCTTTATTATTGATAAAGATGCAAAACTTGGTATAAATCGTATTCCTGGATTAAATTATCAGTTTGAATTATCTGGTAGTGCATTAATTGATGGTGATTTAAAAGTTACTGGCAAACAAACAGCTGATGGCGATTATAGTATTAATGGCAATTTAACAGTTAATAAAGACATTTATGTTAATAGAAACCAAGTTGTTGAAGGCAATTTAGTTGCCAATAGTGACTTTTATCTTAAAGGTCGACAAATTATAGAAGGTAATGTCATTTTAAATAGTGACTTACAGGTTAATAAAAACGTTGAAGTTTCTAGCAATATTTCTGTTTTAGGAGAGTTAGAAATTAAGGAAAACGCATTACTTAATAAAGACTTACAAGTAACAAGTAATTTAACTGTTGCAAATGATACTAGATTATTAAATAACACCTATATTTCTAAAGACCTTGAAGTATCCTGTAATGTAACTATTTCTCGAGATTTAGATGTTAAAAACAATGTAGTTATTGAAAAAGATTTACTTATACAAAGTAATGTAAGTATAAAAAACGATTTGAATATTGATAATAATACACAAATTAATAAAGATTTATATGTTGAAAGTAATCTACAAATTAATAATGATTTACTTGTAAATAATAATGTTACTTTTAATAAATATTTATTAATTATTAGCAATGTTACTATAAATAGCGATTTATATGTTGATAATAATGCTAAAATAGCTAAAGATTTATTTGTAGAAAGTAATGTAACTATTGTTAGAGATTTACAAGTTGATAATAATGTTGTTTTTAATAAAGATTTATATATTGAAAGTAATGTTGATATTAATAATAACCTATTTGTAAATAATAATGCTTTAATTAGAAAAGATTTAGACGTTTTATGCAATGTTGATATTAAAGGTGATTTAAATGTTAATAATAATGTTAATATTTCTAAACACTTAGATGTTAATGAAAATGTTTTTATTAATAAAGACTTAGAAGTTAATAGAAATACCTATATTAATAAAGATTTGCAAGTTAATTCAAATCTCTATGTTGATGGTTATCAAATAGTAAATGGTGACTTAAAAGTTAATAACGATGCCGTATTTAGTAAAAATCTCTATCTCGAAGGAACTTTAAGAACTAGCAATTTAGAAGTTGTTGGAGCAAGAACAGTAGTTGATACAGAAACTTATAAAACAGAAAACTTAGAAATAGTAAATGTTAGTGCTGATGGTCCAAGTATTAAACTTTCACAAGAAAATGACCAATTTAATATTATAGAAACATGTAACTATGATAAGTTTTTAATTGTAGATAGTAATGCTTGGTTAGGTATAAACAAACAACCTACACTTGATTTTGATGTAAATGGTAGTGGTTATTTTGAAAATAACTTAACTGTTAATAAAGACATTTATGTTAATAGAAACCAAGTTATTGAAGGCGATTTAGTTGCTAATAGTGACTTTTATCTTAAAGGTAGACAAATTATAGAAGGCGACGTTGTATTAAATAGTGATTTACAAGTTAATAAAAATGTTGAAGTTTCTAGCAACGTTTTAGTTTTAGGTGAATTACAAACTAATGAGAACGCATTACTAAATAAAGACTTACAAGTAACAAGTAATTTAACTGTTGCCAACGACACTAGACTACTTAATAATGCCTATATATCAAAAGACTTACAAGTATCAAGCAATGTTACTATTAATCGTGACGTAACAGTTAATAATAATGCAATTGTTGATAAAGACTTACTTGTACAATGTAATGTTACTATAAATAACGATTTACTTGTTGAGAATAATGCCCAATTTAATAGCGATGTTTCAATTAGTAAAAACCTTTTAGTTGATAACGATTTAGAAGTTAAAAATAATTCTAAATTTTTAGAGGATGTTGCTATTGAGAAAAATCTTGTAGTTACTAGCAACTTAACTATCGAAAACAATTCAACCTTTGTTAAAGATGTTTTAGTTAAAAGTAATTTACAAATTGAAAGAGACTTATTAGTTGAAAATAATGCTAAAATAACAAAAGACTTACAAGTTGTAAGCAATATAGTTACTAATAACGACTTAACAGTTAATAATAACGCATTGGTTAATAATGACCTTAAAGTTATAAGAAACTTAGAAGTTAATAATGATGTATTAGTTAATAATAACCTAAGAGTTATAAAAGACTTAGATGTTAATGAAAATGCCTTTGTTAATAAAGATTTAGAAGTTAATAGAAACGCCTATATAAATAAAGACTTACAAGTTAATTCAAATGTCTATGTTGATGGTTACCAAATAGTAAATGGTGACTTAAAAGTTAATAATGATGCTGTATTTAGTAAAAATCTCTATCTTGAAGGAACTTTAAGAGCAAGTAATTTAGAAGTTACTGGTGCAAGAACAATAATAGATACAGAAACTTATAAAACAGAAAATTTAGAAATAGTAAATGTTAGTGCTGATGGTCCAAGTATTAAACTTTCACAACAAAATGACCAATTTAATATTATAGAAACGTGTAACTATGATAAGTTTTTAATTGTAGATAGTAATGCTTGGTTAGGTATAAACAAACAACCTACACTTGATTTTGATGTAAATGGTAGTGGTTATTTTGAAAATAACTTAACAGTTAATAAAGACATTTATGTTAATAGAAATCAAGTTATTGAAGGTGATTTAGTCGCTAATAGTGACTTTTATCTTAAAGGTAGACAAATTATAGAAGGTGATGTCGTTTTAAATAGTGATTTACAAGTTAATAAAAACGTTGAAGTTTCTAGCAACGTTTTAGTTTTAGGTGAATTACAAACTAATGAGAACGCATTACTAAATAAAGACTTACAAGTAACAAGTAATTTAACTGTTGCTAATGATACTAGACTACTTAACAATGCCTATATATCAAAAGACTTAAGAGTATCAAGCAATGTTACTATTAATCGTGACTTAACAGTTCATAATAATACAATTGTTGAAAAAGACTTACTTGTACAAAGTAATGTTACTATAAATAACGATTTACTTGTCAATAATAATGCACAATTTAATAGCGATGTTTCAATTAGTAAAAACCTTTTAGTTGAAACAGATTTAGAAGTTAAAAATAACGCTAAATTTTTAGAAGATGTTTTAGTTAATAAAAATCTTGTAGTTACTAGCAACTTAACTATCGAAAACAATTCAACCTTTGTTAAAGATGTTTTAGTTAAAAGTAATTTACAAATTGAAAGAGACTTATTAGTTGAAAATAATGCTAAAATAACAAAAGACTTACAAGTTGTAAGCAATATAGTTACTAATAACGACTTAACAGTTGATAATAACGCATTGGTTAATAATGACCTTAAAGTTATAAGAAACTTAGAAGTTAATAATGACGTATTAGTTAATAATAACTTAAGAGTTATAAAAGACTTAGATGTTACAGAAAATGCCTTTGTTAATAAAGATTTAGAAGTTAATAGAAACGCCTATATAAATAAAGACTTACAAGTTAATTCAAATGTCTATGTTGATGGTTACCAAATAGTAAATGGTGACTTAAAAGTTAATAATGATGCCGTATTTAGTAAGAACCTCTATCTTGAAGGAACTTTAAGAGCAAGTAATTTAGAAGTTACTGGTGCCAGAACAATAATAGATACAGAAACTTATAAAACAGAAAATTTAGAAATAGTAAATGTTAGTGCAGATGGTCCAAGTATTAAACTTTCTCAACAAAATGACCAATTTAATATTATAGAAACTTGTAACTATAATAAGTTTTTAATAGTAGATAGTAATGCTTGGTTAGGTATTAATAAACAACCTACACTTGATTTTGATGTAAATGGTAGTGGTTATTTTGAAAATAACTTAACAGTTAATAAAGACATTTATGTTAATAGAAATCAAGTTATTGAAGGTGATTTAGTCGCTAATAGTGACTTTTATCTTAAAGGTAGACAAATTATAGAAGGTGATGTCGTTTTAAATAGTGATTTACAAGTTAATAAAAACGTTGAAGTTTCTAGCAACGTTTTAGTTTTAGGTGAATTACAAACTAATGAGAACGCATTACTAAATAAAGACTTACAAGTAACAAGTAATTTAACTGTTGCTAATGATACTAGACTACTTAATAATGCCTATATATCAAAAGACTTACAAGTATCAAGCAATGTTACTATTAATCGTGACTTAACAGTTAATAATAATACAATTGTTGAAAAAGACTTACTTGTACAAAGTAATGTTTCTATAAATAACGATTTACTTGTCGATAATAATGCACAATTTAATAGCGATGTTTCAATTAGTAAAAACCTTTTAGTTAATAACGACTTACAAGTTAATAATAACGCTAAATTTTTACAAGATGTTTCTATTAATAAAAATCTTGTAGTTACTAGCAACTTAACGATAGAAAACAATTCAACCTTTATAAAAGATGTTTTAATTAAAAGTAATTTAGAAATTGAAAGAGACTTATTAGTTGAAAATAATGCTAAAATAACAAAAGACTTACAAGTTGTAAGCAATATACTTGCTAATAATGACTTAACAGTTGATAATAACGCATTAGTTAATAATGACCTTAAAGTTATAAGAAACTTAGAAGTTAATAATGATGTTTTAGTAAATAATAACTTAAGAGTTATTAGAGACTTAGATGTTACTGAAAATGCCTTTATTAATAAAGACTTAGAAGTTAATAGAAATGCCTATATTAACAAAGACTTACAAGTTAATTCAAATGTTTACGTAGATGGTTACCAAATAGTAAATGGTGACTTAAAAGTTAATAATGATGCCGTATTTAGTAAGAACCTCTATCTTGAAGGAACTTTAAGAGCAAGTAATTTAGAAGTTACTGGTGCCAGAACAATAATAGATACAGAAACTTATAAAACAGAAAATTTAGAAATAGTAAATGTTAGTGCAGATGGTCCAAGTATTAAACTTTCTCAACAAAATGACCAATTTAATATTATAGAAACTTGTAACTATAATAAGTTTTTAATAGTAGATAGTAATGCTTGGTTAGGTATTAATAAACAACCTACACTTGATTTTGATGTAAATGGTAGTGGTTATTTTGAAAATAACTTAACAGTTAATAAAGACGTTTATGTTAATAGAAACCAAGTTATTGAAGGCAATTTAGTTGCTAATAGTGACTTATATCTTAAAGGCAGACAAATTATAGAAGGTGATGTCATTTTAAATAGTGATTTACAAGTTAATAAAAATGTGGAAGTTTCTAGCAACGTTTTAGTTATTGGCGAATTACAAACTAACGAGAACACATTACTAAATAAAGACTTGCAAGTAACAAGTAATTTAACTGTTGCTAATGATACAAGACTACTAAATAATGTCTATATATCTAAAGACTTACAAGTATTTAGTAATATTACTATTAATCGTGACTTAACAGTTAATAATAATGCAATTGTTGAAAAAGACTTACTAGTAGAAAGCAATGTTTCTATAAATAACGATTTACTTGTTGAGAATAATGCCCAATTTAATAGCGATGTTTCAATTAGTAAAAACCTTTTAGTTGAAACAGATTTAGAAGTTAAAAATAACGCTAAATTTTTAGAAGATGTTATAGTTAATAAAAATCTAGTTGTTTCAAGCAACTTAACTATAGAAAACAATTCAACCTTTATAAAAGATGTTTTAGTTAAAAGTAATTTAGAAATTGAAAGAGACTTGTTAGTAGAAAATAATGCTAAAATAACAAAAGACCTACAAGTTGTAAGCAATATTGTTGCCAATAATGACTTAACAGTTGATAATAACGTTTTAGTTAATAATGACCTTAAAGTTATAAGAAACTTAGAAGTTAATAATGATGTTTTAGTTAATAATAACCTAAGAGTTATTAGAGACTTAGATGTTAATGAAAATGCCTTTGTTAATAAAGATTTAGAAGTTAATAGAAACGCCTATATAAACAAAGACTTACAAGTTAATTCAAATGTCTATGTTGATGGTTACCAAATAGTAAATGGCGACTTAAAAGTTAATAATGATGCTGTATTTAGTAAAAATCTCTATCTAGAAGGAACTTTAAGAGCAAGTAATTTAGAAGTTACTGGTGCCAGAACAATAATAGATACAGAAACTTATAAAACAGAAAATTTAGAAATAGTAAATGTTAGTGCGGATGGTCCAAGTATTAAACTTTCACAAGAAAATGACCAATTTAATATTATAGAAACATGTAACTATGATAAGTTTTTAATAGTAGATAGTAATGCTTGGTTAGGTATTAATAAACAACCTACACTTGACTTTGATGTAAATGGAAGTGGTTATTTTGAAAATAACTTAACAGTTAATAAAGACATTTATGTGAATAGAAACCAAGTTATTGAAGGCAATTTAGTTGCAAATAGTGACTTTTATCTTAAAGGTAGACAAATTATAGAAGGTGATGTTGTTTTAAATAGTGATTTACAAGTTAATAAAAACGTTGAAGTTTCTAGCAACGTTTTAGTTTTAGGTGAGTTACAAACTAATGAGAACGCATTACTTAATAAAGACTTGCAAGTAACAAGTAATTTAACTGTAGCGAATGATACTAGACTACTAAATAATGTCCTATATATCTAGAGACTTACAAGTATCAAGTAATGTTACTATTAATCGTGACTTAACAGTTAATAATAATGCAATTGTTGAAAAAGACTTACTAGTAGAAAGCAATGTTTCTATAAATAACGATTTACTTGTTGAGAATAATGCCCTATTTAATAGTGACGTATCAATTAGTAAAAACCTTTTAGTCGATAACGATTTAGAAGTTAAAAATAACGCTAAATTTTTAGAAGATGTTATAGTTAATAAAAATCTAGTTGTTTCAAACAATTTAACTATTGAAAATAATTCAACCTTTATAAAAGATGTTTTAGTTAAAAGTAATTTACAAATTGAAAGAGACTTGTTAGTAGAAAATAATGCTAAAATAACAAAAGACTTACAAGTTGTAAGCAATATAGTCGTTAATAATGACTTAACAGTTGATAATAACGCATTAGTTAATAATGACCTTAAAGTTATAAGAAATTTAGAAGTTAATAATGACGTTTTAGTTAATAATAACTTAAGAGTTGTAAAAGACTTAGATGTTACTGAAAATGCCTTTATTAATAAAGACTTAGAAGTTAATAGAAATGCTTATATTAACAAAGACTTACAAGTTAATTCAAATGTTTATGTTGATGGTTACCAAATAGTAAATGGCGACTTAAAAGTTAATAATGATGCCATATTTAGTAAGAACCTCTATCTTGAAGGAACATTAAGAGCAAGTAATTTAGAAGTTACTGGTGCCAGAACAATAATAGATACAGAAACTTATAAAACAGAAAATTTAGAAATAGTAAATGTTAGTGCTGACGGACCAAGTATTAAACTTTCACAACAAAATGACCAATTTAATATTATAGAAACTTGTAACTATGATAAGTTTTTAATAGTAGATAGTAATGCTTGGTTAGGTATTAATAAACAACCTACACTTGACTTTGATGTAAATGGTAGTGGTTATTTTGAAAATAACTTAACAGTTAATAAAGACATTTATGTTAATAGAAACCAAGTTATTGAAGGCAATTTAGTTGCTAATAGTGACTTTTATCTTAAAGGTAGACAAATTATAGAAGGTGATGTCGTTTTAAATAGTGATTTACAAGTTAATAAAAACGTTGAAGTTTCTAGCAACGTTTTAGTTTTAGGTGAATTACAAACTAATGAGAACGCATTACTAAATAAAGACTTACAAGTAACAAGTAATTTAACAGTTGCTAATGATACTAGACTACTTAATAATGTCTATATATCAAAAGACTTACAAGTATCCAGCAATGTTACTATTAATCGTGACTTAACAGTTAATAATAATGCAATTATTGATAAAGACTTACTTGTAGAAAGTAATGTTTCTATAAATAACGATTTACTTGTTGAAAATAATGCCCAATTTAATAAGGACGTTTCAATTAGTAAAAACCTTTTAGTTAATAACGATTTAGAAGTTAGAAATAACGCTAAATTTTTAGAAGATGTTACTATTAATAAAAATCTAGTTGTTTCAAGCAATTTAACTATTGAAAATAATTCAACCTTTATAAAAGATGTTTTAGTTAAAAGTAATTTAGAAATTGAAAGAGACTTGTTAGTAGAAAATAATGCTAAAATAACAAAAGACTTACAAGTTGTAAGCAATATAGTTGCCAATAATGACTTAACAGTAGATAATAACGTTTTAGTTAATAATGACCTTAAAATTATAAGAAATTTAGAAGTTAATAATGACGTTTTAGTTAATAATAACTTAAGAGTTGTAAAAGACCTGGATGTTAATGAAAATGCGTTTGTTAATAAAGATTTAGAAGTAAATCGAAACGCCTATATTAATAAAGACTTACAAGTTAATTCAAATGTTTACGTTGATGGTTACCAAATAGTAAATGGTGACTTAAAAGTTAATAATGATGCAGTATTTAGTAAAAACCTCTATCTTGAAGGAACTTTAAGAGCAAGTAATTTAGAAGTTACTGGTGCCAGAACAATTATAGATACTGAAACTTATAAAACAGAAAATTTAGAAATAGTAAATGTTAGTGCAGATGGACCAAGTATTAAACTTTCACAACAAAATAACCAATTTAATATTATAGAAACATCTAACTATAATAACTTTTTAATAGTTGATAGTAATGCTTGGTTAGGTATTAATAAACAACCTACACTTGACTTTGATGTAAATGGAAGTGGTTATTTTGAAAATAACTTAACAGTTAATAAAGACATTTATGTTAATAGAAACCAAGTTATTGAAGGCAATTTAGTTGCTAATAGTGACTTTTATCTTAAAGGTAGACAAATTATAGAAGGTGATGTCTTTTTAAATAGTGATTTACAAGTTAATAAAAACGTTGAAGTTTCTAGCAACGTTTTAGTTTTAGGTGAATTACAAACTAATGAGAACGCATTACTAAATAAAGACTTACAAGTAACAAGTAATTTAACAGTTGCTAATGATACTAGACTACTTAATAATGCCTATATATCTAAAGACTTACAAGTATCAAGCAATATTACTATAAATCGTGACTTAACAGTTAATAATAATGCAATTGTTGATAAAGACTTACTTGTAGAAAGTAATGTTACTATAAATAACGATTTTCTAGTTAAAAATAATGCCCTATTTAATAAGGACGTTTCTATTAGTAAAAACCTTTTAGTCGATAACGATTTAGAAGTTAAAAATAATGCCAAATTTTTAGAGGATGTTGCTATTAATAAAAATCTAGTTGTTTCAAGCAATTTAACTATTGAAAATAATTCAACCTTTATAAAAGATGTTTTAGTTAAAAGTAATTTACAAATTGAAAGAGACTTGTTAGTAGAAAATAATGCTAAAATAACAAAAGACTTACAAGTTGTAAGCAATATAGTCGTTAATAATGACTTAACAGTAGATAATAACGTTTTAGTTAATAATGACCTTAAAATTATAAGAAATTTAGAAGTTAATAATGACGTTTTAGTTAATAATAACTTAAGAGTTGTAAAAGACCTGGATGTTAATGAAAATGCCTTTGTTAATAAAGATTTAGAAGTAAATCGAAACGCCTATATTAATAAAGACTTACAAGTTAATTCAAATGTCTATGTTGATGGTTACCAAATAGTAAATGGCGACTTAAAAGTTAATAATGATGCCATATTTAGTAAGAACCTCTATCTTGAAGGAACATTAAGAGCAAGTAATTTAGAAGTTACTGGTGCCAGAACAATAATAGATACAGAAACTTATAAAACAGAAAATTTAGAAATAGTAAATGTTAGTGCTGACGGACCAAGTATTAAACTTTCACAACAAAATGACCAATTTAATATTATAGAAACTTGTAACTATGATAAGTTTTTAATAGTAGATAGTAATGCTTGGTTAGGTATTAATAAACAACCTACACTTGACTTTGATGTAAATGGAAGTGGTTATTTTGAAAATAACTTAACAGTTAATAAAGACATTTATGTTAATAGAAACCAAGTTATTGAAGGCAATTTAGTTGCTAATAGTGACTTTTATCTTAAAGGTAGACAAATTATAGAAGGTGATGTCTTTTTAAATAGTGATTTACAAGTTAATAAAAACGTTGAAGTTTCTAGCAACGTTTTAGTTTTAGGTGAATTACAAACTAATGAGAACGCATTACTAAATAAAGACTTACAAGTAACAAGTAATTTAACAGTTGCTAATGATACTAGACTACTTAATAATGCCTATATATCTAAAGACTTACAAGTATCAAGCAATATTACTATAAATCGTGACTTAACAGTTAATAATAATGCAATTGTTGATAAAGACTTACTTGTAGAAAGTAATGTTACTATAAATAACGATTTTCTAGTTAAAAATAATGCCCTATTTAATAAGGACGTTTCTATTAGTAAAAACCTTTTAGTCGATAACGATTTAGAAGTTAAAAATAATGCCAAATTTTTAGAGGATGTTGCTATTAATAAAAATCTTGTAGTTACTAGCAATTTAACTATAGAAAACAATTCAACCTTTATAAAAGATGTTTCAGTTAAAAGTAATTTACAAATAGAAAGAGACTTGTTAGTTGAAAATAATGCTAAAATAACAAAAGACCTACAAGTTGTAAGCAATATAGTTGCAAATAATGACTTAACAGTAGATAATAACGTTTTAGTTAATAATGACCTTAAAATTATAAGAAATTTAGAAGTTAATAATGACGTTTTAGTTAATAATAACTTAAGAGTTGTAAAAGACCTGGATGTTAATGAAAATGCCTTTGTTAATAAAGATTTAGAAGTAAATCGAAACGCCTATATTAATAAAGACTTACAAGTTAATTCAAATGTCTATGTTGATGGTTACCAAATAGTAAATGGCGACTTAAAAGTTAATAATGATGCCATATTTAGTAAGAACCTCTATCTAGAAGGAACATTAAGAGCAAGCAATTTAGAAGTTACTGGTGCCAGAACAATAATAGATACAGAAACTTATAAAACAGAAAACTTAGAAATAGTAAATGTTAGTGCTGACGGACCAAGTATTAAACTTTCACAACAAAATGACCAATTTAATATAATAGAAACTTGTAACTATGATAAGTTTTTAATAGTAGATAGTAATGCTTGGTTAGGTATTAATACAGCACCCTAATATTCATTACACGTTAATGGCGATTCCTATATTGATGGTAGTTTAACTGTTACAGGTTCTCAAACAGCAAATGGTGATTATAGTATTAATTGTAATTTAACTGTTAATAAAGACGTTTATGTTAATAGAAACCAAGTTATTGAAGGTGATTTAGTCGCCAATAGTGACTTTTATCTTAAAGGAAGACAAATTATAGAAGGTGATGTCTTTTTAAATAGTGATTTACAAGTTAATAAAAATGTTGAAGTTTCTAGCAACGTTTTAATTTTAGGTGAGTTACAAACTAATGAGAACGCATTACTAAATAAAGACGTACAGGTAACAAGTAATTTAACTGTTGCCAACGACACTAGACTACTAAATAATGTCTATGTATCAAAAGACTTACAAGTATCTAGCAATGTTACTATTAATCGTGACTTAACAGTTAAAAATAACCAAGTTATTGAAAAAGACTTACTAGTAGAAAGCAATGTATCTATAAATAACGACTTACTTGTAGAAAACAATGCCCAATTTAATAAGGATGTTTCAATTAGTAAAAACCTTTTAATTGAAACAGATTTACAAGTTAAAAATAATGCCAAATTTTTAAAGGATGTTGCTATTAGTAAAAATCTAATTGTTTCTAGCAATTTAACTATCGAAAATAATTCAACCTTTATAAAAGATGTTTTAGTTAAAAGTAATTTACAAATAGAAAGAGACTTATTAGTAGAAAATAATGCAAAAATAACAAAAGACTTACAAGTTGTAAGCAATATAGTTGCTAATAATGACTTAACAGTAGATAATAACGCATTAGTTAATAATGACCTTAAAGTTATAAGAAACTTAGAAGTTAATAATGACGTTTTAGTTAATAATAACTTAAGAGTTGTAAAAGACTTAGATGTTACAGAAAATGCCTTTATAAATAAAGACTTAGAAGTTAATAGAAACACCTATATAAATAAAGACTTACAAGTTAATTCAAATGTCTATGTTGATGGTTACCAAATAGTAAATGGTGACTTAAAAGTTAATAACGATGCCGTATTTAGTAAAAATCTCTATCTTGAAGGAACTTTAAGAGCAAGCAATTTAGAAGTTACTGGTGCTAGAACAATAATAGATACAGAAACTTATAAAACAGAAAACTTAGAAATAGTAAATGTTAGTGCTGATGGACCAAGTATTAAACTTTCACAACAAAATGACAATTTTAATATTATAGAAACATCTAACTATGATAAGTTTTTAATAGTAGATAGTAATGCTTGGTTAGGTATAAACAAACAACCTACACTTGATTTTGATGTAAATGGTAGTGGTTATTTTGAAAATAATTTAACAGTTAATAAAGACGTTTATGTTAATAGAAACCAAGTTATTGAAGGCAATTTAGTTGCAAATACTGACTTTTATCTTAAAGGTAGACAAATTATAGAAGGTTATGTCGTTTTAAATAGTGATTTACAGGTTAATAAAAACGTTGAAGTTTCTAGCAACGTTTTAGTTTTAGGTGAATTACAAACTAATGAGAACGCATTACTAAATAAAGACTTACAAGTAACAAGTAATTTAACGGTTGCTAATGATACTAGACTACTAAATAATGCTTACATATCTAAAGACTTAAGAGTATCAAGCAATGTTACTATTAATCGTGACTTAACAGTTAATAATAATGCAATTGTTGAAAAAGACTTACTAGTAGAAAGCAATGTTTCTATAAATAACGATTTACTTGTTGAGAATAATGCCCAATTTAATAAGGACGTTTCAATTAGTCAAAACCTTTTAGTTAATAACGATTTAGAAGTTAAAAATAATGCCAAATTTTTAGAGGATGTTGCGATTAGTAAAAATCTAGTTGTTTCAAGCAATTTAACTATTGAAAATAATTCAACCTTTATAAAAGATATTTTAGTTAAAAGTAATTTAGAAATTGAAAGAGACTTACTAGTAGAAAATAATGCTAAAATAACAAAAGACTTACAAGTTGTAAGCAATATAGTTGCGAATAATGACTTAACAGTAGATAATAATGTTTTAGTTAATAATGACCTTAAAATTATAAGAAATTTAGAAGTTAATAATGACGTTTTAGTTAATAATAACCTAAGAGTTGTAAAAGACCTTGATGTTACTGAAAATGCCTTTATTAATAAAGACTTAGAAGTTAATAGAAACGCCTATATTAATAAAGATTTACAAGTTAATTCAAATGTTTACATAGATGGTTACCAAATAGTAAATGGTGACTTAAAAGTTAATAATGATGCTGTATTTAGTAAAAATCTCTATCTAGAAGGAACATTAAGAGCAAGCAATTTAGAAGTTACTGGTGCCAGAACAATAATAGATACAGAAACATATAAAACAGAAAATTTAGAAATAGTAAATGTTAGTGCAGATGGTCCAAGTATTAAACTTTCACAACAAAACGACCAATTTAATATAATAGAAACTAGCAATTATGATAAGTTTTTAATAGTAGATAGTAATGCTTGGTTAGGTATTAATACAGCACCCGAATATTCATTGCACGTTAATGGCGATTCCTATATTGATGGTAGTTTAACTGTTACAGGTTCTCAAACAGCAAATGGTGATTATAGTATTAATTGTAATTTAACAGTTAATAAAGACGTTTATGTTAATAGAAACCAAGTTATTGAAGGCAATTTAGTCGCCAATAGTGACTTTTATCTTAAAGGAAGACAAATTATAGAAGGTGATGTCATTTTAAATAGTGATTTACAAGTTAATAAAAATGTGGAAGTTTCTAGCAACGTTTTAATTTTAGGTGAATTACAAACTAATGAGAATGCATTACTAAATAAAGACTTACAAGTAACAAGTAATTTAACTGTTGCAAATGATACTAGACTACTAAATAATGTCTATATATCTAAGGACTTAGAAGTATCTAGCAATGTTACTATAAATCGTGACTTAACAGTTAAAAATAACCAAGTTATTGAAAAAGACTTACTAGTAGAAAGCAATGTTTCTATAAATAACGATTTACTTGTTGAGAATAATGCCCAATTTAATAATGACGTTTCTATTAGTCAAAACCTTTTAGTTAATAACGATTTAGAAGTTAAAAATAACTCTAAATTTTTAGAAGATGTTGCTATTAATAAAAATCTAGTTGTTACCAGCAATTTAACTATCGAAAACAATTCAACCTTTATTAAAGATGTTTTCGTTGAAAGTAATTTAGAAATTGAAAGAGACTTAGTGGTAAAAAATAATGCTAAAATAACAAAAGACTTACAAGTTGTAAGCAATATAGTTGCTAATAATGACTTAACAGTAGATAATAATGCTTTAATTAATAAAGACCTTAAAGTTATAAGAAACTTAGAAGTTAATAATGACATTTTAGTTAATAATAACTTACGAGTTATAAGAGACTTAGATGTTACTGAAAATGCATTTATAAATAAAGATTTAGAAGTTAATAGAAATGTATTTATTAACAAAGACTTACAAGTTAATTCAAATCTTTATGTAGATGGTTACCAAATAGTAAATGGTGACTTAAAAGTTAATAACGATGCCGTATTTAGTAAAAATCTCTATCTTGAAGGAACTTTAAGAGCAAGCAATTTAGAAGTTACTGGTGCTAGAACAATAATAGATACAGAAACTTATAAAACAGAAAACTTAGAAATAGTAAATGTTAGTGCAGATGGACCAAGTATTAAACTTTCACAACAAAACGACCAATTTAATATTATAGAAACATCTAACTATGATAAGTTTTTAATAGTAGATAGTAATGCTTGGTTAGGTATAAACAAACAACCTACACTTGATTTTGATGTAAATGGCAGTGGTTATTTTGAAAATAACTTAACAGTTAATAAAGACGTTTATGTTAATAGAAACCAAGTTATTGAAGGCAATTTAGTTGCTAATAGTGACTTTTATCTTAAAGGTAGACAAATTATAGAAGGTGATGTCATTTTAAATAGTGACTTACAAGTTAATAAAAATGTTGAAGTTTCTAGCAACGTTTTAGTATTAGGTGAGTTACAAACGAATGAGAACGCATTACTTAATAAAGACTTACAAGTAACAAGTAATTTAACTGTTGCGAATGATACTAGACTACTAAATAATGCCTATATATCTAAAGACTTACAAGTATTAAGCAATGTAACTATTAACCGTGACTTAACAGTTAATAATAATGCAATTGTTGAAAAAGACTTACTAGTAGAAAGCAATGTTTCTATAAATAACGATTTACTTGTTGAGAATAATGCCCAATTTAATAGCGATGTTTCAATTAGTAAAAACCTTTTAGTTAATAACGATTTAGAAGTTAAAAATAACTCTAAATTTTTAGAAGATGTTGCCATTGAGAAAAATCTAATTGTTTTAAGCAATTTAACTATAGAAAACAATTCAACCTTTATAAAAGATGTTTTAGTTAAAAGTAATTTACAAATTGAAAGAGACTTGTTAGTTGAAAATAATGCTAAAATAACAAAAGACCTACAAGTTGTAAGCAATATAGTTGCGAATAATGACTTAACAGTAGATAATAACGCATTAGTTAATAATGATCTTAAAGTTATAAGAAACTTAGAAGTTAATAATGACGTTTTAGTTAATAATAACCTAAGAGTTGTAAAAGACCTTGATGTTACTGAAAATGCCTTTGTTAATAAAGACTTAGAAGTTAATAGAAACGCCTATATTAATAAAGATTTACAAGTTAATTCAAATCTTTACGTAGATGGTTATCAAATAGTAAATGGTGACTTAAAAGTTAATAATGATGCAGTATTTAGTAAAAATCTCTATCTAGAAGGAACATTAAGAGCAAGCAATTTAGAAGTTACTGGTGCTAGAACAATAATAGATACAGAAACTTATAAAACAGAAAATTTAGAAATAGTAAATGTTAGTGCTGATGGACCAAGTATTAAACTTTCACAACAAAACAACCAATTTAATATAATAGAAACATCTAACTATGATAAGTTTTTAATAGTAGATAGTAATGCTTGGTTAGGTATTAATACAGCACCAGAATATTCATTGCACGTTAATGGTGATGCCTATATTAATGGTGGATTAACAGTTACGGGTTCTCAAACCGCAAATGGTGATTATAGTATTAATTGTAATTTAACAGTTAATAAAGACGTTTATGTTAATAGAAACCAAGTTATTGAAGGCAATTTAGTTGCTAATAGTGACTTTTATCTTAAAGGTAGACAAATTATAGAAGGTGATGTTGTTTTAAATAGTGATTTACAAGTTAATAAAAATGTTGAAGTTTCTAGCAACGTTTTAGTTTTAGGTGAGTTACAAACTAATGAGAACGCATTACTTAATAAAGACTTACAAGTAACAAGTAATTTAACTGTCGCAAATGATACTAGACTACTTAATAATGTCTATGTATCTAAAGACTTACAAGTATCAAGTAATGTTACTATTAACCGCGACTTAACAGTTAATAATAATCAAATTATTGAAAAAGACTTACTTGTAGAAAGCAATGTTACTATAAATAACGATTTACTTGTTGAGAATAATGCCCAATTTAATAAGGACGTTTCTATTAGTAAAAACCTTTTAGTTAATAACGACTTAACAGTAACTAATAACTCTAAATTTTTAGAAGATGTTGCTATTAGTAAAAATCTAGTTGTTTCAAGCAATTTAACAATTGAAAACAATTCTACCTTTATAAAAGATGTTTTAGTTAAAAGTAATTTAGAAATTGAAAGAGACTTGTTAGTAGAAAATAATGCAAAAATAACAAAAGACTTACAAGTTGTAAGCAATATAGTTGCCTAATAATGACTTAACTGTTGATAATAACGTATTAGTTAATAATGACCTTAAAGTTATAAGAAACTTAGAAGTTAATAATGACGTTTTAGTTAATAATAACTTAAGAGTTGTAAGAGACCTAGATGTTACTGAAAATGCCTTTATTGATAAAGACTTAGAAGTTAATAGAAACGTCTATATTAACAAAGATTTACAGGTTAATTCAAATGTCTATGTTGATGGTTACCAAATAGTAAATGGCGACTTAAAAGTTAATAATGATGCCGTATTTAGTAAGAACCTCTATCTTGAAGGAACTTTAAGAGCAAGCAATTTAGAAGTTACTGGTGCCAGAACAATAATAGATACAGAAACTTATAAAACAGAAAACTTAGAAATAGTAAATGTTAGCGCAGATGGACCAAGTATTAAACTTTCACAACAAAATGACCAATTTAATATTATAGAAACATCTAACTATAATAAGTTTTTAATAGTAGATAGTAATGCTTGGTTAGGTATTAACAAACAACCAACACTTGATTTTGATGTAAATGGTAGTGGTTATTTTGAAAATAATTTAACAGTTAATAAAGACGTTTATGTTAATAGAAACCAAGTTATTGAAGGCAATTTAGTTGCAAATAGTGACTTATATCTTAAAGGTAGACAAATTATAGAAGGTGATGTCGTTTTAAATAGTGATTTACAGGTTAATAAAAATGTTGAAATTTCTAGCAACGTTTTAGTATTCGGTGAATTACAAACTAACGAGAACGCATTACTAAATAAAGACTTACAAGTAACAAGTAATTTAACTGTTGCAAATGATACTAGACTACTAAATAATGCCTATATATCTAAAGACTTGAGAGTATCTAGCAATGTTACTATTAACCGCGACTTAACAGTTAATAATAACCAAGTTATTGAAAAAGACTTACTAGTAAAAAGTAATGTTTCTATAAATAACGATTTACTTGTTGAGAATAATGCCCAATTTAATAAGGATGTTTCAATTAGTAAAAACCTTTTAGTTAATAATGACTTAACAGTAACTAATAATGCTAAATTCTTAGAAGATGTTGTCATTGAGAAAAATCTAGTTGTTTCAAGCAACTTAACTATAGAAAACAATTCAACCTTTATAAAAGATGTTTTAGTTAAAAGTAATTTACAAATTGAAACAGACTTATTAGTAGAAAATAATGCCAAAATAACAAAAGACTTACAAGTTGTAAGCAATATAGTTGCGAATAATGACTTAACAGTAGATAATAATGCTTTAATTAATAATGACCTTAAAGTTATAAGAAACTTAGAAGTTAATAATGACGTTTTAGTTAATAATAACCTAAGAGTTGTAAAAGACCTAGATGTTAATGAAAATGTCTTTGTTAATAAAGATTTAGAAGTTAATAGAAATACTTATATTAATAAAGACTTACAAGTTAATTCAAATGTCTATGTTGATGGTTACCAAATAGTAAATGGTGACTTAAAAGTTAATAATGATGCCGTATTTAGTAAAAATCTCTATCTTGAAGGAACATTAAGAGCAAGTAATTTAGAAGTTACTGGTGCTAGAACAATTATAGATACAGAAACTTATAAAACAGAAAATTTAGAAATAGTAAATGTTAGTGCAGATGGTCCAAGTATTAAACTTTCACAACAAAACAACCAATTTAATATAATAGAAACCTGTAACTATGATAAGTTTTTAATAGTAGATAGTAATGCTTGGTTAGGTATTAATACAGCACCAGAATATTCATTGCATGTTAATGGTGATGCTTATATTAATGGTGGATTAACTGTTACGG